GTTGGACGACACCTTGATGACAAGGTGTCGTCCAACCGCAACTGCAAGTCATGCAGCTACGAGGGGGTGAAGGTGCTCGTCTATCTGGGTGTCTCGGCTCTGGACGCGATGCGCTGGCGAACCATCGACCCGCACTTCCGAGACTCCAAGAAGGCCTCTCGTGACGCCACGGAGGCTCCGGGCCCCTCGGCTCGATTCCCCGCTTCCGAAGAGGGGTGGGCTGATGCGCTCGCCTACGCTCAGGTGAAAATTCAGCTCTGACGAAGCATCTCGTCGGAGACGCCAAGCAGAAGGATGAAAGCCATACCATCGGCGGGACTGTACGTTCCCTCGATGTGTGGCTTTTCTCCGTTTTCCTCGGACATCGTCTGAACCTCGATCCCGTGCTCTTTGAGGAGCAGGGAGAAGAGCCTGTCCGATTCCTCAGCCAGCCTCGACGGGGCGACCCTCATCGCGACGTTGGGGATTGAGCCCGCGCATTCCATTCCTGCCTCGACGTTCGTCACCCCATCTCCCGAGTCACAGGTATCGAACCCGTGCGAGTGGAGCCAAAGAACCGTCTTCTGAATGCCGGGGGTGAGTTCGGAAATGTCGAAATCCATAACCGGCGAGGTTAACACAGACGCAGCCTAGACGGCTAGACTTTCGTCTGCGAGCCCCCCAAATTCCCCAAGACCGAAGCGATGGCAGAAGCAATCTTGAACTTCTCCTCCATCTGTTGTTGGTGCGAGGCGGCCTCTTTCTGCCATAGCCCCAACTGATTTGAGAGCATGGTAGCCATGTTGCTCTGCAAGCTCTTGACGGCTTCGGCAATTGAGGGGAACTGCTCGCTGGGGACCAAGTGTACGGCCGGATTCGATTCGGAGTGATACCGAGCAGACCAGGTCGTGACGATACCCCCCTCAGTGTTCTTGGCATGCCGTACCTGTATGGTGATGGAGGGGGACTTTTCCACCCTTGCCGACAGGATGGCCAAGTATTGATCTGCGGCGACCACCATGCGCTCGATGGCTTCGGTCGCGCTGATCTCAGGAGGGTCTTCAGGAGGGGGCGGAGGCCCTCCGATCAGCTTCCAGTCCGTGCTCAGGTCATCCGGGTCTTCGTCGGCCATCTCCCTAGAGTACACCGCGAAAAGTTGGTGTAGGGGGCAGCATGCCTCCTCGTGACCCCCCGATGTCCTTCTCATCCGGCGACTCCTGGAACACCAGATGATCCGAGACATCCGCGAGCGTTCGAATGAATCTCTCAGGATGCTGGGGCTCCTTCCGGCACTCCCTATCATCCCAGCACCTCCCCTACAGTCGCTTCCTCCGTTGCCCTCGCCCCTCGACCTCTCGGGGGAAAGGGAGACCATGCTTCGGATGGTCCAAGCAGGGCTGGGCGTCTCCCAAGAGACGCTCCGCAACGTCTATGGGGTTGGTGAGCCCAACCCTGACCACAGGTACTCGATTTTCCGAGAACCCTTCACGCCCTCCTACGTGACGACCCACGCAAACCCGTTGGCGGTTGTTCGTACGATCATCCCCCCTGAAGACTTCGTGCAACAGATACAGCCTGTATGGGAGGATGTCATCCGGACCCGAGAGAGGTACGCACAAGAACGTCAACGAGAGGAAGAGTCCCGGCAGACTTTCGACGCCATGGATCGGGTATCGCGGGAGTGTATGGCAGAGGAGCAACCGGGGCGACTATTTGTCAACACGCAAGCGGTGCGACGTCACGTTGAACTCCCTGAGTTCGAGCCGACTGAGACCCCCATGGTCACTATTGGAGATATTCGGGAGAGAAGGTTTGACCTGATGGGGAGATACTCCATGTGGGGCCATTCCCAGCCCCACATGGAGTACCTCCCCCGGCTGCCCCCCAAGGTCCACATCTTCTGGCCCACTGCCTGGGAGCAGCTCCTCAAGGAAGACGACATCTAGTCGAAGTCATCCTCGTCATCGAGGTGCTCATGCCATGTCGGTGCGGGTTTGGGGGCTCGACGGGTTTGGGCTCCCACCTATAGTCCTCGGGGACGATGTCACTCTTCGCCGGCACTTGCTGGTAAAAAGCGAGGAGGTGCTCGACGGTTTGATTCTGCCTGATCAAGCCGTCCTCGTTGCGGTGACTCACATAGTTCAGTGAGATTTCCGTGATTGTGACGCGTTCCCCAGTTCTGTGGTGTGCCCAAACAGAGCCAATTCCCCGCGTGGGTTGCTCCGGGGGCACAACCCTCCATTCGTGAACGAAATGCTCTGCTCGATACCAAGTCTCACCACGTTCGGTATTAGACCAAACGTAAACCATCCCGTCAGTGATCCTGGTAATGACTGACCGTTCGTACCTTTGGCCGTGTCTTCCCGTGGTTTCGACGAGTTGGTTGATGACCACCCAATGAGGATAGGGCGGGCCTCCAGCCCACATGCTAGGGGGCATGGTGAAGCCGGGCGTCGGGGTTGGGGCGGGCGTCCACATGCTGCTCCCAATCGACGTACTCGAACGTCTCCGGATGCCAGAAGCCCCAGCGCTGGGTTCGCTCTCCCGAGAGGAAGATGGTCCAAGCACCCAGTTCCTTGTTGAGCAGTTCCACCTTGTGGAAGGTGTTGGCGTCGATGAGGTTGAAGGACCAGGGCAGGATGATCCGGCTGTGGACCTCATTCCCCACCTTGCGTTCCTCGTGATAACCCCCGGTCAAGACGAACGCAAGGCTCCTCTTGAAGGGATGGTTGTGCAACTCGACCTCATCATCCCCCGCCACGAAGTGGTGAAGGTAGAGCGAGGGGATCTTGGCGACGAATCTCGGGGTTGCCCAGCCGTGAGTCTTGAACCATTCTCGAACCCATGCACGCCGGAAGAAGTAGTACCTTTCCAGGTAGGGCTCGTTGTCCCCGCGGGTGATCATGCGCCACGAAGGGGCCCACTTGGAGACTTTTTCACAGACGCGACTCACGAAACGATCGAGGATTCCCATGGGATGTTCCTACACCATTTCCTCGAATTCGTCGGCCATCACAACGTCCCAAGATGTCGGTTTTGAGGGCATCAGAGGCCGGTGATTGAGAGCGAAAGTATGGAGACTCCAGAAGCGTGTAGTGTACCTCTGAATGCTCCAATCGAAGGGGTGTCCGTTCGGTTGAATCACGGGGGTGAGGTACTGCATGCCAAGGAAGGCTGTGATCTCCCTGTTGCAATAACGTGCGATGCTCTTCTTACGCACGTACCACACGTTGTAATCCCTATCGAGGGTGAGCTGGTCTCCGGATTGAATGACCTCAAGGTCGACCTTGAAGCTCTGCGTTGCCCGGTAGACTTGGAATCGCGGTCCCTCGAAGGGCTCGACCACTGTGGTGGTTGCGAGCCAGAAGCTCTTGTTCTTGTACGAGACGATGGTCATTCGCCGAGGATGGTCCGGCGCAGTGTGCCATTGGACATCTCGTCGAGTCACCCACGACGGCCATACCCCCAGAGGGATGACTGCGGAGTAGGGCGCGCGGAAGGGCTTCCATTCCTCTCGGATCTGCTCGTTGCTGAGCCAGAGGAGCTTCTGGTTGTCCCCCACGACCAGACATCCGTACAGAGACCTGTCCTCCTTGGAGTGTCCGTAATCGTACCGCACCATCAACATGTTTCGATGTGGTGCGGCTTTCTCGGTCCACCATGAGGGGTACTTCACGGGGGTCTTTTTGGGGGTCGATCCCATGCCCTAGAGTACACCGCGGTGTAGATCCCCAAGATGATCCTCGACATGATGCAGAAGCCGGTCCTGATTTTGGGGGACATGTGCCCCGGCCATGTGGTCATCCGATCGCTGAATACCTCCCAGGTCGCGGGCCTTGTGACATGGCGACCCGGGAGGTTCCCCGGAGACATGATCACCCGGAGAGAGATCGTGTCCCTCGTGCCTGGAGGCGTTCTTTCGCGGGGGAGACCGTCTGCTATGAGACTCAAATCCCTTTGAACCAGATCAGCACGGAGTATACGCGCCGGCCCTTCGGGAGACATCTCTACCGTGAGACTGAGAACCCTATGGCTCGGGTGCCGGAGCCCTTCGAGGTCGCCACGGGAGTCCAGGACCCCATCACGAAGGCTATGAGCACCTGGCGGGCAGGGGTCTACATTCAGAAGAAGAAGGGCGTGTGGCTCATCACGGTGCGGGATATCTCCGACCCTGTACACCACATCGACCAATGCTCCATCGCAACCAGGGGGCTGTATGATTCCCTGGTTGCGGCGGCCGACCTCCCCATTGTCAGGTTGCTTCGGACGAGAGGGCCCAAAGGTAAACCCGACAACGCTTGGGGGCATATTCTCGCCGACGACTAGGAGGACAGCGCGAAGCAGCTCGGGTCGGCGACCAGCTCGCGGAGCTTCGCCCGCATCTCGGGGGTCACCTCTTGGCGGTCTTCGTCGGCAACCAGGATCGGCAGCGGGAAGGGGTTCGACACCTTCAGCACATGAACCGTCATCACCTTGTTGCCCGATTCCTTCGGCGGGAACGTGAGCGTCTCCAGGATGCCCTTCTTCTTGAGCATCCCGTGAAGCGTGTGTTCCTCATCCGGCAGAAGGTCGGGCCAGCCCGGGTCTGAAGGCCACACTCGATTGTCCCAGCCGAAGGCCGAGAGAAGGTTCGCGGCTTCGTCCTCGGTCTCCTGGTTCAACGGGATGGACCAGTCGAGGCCGCCCACGAACGCACCCTCCGTCATGCGCAGCAAGAAGCCCGAGAGGAGCAGGATTGTCCTCTCGGGCTTCTTGCGAATCCACGCCAGCACCGGCATGAAGCGGAAGGTGCCAGGGTTGATCTTCCCGTCCGTCACCAAGCCATAGGCGCGGTTCTCTTCAGGGGTCTTGCTCAGGTAGTGCTTCGTCGCCGTCAGGATCTTCTTCGTCAGCATCCCGAGCGACTACACCAATCTTTTCGAGACTTCTCGCTCAACTGCGATGCGTTGCCACTCGGGACCCCCAAAGTGCAGGTTGATCTGAAGCTCGCGGAGCTTCTCGGGGGTTGCAGACTTCAACTCCAGGATGAAGCTCAGGTCCTCGGCGTGGAGGTCTCTGATAACGGGGGTGCCGTCGAACTCTGTGCAGATACAACCAGTCCCGATGCAGAGCCCGTACTCATGCCAAGAGCAATCGTGTCCGCAGCCTTGCCGTGAACACGGCACATCACAGCAGTCGACATCGGCGAAGTGTATGCAGAAACGAGTAGCCATTGTTATTTCAAGTCGTCGAGCTGTTCCCACGCCGTGAAGATGGGCCGCACATCCCCACGGGCAAGTTCTTCAGCAGTCCAGTAATTGAAGTACTCACCGGACATCGCAGTAAACATCCCTCCTCGAAGTGTTCTTATGCACCATCTCGCATTATCATCGATAAAGCAAGCCCCGGGCTTCACCCAGGAGGGCAGTGGTTCTGTGGGGGGCTCAGACACTCTGTATCGGCAGAGAGTGTCCTTCGTTTTTTCCGACGGTTCATCCCATCCGACGCAGTAAACGAGACAGGTTGTTGAGCGGACGTCGAGAATTTCCAGGCGTACTTGAGTGACGGGGTCTTGGGCGTAGCGCAGCCACATCCCAGTCCGGAAGCACATGGAGTAGTCCAGCTCGGGGATATTCAGCCTGGTTTGAGCCCAAGCTGCTTTCTTGTCTCCGAGATCGGTCCGAATCATCTCGACCATGGCGAGGTTGAGGCGGATGTCCCCTTCGACGTCAGACCCTTCACCATAGAACTCCTCGTCAGCGTGATCCCATCGCGCCATCACTTCACCCCAGGACACTCCAGTTCAGTGTCCAGCATGAGTAGGAGCAGGCTCATTTGACCGCTCTCCATCCTGAAAGATTTCCCACAGTTTTTGCAGGTGTACTCCCAGATGGAGTGTTCGTAGCAGCGTACGATGTCCTGAACCCATTGGGGCTCAGGGGCTCTACGATACCCCACGATCTTGGACTCGAAGTCGTGCTCCGCGCTCATTTTCGTCCGGGAGGCTTGAGAGGCTTGGGCATCTTGTCGAGGGGCTGCTCATTCTTGATGCGCCCCTTCAGCGGCTTCGGGGGTGGCCTCTCTCCCTTGTCCAGCTCGTTCTTCACGAAGACGTCGTCGACCCACTTTCGCTGCCCCTTGGTCAGGGCGATGACTCCCGCGTCGAGCGTATCGAGCCACTGCGTGAAGATGGTCTTCTCTCGCTGAGAGAGCTTGCCCGGGGGTAGGGATAGAACAGCGACGAGGGTTTGGCGGTCGGTAGGCATGTCAGAGCTTGATGTCCAGTAGAAGGGAGACGATTGCGTCGGGGTGTAGAACGATGGGCTCCAAGTCGGAGAAGTAGAGCATGTGACCCCCAAGAGGGCTGTCCCAAATCTCGATTCGAGCAATGGTGACGGATTGGGTGGTGTGATACTCGGGGTCGAATCGCCAGCGCGTACCATCGCTGTTTGGCACAGGGGTCAAGCTGACGGGTCGGCGGGGTCCGATGTTCTCGCGGTTGGAGTCGATGCACTCCATGTAGACCGCGGCGGACCCCCGGAAGATGTTGGGGCGGGGCTCGGAAGTTGTGGAGGTTTCGATGGGCTGGAGAATATCGGGAGGGCGGGGAGGGAGGACACGGACCTCCCAGTATTCTTCCAAGTCGTCGGCGGACATGCTGTCCTATACACCGACGTGTGGGTTCAGAAAGCGATGACGCCCGTGGCACCAGTCCGGATCCCCACGCCTTCCCAGGCGACGGTGTTCACGTACTCTCCGGCGATATTCACGCCGAAACCCGTGTTTTCGGAGGGGAACCACACCAAGCGAAATTCGCCGGTCGGAAAAGCACCCACGTAGCGAAGGCACAGATCCCAGGCATTGCAGACCGGGATCCTTCCGAAGTCCATCGCAAACTTCAGGCCGATCGCCACCGGCTTATCCCAGGGCGCAAGCGCCACTGCAACAGTAGGACCCCCCAAGACTCCGATCCAGTGAGAATCCGCACCGAATCCGAAGACGCCGAGGTCTGCTCCGGCAGCCACGAACAGAGTCTTGTCGATGAGGGACCACCAGTGTTGCACGAACACTTGAGGCATGGCTCCGCCGGTCGCCCGGTGAGCCCCGATCACCTCGTATTCCAGGTGAACCCCGATTTCCCACGGCGTGTTGTACTCTTCCGACGCTTGCGCAGAGGTCGAGACAACCAGCCCGAGTGCCATCACCAGAGCGCAGAGAAGGGACTTCACCCGCCACCTCCCGTCGAGGCACCCACCCCACCACCCGGGTTCGTGGGCGAGCTGGGGCAGCCCCAACCCGGGCCGACATCCAGCGGGCACAGGTAAGGGAGAAGAGGGATCAGCTCTTCCGTCGGGAAGCCCGGGGGCGGGTGCGGGCTAACGACGAGCGCGTTGATGATGTCGTCGTTGTTCACGGCCTTCGGGTCGACGCACTCTTGCGGCACCTCTCCGCCGATCGGGTCGTACCGCCAGTCCCATTCGTACCGGCAGTCGAACTTGACCGTCGACACGTCCGGCACCAGGACCTTGAGCATCGGGTTGGTCGTGAACAGCTCCTTGAGCGCCTGCTTTGCGAGGGGGATCTGGCTCTTCCCCCACGTCAAACCACAGGACACGTACGTCCTGTTCAAGCCCCCGTTGAGACACTGAAGCATGAAGTCGACCAGGAGGTCGGTGTCATTGGTGAGGATGGGCTGCCACCCTTCACCATCGCCGATGTCGTAGAAGCACTTCAGCTCTCCGACACGGTCATTCGTCGGCTTGTGGCTGAGCCACTTCTGGGCGTTGATCTTGGTGGCCATGATCCGCAAGGAAAGCTGAACGTCAGCGGGCATCGCGCTGATCTTGTTCGAGACGTCTTGCTTGTCGTTCGCGTCGATGACCGTGCAGCTCGCGCTTCCAAGGGCTCCCGCAGCGATCAGGGCAAGCGTAGCAATAATGTGGCGCATCTAGTTCCTTCTTTTCCGTTGTCTCCGAGATTCCGTCCAATCTTTACACCCTGCGTCCTTGGTGTAGAGAGGGAAGGACCTCAGCGGAGGTCGATTTTGCGCACACTCTACGTCGAACACCCCACTTGTGGGTATCCCGGAAAACCATGGGACTTCCCAATATACTGTCCAATGCCTGTGCTCTCAGCGTTCAAGCCGAGGTGCGTCCCATCTCCGACATGGTCGCGCGTCTCCGAGAACGACTCACTACCTTCGAGGTAGCTCACAAAGAGGATGCGGAGCAACGCACCATTGCTGCAATGCTCGCGGCCATCAAACAGGAGGCCCCCACTTCCGCGCCCTCTGTGATCGACGCGGAGCGTCTCAAATTGCGCGACGCCTTGACAGGCCTTCTGGAGTTGATCGGGGCTGTCCCGTATCAAGCTCCTCCGCAAGAGCTGAAAGCCCCTCCGCAAGAGCTTCCGACCCTCCCTCCCGCTGTCCCGGCCAAAGCCAAGACCAAAGTGGTAGAGGTTCCCCCTGCGACGATTGGGGAGCTGATCCTCAAGGTTCTTGCAGCGCCTCCCCAGGCCACACCGCAGGAAGATCCGGCCGTCGAGGAGGACCCTCTTGCGCACAACGCACAGAGGCTTCTCGACGAGATCGAGGACTTCGCCACGTCGGACCTCCGGAAGAAACCCCCTGTCCAGATCCAAGCCTATGTGCAGGCTCTCACGGCGGAGGTGCGACAGATGATGGTGCGGCTGCCTTCCACCCATCATCTGTTCTGGCAGGTCGAGCGATCGATTCCCCTGCTCTCCAAGGTCCGTGGGGACAACTGCCCTCACAACTACGTCCGGGGGCTCTCGAAGGACCACCACGATGACTGGGAGAGGGTTGCCCGCGAATACAGGGAGAAGCTCGCTGCCTTCGAGGGTGAAGAGGATGTGATCCTCGCGAAGACGGTCACCCCTGGAGAATGGCCCGCGCTTCGGGCCCGGCTTCACAACAAGCCGCTCGTCATCATCGGGGGCATCGTCAAAGAGGAGAAGCTCCGCACGATTCGGGAACGCTTCAACATCGAGGCCGAATGGTATCCCACCGATAACGGCGGGCACAAGGTGTCATCCAACCTCGCACAGAAGATCCGAAATGGGGGTGTGGGCGCCATGATCATTCTGGAGGGTCTGATCGGGCACGCTGTCAGCAAGAAACTGACGGATGCCGCTGGGGACTGCCCGACCCCCTACGCTCTCGCCTTCCGTGGCGGTGTTGGGGATCTGCGTGCATCGTTCGACTTCCTCGAACGAGCTTCGGTTGATCTCAACGCGGTGTAACCTGTAGAGGAGACATGAAAAAACTCTCAGCATTCCCTCTCGCATTCGCCGTCTTCTTCTGGGCCCTGTCCGCCATGGCTGGACGAGTCGTCGTCAGAGATGACGCGCATCTGCTCTCGTCGGCCGACGTCGCGACCCTCCAGGCCAGAGGGTCGAGCTGGTCCTTCGAGACCCACGTACTCATCCGGGTCTCGCCCGCCAAGGAAGCGCTCGTCAGCGCGGCCAAAGCCTGGGTGGACTCGCCCAACGTCATCGTCATCGCGCTCGATCCGGATCACCACTCGACGATCGTCCGGTTCGGTGTCGGCGTCCCGGTGAAAGCCCTCGATCAGGACTCGATCTTCGCCGCGGGCAATCCTGCCTTCCGCGAGAAGAACTGGGTCGGAGGCCTCACAGCCATCGGAGCCCGTGCGGATGTCTCGACTCGGACGACCAGCGGGACTCTTGCTCCCCCGCCCCCGATCGTCGTGCATGAAGGCCTCGGCTTCGGCGGCTGGGCTCTCATCTTCCTCGGTGTCGGCTCGCTCGTCTGGTTCGCCATCTACCTGTACCGCAAGTCGCAGGCGGATCAGGCCCGCTACCAGGCCGTGCTGAACGAGACCCGTGAGGAAGCTCAGGAGATGCGCTCGCAGAACATCAACAACGAGGCATGGGCCGAGGGTGTTCGGAAGTCCACGGCGACGGCCAGTGCCTCAGCAGGGTCCGCCAGGGCGACGACGGGCGGCATCGGTCGGGGTGACTACAACGTGGTGAGCACTCACATCCCTCGCCGGGTCCCCGCTTCCACCTACGTCCAGCCGGCTCCGGCTCCCGCTGCATCGAGTTCCACGACGATCATCAACAACGGTGGCGGTGGGTACGGGGGCAACTACGGCTCGAACGGCAACGACCTGCTCACGGGTATGCTCATCGGCGAGTCCCTGAACCGGAACCACGACCGCGTCATCGAGCGTGACGTGTACATCGAGCGGGAGGTTCCGACCCACCGTCACAGCTACGAGCCCACGCCGAGCTACGAGCCCAGCACGGGGGGTTCTTCGAGCTACGATGCGGGTGGGGGCTCCTCGAACTGGTCCTCGACTCCGGAGCCAGCTGCCCCGCCCTCCGCGGTCGGAGGGCGGGGCAGCTCGTTCGAGGCGCCCACTTACGACCCCCCGAGCTACGACTCGGGTAGCTCGGACACCTCCAGCTCGGATTCGTCCTCCAGCTCGGACTCCAGCGGTGGCGGCTCCGACTGGTAGGCAGGTTCGCGCGGGTTGAGGTGTAATGAAGGGCTGTCCCGCTTGTGGGACAGCCCTTCATCTTTTGGAGGCTACGCGCAGCTCTGGGTGCCCCTACTCACTGCTCTCGGATGAAGAGGAGATCGGTTGACATGTACACCGTGTTCATTTGGGTGACCCTGCTCTGTGGTGATCACGCTCAAGCCATCATCTCCAAGCTCGTCGAGCTTGGGTACACTGTCGGGTCCGCGAAACCCAATAGTTCCCCACTCAACAGGAATGAGTTCTCTTCCCACCTCGCGTTGAAGGTTCAGAGAAGCAAAGAACTGCCGATGCGCCCTGATGTTGAAGGCAACGTTGCTTCGCATGTTCTGCGAGATACCGAGGATGTGTTGAAGGCGTTGAAGGCCTCCTGGTTCTCTACCTCGGCTTGTGCCCCTTTCGAAGGGATGCTTTCGTGGGGTAACGGTCTTATCTTCGCACCCCTGCCGAAAGCTGCACAGCCGGCGGGAGCTGCGGCCCTGCTCTCGGATGAAGAGGAAATCGGATGATCTCTTTCATTGCCTTCCTTAGCCTTGCAGTGCTTTTCATCTCGATAGCATTCGGGGCCCCGAAGCTCATTACCCTCGTTCGCGAGCGGCGACAAGAGACGGAGGACCAGCGTGTTCTCGCACAGCTTCGGAGCATTCTCTCGGGATATGCCGATGACTCCGATGAAACGTCAGTCGAGATTCTTCGGAAGGTCATTCGACAGAGGGATGTAGCCCGCGCAGAGGTGGTCGATCATCGCGCCCAAGCACGAGAACTGCGGGACACCCACACTCTGAACAGCCTGCTTGGCGAAGTGCTGTCAGAGCGAGACCGCGAGCAGGCAAAACGATTGGCCGAGAACGCTTCAAACCCTACGGTCTGGGAGCATCTCGATGGCGACGACGTATAACGCCGGTCACCTATTTGAGTCGGATCCTACCAGAACGAAGCACATAGATTCGCGCCCAAATCTAATTGGACACTTGTCGGGTGTTTATATCTGCAAGCGCTGTTCGAAATGGCAAAGAACCTACTTCCCATTTGAGATAGGTTCAATGCAGCTCCCAACCTGTAGGTATCCTGCTCGGGATCCCTCGCTTGGGCCTGAGCCCACGTACCCAACGTGGTGGGAGAGGCTCGACGAAGACTTCTAGGGGGTCTTCATGGTGACGGTGAGGTCGCGGGGCTTCCCGCCGTAGGGCTTGCCCACCAAGCGGATCTTGTCTTTGACCTTCGTCGGGGTCATGGGGAACCCGCTCCCGTGGCTGTCCCCTCGCTCCTTGAAGGTCAAGGGGGCTCCGAAGGTCCCAGCGTCCTGAGCAACCAAGATGCTGCCTTTGCGCATCTCGGACCACCAATCCCCGTGCTTCATCACAACCTCGAACTGCGTCCCCTTGGGGATGGCTTCAGAGGCCTGGAGAAATCGGGCGAGGACGCGTTCGGAGGTCGGAGAAGACATACATGCGCTCATCTAAAAGTAAAAGTGGCGTGGCTTTCCACCACGCCCGCCGGGTTTGCCCGCTGTTGATTCCGCGGTCGAATGGCTCAAGAGCATCGTAGCTCACCCATTACTGGGAAGGTCCACCGGACGACGTACGCGAGTCTTGACCATATAGGGATTCAGGCTCGCGTACCCAAGATTCTTACTCCAGGATGTGCATGGGAGGCGTGTAGACGTCGTCGACCGTGAAGGCGGGACGATCCCCAACAAGGGTACTCAGAGCGTAGGGCAACGCCCATCATGCACTCCCTTGTCGTCCAGGAGCTTGTTCAGACGCTCCTGTGCCTTCCTGACGTCGATAGGCTTGTACCACCAGACGTGGAACATGTTGCTCCACCAGGCGACGCTTGCGACGTTCTCCGGCAAGCTGCACGCCTTGCGGACAGCCTTCAGAGAGATGGGGGGCTTTTTCTCTTTCATTTCGCGAACTTCCTCTGGATCAGATCCCGGAAGCCGCGGAGATGTTCCATCTCCGCTGTTTCGTCGGGGGCTCCGAAGGTCCCGATGTACTTGTGGTGAGCGTGGGTCCCCACGCTTTTTGTGACGTACACCACCATCCCCCCGGACCGCAAGGGTGACGATGTAGGGGTTGATGGCCCACGAAATGGCCATGCAAGCGGGTTCTTTTTCGGCTTTCGTTTCGGGTTCGCTCATTGCTCGTGTCCTACACGACGGCGTTTGAACCGATCAACCTTCTTCTTGGTCGACTTGCCGACCGGCGGCCTCAGCATCCGGCGAGCCTTGTGGTAGGCCTCCTGGATCGTCCGGCCGTAGAAGCTGTGGATGTTCATCCCGGCGAGGAGATATACCTTCCAGACGAAGCAGACACCCCGCTGCGTCTCGGGCGGGGTCGGATGCACCCCAACCTCTGTCGCCCTCGAAGCGTCCACGTAGACCTGCGAGATGCCCGCCAAGGTGTCCCGATCGCTTGCCCACTTCGCCAATTCCGTCAGGGCTTTGTCGACGTTCCACTTCATGGTGTAATCTCTTGGGGATGGCCTACGAAATTGGGGATTGGCTGGAGCTTGAAGGACCCGCCTACTGGGCTGAAGTGGTCGCTCTTTCTGCGGATGGTATCTGGCTTCTGGCGGTGGGCGAATCCGTAGACACCTCATTCGAGAAGATCGAGCTTGGCTGGGCCCCGTTCAAACCGAGAGAAGGGGGCACGCTGGTCCCTCATTGGGTACACCATGACGCGGTGTTCGTGGACAAGGATCCCACACACTTCCGAAATATGGTCTCCGTCGTGACCATCAAAAAGGGCTGGCTGTCTTACCGCCGGGACGACTCGAAACAATTCAGGATTTCGTCTTGGGATGACTTCTGTTTGGAATGGTCGCCTTTGAAGCATCCCACGGCCTGGGATGCCATCCTGGAGGATTGATATGCCTGACCTGGTTATTTGGGATCTGAGATTCCCCACCTCGAACTCCGAGGAGTTCACTCGTTTCCGTCACTTTCAATCAGTCTTGAGAAGCGACGAGCATGTTCAAGAGGTGCATGTCTATTCACCCCCAAACAGTGCTCAGTCTGAAATGACTGTCTGCTTCCGAGACGGGTATAGCCGGCCTCACACCCATGAAGTCCAAGGGCTCAATGTTCTGTATCCCGCTCGATGGGCGATGGGGCAACCCCAGCTCATTCGCAAATTCGTGAGCCACATCGACTATAAGCACTATGGGCCGTCTTCGGTGCCGAGTGTTCGGACGTGGCATGAGCGTCTGATGAAAGAAGACGAAGACTTCTGATTTCTGTCCGAGACACGATATCTCTGGTGTAGAGTGGGTATACGACCGGGGCTCAGAGGAGTCTCTGTCTCCCTCGGAGTCCTCAGTGGAGGACCGAGGGTCGAAACACTCACACAGAGGTGTGTCATGGCGAAGATCAAGGAAGGCTCGAACTCGTTTCTACTCCAGACCCTCACGGCGGTTCTCGCTTCGGAGGGCGCTCTCCGGCCCGACAAGGTGGACGCGGTGCGGACCAAGTTCCTGGAGCGGCTGATGTCGGAGCCGATGGGCAAGCAGTACCCGGCGGAGACGAACCGCCACGCCTGGACGATACTATCCAGGCTCTTCCCCGTCACGGAACAGGCGCCGGTTCTGGATCTTCACAAGGAGGTTCCGATCGAGGCGCTCAAGCTTCCGGAGGCTGTCCGTTCCAAGACGGAAGAGGCTCTTCGGAACTTCCTTCAGGGGAAGGAGGAGAAGACTCCGCCCTCGAACCCGGGCGTGAATCTCGCGCTCGATCCGGCGGACATGGACCTCCTTTTGGAGGACGTGAACGATGCCGCTCCGGCTGCCCTGAAGGATGGCCTTCAGGTGGCTCTGGAGGAAACGGCAGACCGTTTCGCGAAGGGGTTGAAGCACCCCTTCATCGATACTCTCCGTCACGACGGGAAGTACTACACGGTCGTCGGTACGGCGGTCATTCACTCGGCGAAGCGGGCGGGTTGCACGAGGAACTCGAACTGCACGGTCAACAACCTCCGTCGCATCAAGGACGCGGATGAGCGCATCCTGGTCCACCGCGACGGTCGTCCGATGGTCGTCTCTCGCGAGCTGGAGAATGGTGGCGGGGTCTGCTTCGTCTGGCTTCTTCACCAGAAGCCGGGGCTGGGCATCCGGTTCTGGCTGAACGAGAGGGACAACGGGACCTCGAAGGACAACCCGCGGGGGACCTTCCGGGTCACGCTGACTGAGGATGGCTGGAAGAAGGCCGGCTGAAACGAAAAAAGCCCCCGGAGCGAGATGCTCCGGGGGCTTTTTTGCGTTCACTTCCCGTAGGGGAGCGAAGCGAGGCGGTCCTTGACGGCCTTCAGCACGCTGGGGCTGAGGTTCGCGAGGAGCGCAGCCTGAGCGCTGGCGAGCTGGTTGAGTAAGCCGGCGGCGGCTTCGAACATGGCGCGGTCACCCTTCTTGGCCTTGGCCTTGGTGGTCGCCCACGCAGCCACGGCGTTGATGGTGGTGTCCACGGTCTTCTTGGCCACGGTCTTCTTGGCCGAGCGCTTGGTGCGCTTCGGGGTTGCAGTTGCGGTCGCGGTCGGAATCGAAGTGAGGTCGGTCATACTTCCGTAGTACACCAGAAATTATCCCGGACATTCAGAGATTTCACAGAGGATGCGAAATCTCTGTTGCCAACCGCTGTCCGAGGTCATAGGCAGTCCGGGTTCCCTCGGAAGGGAATCTAGCTGCATCGCACCCCGCGAAGAATGAGATAGTCCCGGCGACCCCGACGCCGAGGAGCCTGCTTACCGTGGCGGTGGGAGCATACCTAACCCGCATTTCGTAGATGTAGGTCTCGGCGCCTTGATTCTCGTTGAGAATCAAGGCGCCGAGGAGATTCACAGGAAGTCCTGGGTTCGATCTCCATGGTGTGCCTTGTACCCACACGTGGGAGTCTTCGTCATAGGTGACGCCCCAGTCGCCGGACTGGACGATGATGCCGCGGGCTTTGCAGGCGAGGCAGGCCGCCGTGATCCGTTCTTCGATCTCATCGAAGTCGTTGAGGATCAGGTCCCAAGCCGTCGTGCTCATGGCCCGGCATACACCAGAAGCTTCTTGGCCATCAACGACATGAGGATCGCGTCGTTGAGGATGGGGCTCTTTTTTTGAAGGTCAGGGATCGGATCCGGGGCGTAGTACTCCGTGAGGAGGTCGCGCACGGCTGTCTCCGGCATCGGTGGCAACTTGAAGTCGTTGCAGCCGTGATTGCCGAACTCGTCGGCCGCCATCTCCAGGAGGATGCCCGCCAGCCGCATCTCGCTTGGGGTCACAGGTCATCCTCCAGGATCTTGGCCCAAGCATTCAACGGGCCCGCGACAACAGCCGGCGTGTCCTCCCAGAGGAGCTGCCCCTTCAGGTGAACCGGCCGCCAGAGGTGAGCCCGCCGCTCCCTCTTCCATGTGTTGTAGGGCACCTTCTGGTAGTCCCCGCCCTCGGTCGGCCAGTAAACGAAGGTCGGATTCCCGATTTCTTCGTCGGCGGTCATGTCCTGGTTCGGGTGGAAGAAGGCGTGGCCGGGGCCCTTCGCGAGCTGGACATAGCTCGGATTTGCGCCTTCCGGCTTCATGAGCTTGCGGGCGGTGAGTTCCGCGCAGCCCTTCACCTCCATGGCGTTCTCCACGAACGCCTTCCTGAAGAGGTCTGCAACCCGGTCAGTCATTTCTGAGTTCGGAGTGAGAAAGAGGACGGATCCTCCATCGAGCACAGTCTGTGCGACTTCCAGGCGGAGTTTCTTGTCGAGCTTGGGCATGGCTTTTTTTACTTACACCAGTTGATCCGAATCCAGGTCGGACTGTAGAGGCTACATGAAGCACACCGTTCTGGTCATACTCTCTGGTTTTGTCCTCGGTTGCGGCACGGACTACACGGTCCCGTGGCCCGACACCACCTCCAGCTCGTCTTCGACGGCCTCCAGCTCGTCTTCGACGACTTCATCCAGCTCCTCGGCTTCCTCCAGCTCCGGCACGGGCGGCGAAGGTGGAACCACGGTCTCCGTGTCGTCCAGCTCCAGCTCCTCGGGTACGGGCGGCTCCAGCGAGACCTCGTCCGGTACGGGCGGCACGGGAGGGACGTCTGGACTCGGCGGAGCTGGGGGTGAGATGGGGACGACGGGTGGGATGGACGGAGGGACGAGCGATACCAGCTCGTCGACCTCCGTTTCGGCGTCTTCGTCTTCGGGTGGCGGATTCTGCGCGACGGATGGGGATCTCTGTCCCGACGGAGTCTGCCTCGACGAAGTCTGCCTGCCCCATGTGCCCGTCGTCTGTGCTGTTCCGCAGCCTGGCGGCGGGTACTACACGGTGCTCGGGTGCTACGGGTCGGGGGATACTTCCCCAAACGGGTACAAGCTCTACCAGGGGAAGTGGAACGACCCGATGAGGAAGCTCCTCTGCTCGGGTGACCCGGCCGACCTCGGCTTCTGCAAGCACGGAAGCATCTGCACGGCAGAGAGCAAGGTCGGCGGATGGTTCATCGAGGGGACCTGCTTCTAGGCCCGCTTCCCGCCGTGAAGATGCGCGCGCCCTGCGTTCATCAGCATCTTCACGGCGACAGCCTTCGCCACATCGACGTTGAAGGCTTCGGCCCGATCGAGAGTCCGAATGAAGGAGTCCGCGACTTCTTCTTCGGCGCTCGTGAGAACGGGTAGCCCCATCGAGCGCATCTTCTCGGCCTTATCGCACTCCGAGAAGAGAGTCCCATCCCGAAACGATTCCCAAAACTCGGCCAGCTCGCCGACCTCGTTCATCGTCATCACGGCAGCTCGGATGAGGATGCCGATCGGGCCCGCGATCTGAGTTGCCGTCAAGCCCTCCATGAGCTTCTCACGGAAGCCCTTCTTCGTCGAGTTCTCGACGACAAGGTCCTTGAGGTTGTTGAGGATGCTGAGGCCCTTGATGAAGGACTCGGGAGAGGACATGTCTAGCATGGGGCGGGACTACACCGCCCCATGCTGTCCAGCTCAGTGCATGGTGGGGGTGTCGGTCGAGGGGCTTGAGCCCTGAAGAGCCGGTAGCGATGAAACCGGACCAGCTCGACCGGAAGGATCTGCACAAGGGCCGTCGACTTTGCGCAGTCGAGGATGCATTGAGCAATCACACCATCGATTTGCGTCAGGCTCAGACCAACCAACTCGTTGGCGATGCCAGGAGCGTTGTACTTCATGCCCTGAACTTGCGCGGTGCTGCTATTCGACTGGGGCGCCATCTCTTGAAACATCTTGTCCAAGGTGTCCAGGTGCGTCTGAATGCTCTCCAGGTCCTCGACGAACCGCTCCGGAACGACATGCACGATGTCCGCGAGGTCCTCGGGGATTCCCTTGGAGCTGCCCACGAAGACCAAAGTGTGCGTGTCGCACGGATCCAAGGTGCGCCGGCTCGCCTTGTCCCGAATGTGGCGATGAGCTTCCGGGTCCTGAAGCCAGCGATCTCCGTCGAGGATGATGTAGATCCGACGGAAGTCGTCGGACTGGGGGAGCGAAAGAAAGAACTTTCGAAAGCGGACCGGCACCAAGCGGACCGGGGGTCGCACCCCTTGCGCAAGATACTCGCGCAGAGGAACAAGACCGCGTTCGGAGTTGAACACCTCGATCCTCGTGTGGTTCTCGGGGTCTGTCGTATCCGCCGCCTTCATCCCATTCAAGATGCGGAGCAAAGCCCCTTCCTCCGCATTGACGTAGATGTGCGGGAGCATGCCGCGAAGCAGTCGAACGAATGCGTCCTTGTCCATGGCTCTAGGTTACACCACGGACCCCCAAGACGACCCCAAATCAGTCGTCGTCTTCGAGGAAGGGCCTCTGTAGAACCTCGAACGCCGTCGGGAGCTTCGCATGCTCCGCAGCTCGAATCGCCGCAGTACGGGCGTTTGCTTGAGGGGCAGGCACAGCCCTGGAGGTGTGCTCGATGAAGCTCGGACGGGGCGCGGGTTCGTCAACCGAGCGGGTGCTCCGATCCGAGAAGATGACCTGCCCGTTTCGGGTTCGTCCGATCTCTCGCATGTTGGCCCCAACCAGCTCTCGACGGAACGCGGTCTGATCCGTCGGGGGGCGCGTGACATTGAAGCGCGGCTGGCTGGCTGCCCCCATTCCCGAAGGCCTCGCTTGCTGCACAGGGGGATCGTAATCCAGCTCCCCGGTCGAGAAATCGATGTCGAGGCTTCCTCGCCGCCCGGTATCCCTCGCCACAGCCCCACCCCAGATGTCCTCCAGGCTCCCCAGGGACGCCGCCGGGTCCTCAGCGGGCTCATCTTCGGAGTCGAAGGAGGCTGCATACTCACGCCGAAAGACGTTCCTGTCCTCTCGGGGAGCCCGAGGAACGGGCATGCGCTGCGTGTAGCCTTCGGCGGCCCTCATCTCTCGGAGGGCGCTGCTCGATAGGAGCATCTCGGGGGTGAGGTCGGGGAGCTGTTGACGGATCGCAGCTTGACTCGCGGTTCGGGCCATTGTTGCTGGTCGTTGTAGCTTGACTCGCGGTTCGTGTTGCTTCTGAGCGAGAAGCTGACGCAAGGAGCCTTCAAGACAGGAGCAAGCTCCCGCGATGTGGTCCTCCCAATAGATCATCTGATGACAGCTCTTGCATTGAGCAATGACGGTGGCCATACCTATTTCCTACGATTCTTTGGGGAGTCCTGCAACGATAAAAGTGTCGGTGTAGGGACGGGGGATGTGGCAAGAGACGGAAGACGACTTGGGGTTCCCTGTTTCCTACGTGGCCCCCGCAGCAAAAGTCCCGTCTGTGAAGAGACCTTCCCGCACCAAAAAACCCGTCCCTGTTCCTGGAAACCCCAAGAACAAGTTCGATCACCGGCTCTCGGATGTGCGGGCTCCCGCTCTCACGGACCCTTGTTGGGTGGGGTGGACCGCCCCCATCTCCAAGTACTTGTCGGAACCTCGGACGTGGCCCCAGCTCGAAGCGTGGCGGAAGACGTCGGGGGTCTCCTCTGCCCTTCTACGGCATGGTCTCGCATGGCTCGAAGAGATGGGGCACGCGAGGTCGTACTCTCAGAAGGACGTCATCTACTGGGCTTCAAACATCACAGATTGTAGCGTTTGAGGCTCTTCTCCAGCATCTCGCTCTGACGTGAAGAGAGGGGCTTCTTGTCCCTCATCAGGGTGTTGACGTTCTTCGCGAAGTTCGCGACCCACATGTCATCCTGCTCCGTTGCTGTGTCGATGAGCTTGATGCAGCGAATCCGCAATTTGGTGATGCGCTCTTCCTCCTCGAACTTGGATCGGGCCCCCTGTTGCTTCTCGGCCAACAGCCTGGAGATCTCCGCCGGCTGCGACATCAAGAGACGGTAGCGAGCGAACCCCTTTTCGAGGGTGGCACTTTGAGCCGGGGATAGGTTCCAGGTGGTGCCCGCTCGTTCGAGCCTTGTTGCGATATCCCGAGCGAAGTTGTGCATCCATGCGTCGTCGGAGACTTCCGCAGCACGGGCAAGAAGCCTTGCTCGGTCGATGAAGACTCGCTTCTCGGTGCGAGCTTCTTGGTCGTGCTCGTAGGGCCGGTTTGCAGCTCGTGACATGGCCTGTCGAACGGCCTGTCGAAATGGGCTCAGAGAGAAGGGGGTTGTCACCATGATGGTCTGCTTTCCTTTATCACCCCCAAAAAGCACAGCTTCATGGGCGCCCCACTCGACCGTAGGGAAAGTTTCGTCGAATACGTGATCTGCGTCGACCAACGGGTCTTCAGAATACCCCAAAGTCACATGAGGCTTGAACTCGGGCCATTTCTTCGAGAAATCGACCCCGGCTGAGTCGAAGGCGTCCTGGAGAACTCGGTGGAAGTCGTGAAGGGCGTTGGAGTCCACCAGAGCGATCATGGGGGTCTTCTTCCCCTCCTGAGAAGGGAAAGTTGCCGCTCGACTCGTCTGCACTGAGAATGGCCTGGTCTTCGAGGCTACATCGTACAGCACACGAATGGCCTCGGTCAGAGTCTCAATGGGCACATCGTCCCCCAGATGGAGCAGCGTGATGTGCGCCTGATCCATGGGTTCCGGATTCCCAAATCCCTTGAGGTCGATCTGCTTCAAGAGTTGAGCAGTCTCGGGCGGTACACGAAGTCTGATCATGGCCATCGTGTATAGGGTTTTTTTAGGAAGATCCTCAGTGTGATCCTGAACCTTCCTCCGTCCGCTGGGCTTGCTCGTGAGCAGGCGATCCGAGCACTCGTCGCAGACGGGACCTTCGACCCTATTCTGTGGTCCACGGTCACCTCCGACCATGGCGAGCACCACGCCGAGTTCCAGGTCTTCTCGGATGCCCTCAAAATCGAGGGCATCCGGATCAACGCTTCCGCCGAGACAGAGCAACACCTCGCGGATCTTCTCGGCTGCTCTCTGCTCACCCCGAAGCTGGCGGATCTCATCTGGGCGCAGAAGTCCGTCTCTTTGGAGCCGTCGATTCAGCCGTTCGATTCTTCCACGGCGGCGATGCTCGCACACAGCTCACGGATCGATGCAGCTCTTGCCGCTCAAGGCAACCCCCAGGGCATCGTGTGCAACGTCGGCAAGCACTGGGTCATCGACAACGCGATTCTCTCCCACCCGGGCTTCGTCGAGAACTACGGCTGGCACTTCGAGGGCGTGGGGTTCAAGGGCATCCGAGGGGAAGCCAATGTCTCTCTCACGAAGGACTCCAAGGGGCGCTTCGTCCGCGTCATTCAGGGTTGTGGGTGGCAACACAACATGGCGCACACGGACTACAGCCAGACGGTCACCCTCGTCTCGTTGGGCTGCACGGTCGACGGTCAGGACATGCACCTGTTCGACGTGTTCCGGAGCCCGGAGCTGGCGCCCCTCGTGAGCCACAACGGAGCGCTGAAGCTCGTGCGTCTTCCTGGCGTGGGCCAATGAAAAAAGCCCGGGAAGCCAAGACTTCCCGGGCTCCCATGCCCACTCACCACGACCGACCCAGAGAAACCAGCCTACTTCGCCGTCGTCGCTTTTGCAAGCGGCTTCTTCAGTGCGTCCAATACAGTTTGGATCCGCTTGAACCGAGCGTGAGAGACCGCGTCCAGATCGCCGATGGCCCTGGGGATCGAGGGCGCGTCGAGCCAGGCCTGAAGCGTGTCCGGGTGCTCGGTGGACCCGAGGTGGACATAGTGCGGACGAAGGGGGAGCAGCTCCTTGACCAGGTCCTTGCTGTGAGAAACCACGAAGGCGGCCTTGGTGTGTTTCGGGATCTCTGTGACGAAATCTCGAATCGCAATCCCGACGCCCGCCGACCATCCGCCGGAGAGCCCGAAGTCCGGCTCATCCCAGAAGATGACGTGGTCTTTGTCACGGCTCTTACATGTGTTGATCCCGGCGGTCACGGTGTTGCCTGAAAGTTGCCCCGTCGAGTTGTACATCTCGTCGCCGTAAATCAATGCGGTCACAATCGGGGGCGCGAAGCCTCCTCGACGGCCCTCCATCGAGATGGTCATGCACTCCATCTCCGACCGCTGGCACATGCCCTGGACGATCCGACGCATGAAGCTCTTCCCGCTGGCGTTCTCGCCCACGATGACCACGAGCGGGCAGTTGCCCGGAACCCAGAGGTGCGGGATGGCTGGCTCGGTGAACCCGTCTTCCTCGAAGGTGTGGAAGTAGTCGAGATCGAACGCCTTTTCGAGGAGCTGATCAACCGTCTCGAAGGAGAAGTCTTTCATTACTGTTCTACGAATTGAAGGATGCGAGGGTCAACCAGAATTCCTGGTAGAGCATCGACGCTGCCTGAAATCCCAAGCAGCTCCGCACACGCAAGGCCCAACGCCATTGCCGAACCCAGGCGCGAGCCTGTGCTCCGTGGAGCGACGAATAGCAGCCTCTTCGAGTCTGTTCGTCATAATGTCCCACGCATCTTGTCGAATGGAGGGTCGCGGGGTCGGAGGGGGATCCACGATGGGAGACGAGTTGTAGTCGACAGGGGGCCCGTCTATGATGGGGTCAGGGTCGGGCACGATGGGAGCCGGAGGATCCGGGCGAGCAACCAAGCCCCGTCCAAATTCGATCGTCTGGTGGACGATCGCTTCGAGGTTGCGAAGGGCCATCTCTGCTTGGAAGCGATCGTGGTCCGTGGCGCCCTCAGCTTGCGCTTGCCTCCGTCGGTTCTCATAGTTGAGGTCGGCGTTCCCCATGCGAATGAGCATCGACTCGACGACTCCGAGGTGCATCACCCGCTCTTCGGACTCCAAACGACGGACGCACATCTGCGTCCAGAACTCGACCGCAGCTTCATCCGGCGTGTAGTCCGGGCCGTAGGTCAGAGTGCCGTCAGGGTGAATCCGAACGAGGACCCGATCTTTGTATGTCCCGATGACGAGGTCTCCAGGATGCTTCCCGTAGAAGTTCGGGAGCGCGGGTTCAGGGACCGGCCCAACCTGTAGGTCTTCCCAGTATTCTTTGAGGTTGTCGTCGTCAGGGGTAGGCATCGTCTACTTCTTCTCGGTGTTCTCGACCGTCCCGATCTCATCGCCCTCTTCGAGGAGCTTTGAGTGCCAAGTGGTCGGCTCCGGCGGGATCTTCTTTGCCCGAGACTTTCGCGGGGCCTTCTTGGGAGGCGAAGGGATCTCGGGGAAGAGTTCAGGTGAGGTGTCGCCCGCGGGGCGAAGGGCCGCGATCTGTTCTCGAAGATCCGCAATCGCTTGTTGGGCTCGACCTTGGAGGTGGGTGCGCCTCTGCACCTCCTCTTCCAGTCCTTGGATCTTCGCTCTGTCCAGGCGTTGCAAGGCGTCTGCAATGCGACGGTGCTTGCGAGCCCCTCTCAGGTAGGAGTCGAAACACCCGAGGAAGAAGAACGCGTTGAGCGCAAGAACCCCCCAGGGATGCACCTTGCACCACTCGAAGATAGGGAGCGCCCACGTCTTCAAGTCTTGCCACACTGCAACGGCGTCGGGGTTCATCGCCATAGATTACACCTTCGAACTGGGCGCGGGCTCTTTTATCAGCCACGGTCCGCCTCGACACCACGAGCAGCAACACGAGGAGCCCGGCATAGGTCCCAGCGGACGGTTGTGCTCGCAGTGAACCACCGGGCATCGTTGCGTAGCATCCCCATGGGAGTGCAACGATGCCCAAGAGAGACGACGGCGCTCTTCCAGGGAGAGGTTCTGAGGGGTCGACATGGTCAGAAGATGGGGGTGGACTTGGGGCGCTTGGGGGTGCCCACCTGACGGAAGCCCCCACCTTCTGCCATCACGGTGATGTTGCCGTCGCCGACGAGGGCGAGGAACTTCTTCCCGGAGACATTCAGGGTCCAGATGTCGCCCTGCGTCACCCCTTTCTTCACGACCTCCACATATTTGGGGTACATGACGCGGGTCAGACGACGGATGGTGCGATCTTCGTAGTTGGTTCGACGGTCCATGTTTCACCTACAGCAAGAGGGTGGCCGGGATCAACCGCAGTCGTAGATGGCCCCGGTTTCCCGCGTGTGTATCCTCCCGTTTTTCGGCGAGAGGGTCAACCTCGCCCCCTTGGGGTAGCGAGTCAGAGCGTCGGGGACAAGCAGGATCGGGACGCAGTGCTCCATCGCCACCAGAGCCAGGTGCGCGAGCCTTCCTCCCGCTTGCGTGATGACGGCCTTCGACTTCATCACGGCTTCGAGGTTCTTGGGGTCGAGGTCGGACAGAACGAGGATGTCCTTGCCGACCTCCCCCGTCACATCCTCCCCCGAGACGACGACACCACACTCCCAGTTGCCGAGCTTCCGTTGAAGGTCGAAGCGTGCAGTCCAGGAGGCATCCTTGACCAGGCCCTCGTAAGCCGACTTGAGGGTCTGCCAGGCTCCGAGAACCCAGTCCGTGTGGTTGACATCGTCCCCCGGCATCTTCATACCCGGACTGGAGATACACTTCCACGGCGGGGCAAGGTGGCTCAGCGACGTGTTCCGGAGGGCCCAGTTCTCGAAGGGTGCCCGCGGGACCTTGATCGTCGACCCGTCCTCCAAGGGCAGCTCGAACGTATCGTCGCCAGCTTGAAGCACCACCTGAGCCCCGATGGTGATGCACTTCATCGAGAAGGCAGCGATCTCCTTCCGATCCTCTTCGTCCTCCTTGGCCCGCTTGGCAGCAATGGCCTGCTTATCGTCGTCCGTGAGGGGCGGCGGGGTGATCTTCTTGGTGTGGGCCTGGTAGCGACGCGACCAGCCATACAGCTCCAGCTTGCGCCCGGCGGCCAGGAAGTCCTTGAGAGCGGCATCCGTCGTCCGGTTGACTGGCCACCAATGCGGCGGCTCTCCGGTCGGTTCGAAGATGAGGGAGTCCCCCTCGACATCGAAGACGCGCTCATCCTTGAGCCCGTAGTGAGCGACGCGCTGACGTCCGATCTCGTGGAGCTGTGCCTTGCCTGCCGTGGTAGCCCGGTCGCCTGCCACGGCACCCTTCGGCCAATCCTCGGGGCCGAAGTTCGTGACCTTGGCTCTCGGCCGCCACCATCGTCCCTCTTTACGGATGCGGCCGGCGTAGATGTACCGGGCCTGCTTTTGGAAGTCCGCCGCGTCATCGTCGACCGGCTCCAGGCCCACCGTCTCGTTGCCGACGAGCTTGGTCTTCCCGTTGAGGATGAGCTTGGCGTAGTACTCGGCTTGTCCCGGCTCCCCGCCCATCAGGCCTTCCGTGATGAAGCGCCACGCAGCATCAGGGCGCTCCTCCAGAAAGAAGTCCCTGGCGATGCGGGTGAAGTCGTCTCCGTCGATCCGAAAGTGCATTTGGCCGGTCGTCATACTTCCCAGTCTTCGTCGTTCAGTTGGAGGTACTCAGCGGCGAGAAGAAGGGCAGCTTCCTCATCCCCGTCTGTATTCGGTCGCCAGGCCAGATCCCGAAAGTTGAAGCTCGCAGCCCCAACCAGACGCGGGTTCTTGAAGTCCTCCAGGTCCTCAGCCAGGTCCTCAGCCAGGTGCATGATCGCCCAGTACGCGCGGGTACTCTGCGAAACCAGGGCTGCGATCTCTCGAAGTTGTTTCGAGATTTCAGGGAGGGTGGCGAGGGCCATGACCTTCCTACAAAAACACCAGGCAGAGGATCAACCAGGGAAAATCTGGTTGATCCTCCTCGGGCTTCCTGTGTAGAGGTACACATGCCGAAGGTTATCGTTCTGCAAGGTCCGTCTGGGGTGGGGAAGTCCACGATCGCCAAGAAGTTGATCGATGGCGTCCCCCAGTCCGTCATCGTCTCCACGGACGATTCGTTCATCAACGAGGCAGGCGTGTACGAACACGATCTGTCCAAGCTCGGAGAGGCTCACGGGGCGTGCTTCCGCTCGTTCCTCCGCGCTCTGGAAGCGGACAAGGCGCTCATCATCGTGGACAACACGAATACGTGCGCCTCCGAGATTTCGCCCTACATGCTCGCGGCTTCGGCCTTCGGGTACGAAGCGGCCATCCTGCGCATCGAGTGCTCCGTCGAGAAGGCGGCAGCTCGGAACCTGCACGGGACTCCCCTGGACGTCGTCCAGGCCATGGCCGCTCGGGTCGCCGAGCCCCTCCCGCTCGGGTCGCCGAGCCCCTCCCGCCCTACTGGACGGTCGAGACGATCACCAACGACTAGTCAAAGTCGTCCGTGAGAAGCTGTTCCTCAAAGGACTTCGGGGGCAGCTTCTTTTTCTGGTACTTCGGCGTTCCGTCATACTCGGCCGCAATCCGAGACACGCAGTCCGGCCAGTGCTTGCAGCCGTAGAAGCGGCCGTAGGGACCGTCGATAAGCCTCATGGGCCCACGCTCGCAGACAGGGCAAGACAGCTTCATCCTGTGGGTGATAGCTATCTGGTTCATCCTCAACTGAACCCCCGGCAAACGCTGTTTGGGGACCCATCCTTCAGGGTAGCGTTTCATCGCGTCACTCCCCAATGGAGTCGTCGAGGATTGCTTCCCACGCGTTCGTGACCCCGAAGTGTTCTCGCACCAAGATGGCAAGCTTTCCGCACATCTCGATGGAGAATCGGGCGATGTGGGCCTCTGTGGGGAGGATGCCCATGGTCTCAGCCATCCAGGTGTAGGCCTGGATTCGGCTCAGATTGGAGCCGGGCTGGTTCCAGATACGGTCGAAGACCAGGTGGACCGCAGTGCGGGCTTGACGGGTCGCGAGATCCCCAGGGATACCTTTCGGAGCGCCGTCTGCATTGGCCCCGTGAGTGCCCTTGCACGCGGGGTAGGAAGGGCACCCGTAGAAGAGCCCGTGCATGGACTTTCGGAGCTGCATGAATGTCTTCGCGCAGTCGGGGCACTTCAAGTCGAAGCGCTCACCCGAGAGACCCATGCCCACGGGTTTCTCGTCCATGTCGATGTCGTAGATGGTCTGAACCTTGGGGTTCTTGAACAGGTCCTCAACCGAGATGTGGTCACACGAGGTGTACGGCTCGTTGGGGTTGAAGATGGCCCGGCAGATGAGGCAGCGCGGAGGGCTCATCCCCATGCCGCTTTGGGGGTCTAGCTGATGGGGCATCCCTTATATGGACACCAAGAGCTAGATGTCGTCGTCGTCCATCTTCTCCCAGGCCGTCGGACGACGCTGATCGTTCGGCTTCCCCGTGTCGATCGACGTGACTTGGCCGTTTTCGATGTGGATGGTCGTACGATCTGCGCCGGTCTTGACAGGATCGAAGTTGCCCATGATCCAGAACGCAGGGGTGCTCCCAGGCTCGATCGTGAGCTTGAGATTTCGGCCCCCCGTGTGTTCGATGGATAGGTCGAAATTCCGATGCGATTCTTTCCCATTGCGGACCGCCGAGCGGATTTGATACTTCCCCGGCTGAGTGGCTTGTCTCTCTCGATAGACCAGTCCCCCCGTCGAGCGGGCTCCCGCTGCAATCGGAATGTCGTCCCATTCCCCCGTTGCTGCGAACTGATGCTGCACATGGTCATTCCCCCCGATGGGGGTTGTGGCCGTGGCGACGAGCATGAGGAGGTCTTCGTCCCCTTCATCAACGTCGAGAGGTTCGAGTTCGACGACATCACATGTGAAGTTGATCCGGATCATGACTTGGACCAGGCGAGCCCGGCCTCCAATTCGGCGGTGAGGTTTTGATTGAGCTTGCGGAGTTTTGCGGTATCGCTTCGAGTCGTCGAGAATCCAAGGAGTATGCCGATCGGGCAATGGGTGATCAGCGCCCATCGTCGGACTTCAGAGGCGAGAGACACGAGCTGGCGAAGAGCATCCTTGTTCTCCGCTTGAATGGCCTGGTCCAACCCATTGAAGGCCAGAACCAAGCTGCTCTGGATCTCATTCTGAGAGGCGAGGGTGCGGAGGAAGCACAGCACTTCCACTTTCTCTCGGAAGGATGTGCGAAACTTCGAGACTCCGAGGGCCCGGAGCCTCTGTACCTCATGCTCTCGGAGGTGTGCATCACGGATCCACCGTCGAAAGATATCGAACAGCTCCTCAGCTTGAACCGAGTTCTCTCGACGCAAGAACCTGATTTCCCAGAGGAGCCGGAACACATCGTGCTCCAGGTAGTGGGTCGTGTCGGCCATCGTTCGGATGGTGCCCTCCAGATCGAGGTCCTGACAGGAGACGAGCGCTGCTATGGTCGTGTCGAGGCCCACCTCCAACCAGGCGTCGTTTTCCGGGTCGCACTCAAAATGGGTGATCCCCCCGATTCGGGCCACTGCTCGAAAAGTCAGGCATCGCTCCATCGGTGTGCCCGGGACAACCATGAGAGGGGTGTGACCCGGCGAGCCGAGGGTCTTGGCCCATTCGGTCGCGGTCTCAAGGGAGATCACAGGGGACGGCATGGGCTCAGGGGTTCGCCTCTGCGGCTCGGGCCGCAGCACGGCCCAGTAATCGTCCAGCGAGGCATCGTCGTACATGGGGAGAGGTTACACCGACTTCGACAGGTAGCTTCTAGTATGTTAGATCACGTACTAGACGGAAACTTGAAAGTCTCCTCTCCAGATAGACTCACTGTTCCTCGACTCCGGCGAACATGTCCACTGCAACAGGCACGGAGATAAGCTTGTCACGCATCCAGGTCGGGACAGGATCGGATGCGAGGTAGCTGTAGGACACCCAGTGGGCCGGGGGCTCGTCAAACTGCGTGGAGATCCCGATACGAAGGTTGTTGAAGAAAGAGGCGATGAGCTTTGCAGCTTTCACCTTGGCCTCCTTCTGACTGGGCATCTTCTTGAGGCGCTCGAAGAAGCCTTTGGCAATCTCCTTGAGCCTTTTCAGACACCAGACCAGCTCGTCTGCGGACCGAACCAAGAAGAACACCTGGTTCGGTTCCTCTTCGTTTTCGGGCCACGTTTGGGCTAGCCCCAAAATGATGGTGGCGTCCAGAATCGACAGATCACGTTCGTTGTGGGAGAACCCTCGTGCTTTGGGGTATGCTGCATAGAGATGTTCTTGAGTCGAGTCCGGAGACTTGCTCAGGAACATCTCGTGAATCGCCTTGAGCTTCTTTGAGTCGATGGGCACGAAGGCGTCTACACCAGAAGTGAAGGCGTTCTAGAAATTATGAGCCTTTTGGGGATCAACACCCCCAAAAGGCTCATAATTTGGTCGATTTCTCTTGATTTCGACTTTATCTGGTGTAGAAAGGCCAGCCCTGCTCTTTTTGGGGCAGGCTTTCAGGAGGTTGATTGTGAAGTTTCTTGTTTCTTGGATCCTGGCGTTCTTGGTGGCCAAGGCTCCGCCGGGTCACACCCAATATGGGGGAGGTCTCGAAACTCCCGAGCAAACCCAGGCACGGTATGAGCAGACCGCCCAAGACCTTGCTGAAGTGGTCATGAGCGAGCCCTCGTTCTACAGCGCATCGACGAAGGGCTCTGATCACGGCTTGGTCCGCACGGCGGCGGCAATGCTCGGAGGGGCCTACTTCGAGTCGGGTCGTTTCGCTGTGAAGGTGGACAATGGCATCCTTCGAGGCGATGGTGGGAAGAGCGTCTGCTTGATGCAGATCAACGTGGGCAAGGGGCGAACGAGGGACTGGAACAAGACCCTGAGTCGATGGGCTTCTCCCTACGATGATGCCGCTGATGTCCAGGTTGGCTGGACGGCTGACGAGCTGCTTGCGGATCGGAAGAAGTGCTTCCGAGCTGCGCACCACTTGATGAAGTCGTCCGTGGCTTCGTGCTCGCGTCTCGGCACACTGGAGGGTCTCCGGGCCTATGCGAGCGGCTCGTGCGATGGAGGCTCCAAGGAGAGCCAGCTCCGCATGGGGGTTGCTGTCCGCTGGTTCGGGACGCACATCCCGAGCTTCACGACCGCGGACATCCTGAAGCCGGAGGCTCCCGCAGAGCCGGTCGAGTCGATGACCATCCCGACGATCTCGATGCTCTGATGTCGGTGTAGATGTGGGAGATGCACCCCATCTCCCACATCTACAGACTTGGGGCTACAGGTTCCGCTGGGGCAGCAACGTGTATGCGAAGCTGCCAGGTCGAGCGCAAACTTGACCCTGCTTCTGGGGGTTTCCTCTACAGGATCAATCGCGGGCCCTGGCAGAAACAAGCCCCTTCCTGCATCCCTCGACGCAGGTTTTGGCGGCCCGTCTAGTTCCTCATCTGCCACTCGGCCAGAAGCGCCTTCCGGGTCATGGGTCCGATGATCCCGTCGACCTTGAGCCCGTGGACCCCCTGGAAAGCGAACAGGGCATCCGTGGTCTTGATCCCGATCCGCCCATCAGCTCCCGCCGGTCCGAGGTCATAGCCCTCTGCGATCAGCTCCGTCTGAACCTCTTTCGGGGTCAGGAAAGGAGGCATCGAGTCTGTAGGGTCGATCCCCAGCTTCGCGCTCCAAGCCCGGAGATCCGCTGCGAAGTCGGGCAGGTCCACACCGTAGATCCGCTCGATGAGCGGCCGGATCCCGTTGTAGCGAACCGGGTAGATTGTGATCTGCGGCCCAAACGTGAGCTGCTTCAAGATGTCGATGCACCAGTCCGAGGACCACTTCGGAGCCTTCGACTTCGCGACGGCGATCTTGAGCTGGTTGCTTGCGACGGTGGGGAGATTGGCGGCAAAGGAAAGGTAGGCCGAACGGAGAGCCCCGATCCAGCCTGAAGACATGGAAGAAGCCTCCGTCGAGAGAGAACCCCCCCATAGAATGGCGTGGGCTTCCGGCGTGACGAAGCCCATGAGCTTCGGGACCGTGAAGGCTACTTGGACCTTCTGCGCCTCGGGGAGTGCCAGGGTGTTTGCAATGGCTGCCGCCCAGCTCTTGGCATACTCCTTTGAGCCCTCGTCCCAAGTTCCCTTCAAGCCGTTCGAGCGGAGCAAGAAGAGCTGCTTCTGCTCATCGAGCCGGTCGACCTCACCTCGGAAGTCACGGAAGAAGAACCTCCAGCGGCCCTTGGCATTCTTCTCGAAGTTGATGCCGGCGTTGGAGAGCTGAGTCTGGAAAGGCTTCGGGAAGCCCCCTGCCTGGTCAACGATGGCCCCGAGCATATCGGAGACGCTGTACTGGCCCGCCTCGCCCCACTGAATGATCCCTGCTGTGCAGATCATCCGGTCGTAGAGGTTCATGGCATCGTAGCGTCCGCCTTCGGTCGCTGTGATCACCGCCATGACCTTGTCCATGCTCGACGGGTCGGCCGGAAGGGTATAGGGAACGGACCCTCGAAAGAAGGGTCCCTCGTAGCCCTTGTAGGATCCCCACCCGATGTCTTCGATCTTCGCCATGTTGAGCCTCCACATCGAGAGGCTCAACAAGAAGAATCAAGGAGATTCGGGCTTCGGTCCCTGAGCGGCGATCAGGAGTTGCAGGTTCTCAGCTCCGAAATCGCGGTCATCTCCCCAACCCTCTGCGGTCTGCTTTTCCACGACGGCGATCTTCTTGGACAAGCACTGTGCGTCACACAGGTGGATCAGAGCAAGATGCTCCTCGGACCCCTCCGCCATTTTGACCGTGAGGAAGGGTCGGATCTGTCGAGTCCCGCTGGTCAACATGGTCCGGCAAAAGTCACAGATCGTTGCGCCCCTGCCTCCGTTGAACTTGAACATGGGACTCCCTACTTCCCTTCCACAGCCTTCCCCCGCACCCAGGTGAAGAGGTGGTCGAGGGTCGAGAAGGTGGCCGCCCCGAAGAGGAAGCAGGCGATGAGGTGATGATCCACTCCGCTTCCCCACAGGAGAAGGGCCACGAGGGTCATCACGAACAGGACGGGAGTGTTTCTTTGCAGATTCATGGTCACACCTTGGGGGGCATCTCGAACTTGAAGTACTTCGGCGGGCCGATCACTCGTCGAAGTACCTCGTTGAATTTCTCGACGAGGTCCCATGCGTTGTTCGGCCGGAGGTGTTGCATGGGAGACAGGCACTCCCTCAAGAACCTCTGAATGGGCTCCGGTGTGGTATCCGGCATCGCGTTCGTGGTGACGTCCCCGCCTTGCAGGGCGACCATGCACTTGGCCAGCATGTAGATGTCCGTCGCCGCCGTCGGGATCTCCTTGGCGAGAATCTCGGGAGCGTAGAAGCTACGCCAAGGGGCGGACATGGCCCGAACCTTGTTCCGCCGTGTGTTCGCGTTGGTGACGGCGTAAGACCAGTCGATCAGCTTGGCCCCGTGGTCGGCCGGATGGATCAGCAAGTGCGGAGGGAGGACCGCTCCGTGAAGGACGTTCTTCTCATGGACGTACCCGAGGCCTTCCAGCCCGCGCTTGAACATCCAGACCATGTTCTGGTACTCGATGCCCGCGGGGTAGGCCTTCAGGATGTCCGCGACGGAGACGTGCTCCCCAAGCCAGGGAAAGACGTTGATCCGTTTCCCCTCCCGTTCGTTGTGGAAGGAGTAGCTGAGCTTGGAAAGGTAGCGGAGGAACCCAGCGTTCGCCTCTTCTGCGGGGAAGAGGTGCCGGATGACGTCCGCCTCGTGCTCGACGAGGTCGTTGACGTCGACCCCATGAGAGACCTTCAGGGCCGCAGGGCGGCCGTTGTAGGTGCCTCGGTAGATGTCGCAGAGGTCCCCTTCCGCAACCTTCATGTCGAAGGTGAAGATTGCGGTGTCCCCCTCGAGGTTACCATCGTCATCCGCCATGAGCGCTTCCCACGCATTGGTGGCGTGACGTGGTCGCGTGGGGGGCAGAATAATCGTGATGAGGTCCATTATCGCTTGTCCTTGGCCGTGGGGCCGAACGACTTGATGGTGATCGGCGTCTTCAGGAGGTCTTCGATCGTGGGGATGAACATTCCCCAGTTGACCTTCTCTTCCAAGTACACCGGACACGCCTGAGAGAGATTCAAAGAGATTTTCTCTCGGTCGTCAAAACGCCCCCGGATATCGGACACCCAAGACACATCCCTCAACTCCGATGCAACACCCAGGCCCCCCAGGTAGTCCACACATATCCTGTGCGGTTCATTCGTCCGCAGACACGCCACATCGCAGTGCGTCATGGCGATCTCGTCGACACCCCCAATAACCCTCAGAGCGTATTGGGTGGCAAACGCGTCGAAGGCCCCCAACCTGAAATCCTGTTGCCAGGAGTTGAGCGCGTTGTGCTCGACCTTCGGGGTCGGGAGAAAGACGCCCTTGCCTTCCGTGACGAACGGACCCGCCCCGTGCCGGGTCATGTAGGACCGGAGGATACCGATCTTCCTGATGTCCCCCGAGAAGCCTTCGATCAGGTTGAGGGCGTTGCCGAATGTCGTGTCGGACCAGGTCGTGTAGGGGTGGAACCCGTAGTCTTGGTCGAGCAGGACACCCTGAGCGCCCTCGAAGATCGTGGTCCCTTCTTTCATGATGCGCTGGAGATAGGCTGAACCGACAACCTGGAGCGGGAGCTGGCGGAAACCATTCAGCAAATCCCTGATCACAGGGTGAAGGCTGTTGCTCAACAGCATGTTCCACTCTGCCTTGAAAGAGCAGATGCAGTCGAGGTCCCTGGACTTGCACTCGGGGCTGTGGAGATGAGACAGCTCTGTGAGGTAGCGATCCCGGACCTTCGTCAACTGGATCCCAACCTTAGCCCGGTCTTCCAGGTCTCCGACTTGAAGGTCGTGATCCGGGAAGCTCAAGTGACTGCTCACCGTCTCGCCGATCCCCATTCCACAGGAGCCGTGGCGGTTCGAGCGGGCCATCTCCCGGATGCGGTTCGCCGTCACATGGTAGGGCGTTGTGACCAGAGCTTCTCTCTCGATGGTCAGCCGCTCGAAGGCGTCGAGGACACCCACAGAACGGAGGTGCTTCTCCTCGGAGAGCATGAAGATCGGGTTCACGAGCATGTGCCGGCTGAGGTGCGTCTTCACTCCGGGCACGAAGGTGGCGCTCCCGAACTGAGCGAAGGTGTGATGCCGACCATCCTCCAGGACCACGTTGTGACCAGCCTGTGCTCCTCCGTTAAATCGGCACACTACCTTTGCGTTGTGTTTTCGGGCCAAATAATCAACGATGGTTCCTTTACCTTCGTCACCATAATTCAACCCAAGAACAATCAACGCTTCAGACATGACTAACCTCGAAATGCTTGAGATATATACTCTTCACGTGCTCTAGGAACGCTTCGAGTGAAAGAGACCTCTTGGCGTAGTTGCAAATTGCGCAACATGTGACGACGTTATCAGTCGTGTACCCAAGGGAGTTGTTCTTCCGATCGATACCGTTGTATGTGATGGAACTACCAGTCTTTCGGACCCCTTTGGGGATGCGCCGGCAAACACTTTTGGGGGGAGCGCCGCAGTAGTAGCACGCACACTTGATGAGCGTCTGGAAGGCGGCAGCCGACAAGTCCCAGGAATGGCCCCTTCGAGTGGCGTGTCTCTGGTAATTCTTCGACAGAGCTGCAAGTGCTGAAGCTTCTCTATCCTGACGAGGCTTGGACCCATGAGGCAAACACCCACAACTTTTGGTGTTCCCTTTCTTCAAGGATTCTGCAAACCCCGTCCAATCGTTCCCGCACGCGCACTTCCCTCGGACGATTTGGCCCCTGTGCTTGTACCCGAGCTTGTGTGCCCCTCCCAGCGATTCGCACACAGTAATCAGTCCGAATGTTTGTCCGAGCAAGTCTTCCATGAGGGTGCGGTGTAAGAGAGGATCGATAACCCTTTCGTACTACCGCACCCGACGGTCAGTCCGCCTGGTAGTACATGCTGATGTTGTCCCAGCCCGCGTTGACGAGGTGGTCACAGAGAGCTTCCGCGGCCTTCGTTCGCGAGTAGGCCTGCCCGCCACAGCCGGGACCGAAGACGAAGCGACGGTTCTTGTGATTACCGAACGAGTCTCCCGTCCAGTAGCCGGGAACCCCTGCTTCCGTGGCGGCCTTCTCGAACTCCGCCCGCACCTTGGGGGACGGAGAACGGCTGAAGTGGAACTTGGGGGCGTCGAAGTTACAGGTGCCGCCATCGTGGGTGGCCGCCGCAACCTGCTTGGCCACGATGAGGCCATCCTTGAGGTCCGCAGTGAGCTTGGTGAAGTCGTACGTGGTCTTGGTGGGCATGGTAGTCCTACAGCCGGGGCGGGTTTCGGATCAACCTCGGCGGGGGTAAAACTTCTCTTCGGCGGTACGAACGCAATCCCAGGCGAGATCCCATTCCGCTTTGGCGTCCACCGCGGGCTGGCCCGTCTTCGTGGGCTTCAGGGCTCGTTCGAAGAGCACTCGGGCCATCGCCGCGATGTCTTCGGTCGTGGCCACACCCTCGCCACGGTGCGTCGAGCTGGCCGGGAGGTGGTGATCCGAACGTGAGTAGTCGTCGCAGCGTTCGGGATGCGGTACCCCATCAGCATCTCGGGGGCAGTACACGCAAGTACCCCAGTGCCCGTTGCGAGCGACCAGGATTTCACGGTAGGAGGTTCTGAGAGCAAGAGCACGATCGATGGTATTCAGCATTTCAGTTCTCCACGGAATCAAGGCCGTTTACCCAGGACCACAGCTCATTCCGCCCCATGAGCATGTATCCGTGAGTCTTCAGGGCGCGCTTCTTTCCTTCGGGGATGATCCCGAAGAACATGATTCCTGCGAAACCCTTCTTCGGGTCGATCGTGAAGCCTTTGCCCGTTTCGGGCACTCGGACTTTCACCGGCTTGTTGGCGAATAGGGCGTCAACCATTTCTTCAGGAGTCATGATCAGCCTACAGTCCGAGGGAGCCGCCGATCAACCTCTACATGCTCGGTCCGTTGCCTCGCGGGGCGAACGTCCGAGCATCAGCAACCGTCCCCGGGGTGATGGGTGCATCACTCGGTTCTCCGTTGACCATTCGCCATTCGCGAATCGGCGTCGTGGGGTCAGAGAACAGGACGAAGCGAGCCACCCGCCTCTCCTCCTTGGAGTCATGTACCCACTGCTCCGCCTGTTACATGTATTCCAGGTTGCGAGCGACCCCAATCAGGGTGCCGCCTTCGTCTGTCGTGTCGTCGTGGATTTCGAGGTTCACAGGTGCCTCACGAGCTGGTTGCGGAAGTTGTTGGTGTTGTCCGCCAAGGTGTTCACCATCACCTTGCAAAGGATGCCCGGAAACTCGTGCTCCGGGATGTGCCCTTCGTCCCGCAGACGGGCGAACAGGTCGTCAATGGAAGCACCCCCGCCGATCAAGCCGGCGAGGGTGTTCATGAGCTGGGGGAGAGTTCGATGGGCATGGGGATCTATACAAGGCGGGGAGCCTTTGGATCAACCCATGCCCTGGGGGTTCACCGCGGGTCGTGAGCGTACCGGCGGAGCGCATCCGTGTGGAGCGGGAAGCCCAGCTCCGCATCCCAGAGGGCGATGGCCACCTCGGATACCTCGCGGTTCGGCTTGAACGCCTTCTGGACGTCTTCCCAGAGAACGATAGGTCCTCCGCAGAAGATGATCAGGCTCGACCCCGAGGGAGTCGTCTTGACTTCGAGGAGACGGTACTCCGAGGCGGGGGTCACGATCCCCACTTCTTCCTCGATCTCCCGAGCTGCCGCTTGCTCGAAGGATTCTCCGAAGTCGACGTAGCCGCCGGGGAGAGCGAGGGTCCCCTTGGCCGGTTCGATGTTGCGCCGGATGACGAGGGCTCCCATCAGGGTTTTGTGCTTACTGACGGGGACGATGGCCACCACGACCGGGGCTGGATTGCGGTAGGTGCTGCATTCGCAGGTTGCACACTTCCAGGGCCACAACTTCAGTGCCTCGGAGGAGTAGTGCTGCCCGCAGAAGTGACAGAAAAGATGGGGGTAGGCATGGCGGAAGTACAAGAGACGCCCCCGAGGATCAACCCCAGGGGCGTCTCTTGTTGCTAGAGCCGGATGGTCGAGCTGGTGCTGGCCTTGCCGAGGCTTTCGGCGAGGGGCGTCAGGCTGGCGACGGTGTCGTTGATCAGCTTGCCCGAGACACCCGCCGTCGCGAGGCCCTGGCGAGCCCGGTCGAGATCGGTCGTCCCTTCGCAGAGCCCCACGGTGAGGGCGATCGTCTCGGCCACGCCCTCGGCGGAGGCCAGAGCGAGGACGTGGGTCTCGTCGAAGAGCTTGACCCAGTAGTTGCGGATCCTGGAGTCACGCCCGCCGGACGTCTCGGCCGGGATGATGAAGAAGACGTTGTACTTCTCCTGGGCTTCCGCGATGATCTGCTCCAGGGGGATGTCCTCCTGGAGCGTCTCGCCGAAGAGCGCCTCGACTTCACGCTTGCTCACCCTCAGGTAGGCCTCCTCATCGCCGAGGAGGAAGAGGTAGCCCTTCTTGTTGCGCTTCTCGACGCAGTCGATCTGCGTGTGCCGGGCGAAGAAGTAGAGCGCGTTCTGGTAGCTCTCCTGCTTCGTGCCCCCGCCGCCCGCTTCGAGCCAGACGTTGCTGAAGGTCTCGTCCATCTCGTTGCCCGACTCGAACTCGCCGATCTGGATCGAGCCCTTGTCGCTGCGGGCATCACCGACGCATCCGAAGAGGAGCTGAGGATGCTGGACGCCGTTCTCCGTGAGGAGGTTCATCAGCCGCGGGAGCTTCTCCTGAAAGCTCTTCGGGGTCGTCGACATCGAGCCCGTCACGTCGAACATCACGGCCACGGCGAGCGACTCGGGATGAGCCGCCGAGTCGCGGGACTCGCGGATGAGCTTGTTCTTGGGGTCGAGCAGAGCGTGCGTCCGCTGCTCGGAACGCGGCTTTGACACGACGGCCGCCGAATAGGCGAACGTCGTGGTTGCCGTGCGGACACGATCCGCCTTGCGCGCATTGTAGAAGTCTTCGCTGTAGCTGGAACCGCCCATGGGGGACTCTCTTTCTTCGTCTCAGGTGAGAAGGTGTTGGGGTCACTCGCACTATGCGGCAACCCCAACATCGCTTCAGGGGGTCGCCGGGGTCTCGCCGGTCGGGGTCGTGGTGGGAGCCGGGGTCGTGACCGGGGGCTCTTCCTTGGTTTCCGGGACCGTCGGAGCGACCACCGCCGGGGTCGCCGGGACGGTCTCGCTCACAGCCTTCTTGGCACTGTCGCTGAACTCTTCGCTGTAGACGCTGCTGCCCATGGGGGGCCTCTTTTCTTCTTGGGGGTCGACTTCGGTAGATGAGAGATACACCAGATACCCTTCATCTACCGAAGTTTTCTTCTTGGGGTCAGAAGATGTGACGTTCCGAGATTTTCCGGATCTCGGCGAGGGTCGGCTGAACCAGGATCTTCCCGTTCTCGAAGACCGGGATGAGGGCGCTGTTCCGGCGCAAGCCCTGGACGGTCTTGTACTCGCCGTTCTCGTGTATGAGGTCGAGGAGCCCTGCCTTCGAGCGCTTGCCCTTGTCGGTGACGGGGTCCTTGAAGACATCCCGGGGCTCGCCGTCGACCACGATGTTCGAGCACTTGTAGGCGAAGCGCTGGGTGTCGCGATTGACACCCTGAAGCAGAGCGCCACCCATGCCGAATCCGATGTTCGAGGCGCTGTAGCCGTTGGCCATCATCACGTTGAGGATCTCGCGAATCGACTCCTCGTTCACGCCGTCGCCCTGGATCAGGCGGATGTACTTCGGAAGGACCTTGAAGCCCTTGGTGTTGGTCGTCATCCCGACCTTGCGCTCCAAGATATGGAGACACTTGAGGATGACCTCCGAAGGATTGCCCGAGTCCGGCCGGATCACGAGGGTCGCGCCCGACTCCTTGATCTCCTCGCGGAGGGTGTCACCCCAGATGTTCTCGACCGTGTTGTAGAGGTCGTAGGAGTCGCTGACGCAGGCGAACATCTTGCCCGGCTTCGCGAACTGGTGAACCATGTTGCGGTAGGCGTCGATCTCGTTCGACTTGCCCCAGCTCGTGATCGTCGAGTGCTCCGACGCGGGGATCGAGAAGCCCGCCATCTTGTCCTTGTAGTAGAAGTTGGCGAAGCGGATGCCCTCGATGGTGTCCGAGCCGAGGAAGTTGACCAGGTGGCTCATGCCGCCGATGCCGGCCGATTCCCGCGAGCTGACGCCCCGGCTGCCGAAGTCGTGGAGCTTGAATCCGATCTCGCCGACCGGGTCATCCGAGGACTTCACGAGGGCCTCGAAGATGATCTTCTTGATGAAGAACGACTGGGTGGCGACGGTGATCGGATACCAGAGGCGCACGAGCTGGTTCTCGATCCACGAGCCGACCCACGGAGCCTCGGAATCCGTCGACTCGACGGTCATGAGCACGTTGTGCGTCGGGACGAGCGTGCCTTCCGGAACCGCGTTGATCTTCACCGGGTAGAAGCCGCCCTTGGCCACCAGACGGTCCCAGGCGGCCTTGGGGAAGGGCTCACCATGGAGAGCGGCGAAGTCGGCCGCTTCGTTGACGTGGGCCTGCGTGAAGCCCTTGCTGAGGTACTCCTGGCACAGGTAGCTGAGGCCGAAGAACAGGGTCGAGCCGTAGCGGCCACCGCGCGACTCGAAGTAGTTGAACATGCGCGTCATGCCCGGCGGATATTGCAGCTCGGGGTGCGAGAGCTTGTAGCTGTCGGTGTCGAGGATCGGGTTCGTTTCGTACGTGGTCATGGGGGTCTCCATCAAATCTCGAAGTTGAAACCTTCACGAACAGCTCGCTCGTAAGCAACGCTGTCGAATCTGTAGAGGGTTGCTCGTCGGTGCGGAACACCAACCTGGACACCCGCCTCTTTGAGGATGCCCATTGCCAGGATGCGCTTGCGGAAGTTCCGCTTGTCGAGCGTCCGATTGAGGATCAGCTCGTAGAGCGATTGCAGCTCCGTCAGAGAGAACTTCGGCGGAAGAAGGTTGAACCCGATGGGGGCATATCGAACCTTCGCCTGGAGCCTTGCCCAAGCATCCTTGAGAATCTTGTCGTGATCGAAAGCCTTGTACATCTGGAGGGCTTTCTCGATCGGCCACCACTTGGCCTCTGCCGCATCATCACCACCCTTGACCGGATGGTCTTCCAGGCGGACCAGAGCGTAGTAGGCGACCGAGATCACCCGGCCTCGCGGGTCTCTCCCGGGGGTTCCGTAGGTGCCGAGCTGCTCCAGAAAGCCCACTTGAGCCCCCGTCTCCTCGCTCAGCTCACGTTGCGCCGCTTCGTCCAGGGACTCGCCCTGATTCCCGGTATCCGAGGTCTCGACGAACCCGCCCGGAAGAGCCCACAACCCCTGAAAGGGATCGGAGCCACGGCGGATCAGGAGAACGTGCATCTCCTTGAGATGGTCTGCGACGCCGAAGACAACGCAGTCGACCGTGACGGACGGTCGGGGATATTCGTACGTGTGACTCATGGTGTTTCTTCTACACCAACCATGGTGTGCTTTTCACACAAATCAACAGGCTGGCGGACGATTGTTGCTAACCCCTCGGAATCCCTAGCGGTTTTTCAGCTTCGGGGTGGGGTTCTTGCGGATCCACTGCGCGACGGCCTTGCACAGGCCGTCGTGAGACTTCGTCCCGAGCGGAATCTTGAGGGCTCGGGCAAGCCTGACGACGTTCGCGGGGTCCGCGTTGAAGAGGTCGTTGTAGTCGATCGTCATGGCGGGGAGCAATACAGCTCGACCCTTCCGCGGATCAACTACCAGAGACCTTTCGAGCGGAGAATTTCGGAGGTGTGTTCGATGCCCACATCGTAGGCACGGTAGAACGCATCAGCGTCCTCTTCAGACATCCTGGAGAGGGTCCCAGAGGGGTCGCAGAACAGGACCCGGCTTTGGACGTCTTCCCCCGAGACAAACCAGAAGCAGTCAATGACGAAGCAATCCATCGTCCCGATGAAGGATTGCGTACCCAGCTCTTGGAGCCTGGCAAGGTCGTGTCGTATCTCTTGTCAGTGCTTCGGAGGATAGATCAGACAGGGAAGGAGGCCTGAAATCTCTTTCTCATGAGAAAAAGCAGAAATCTCCCACCAGAGCTGTTCGATGGCAAACCGGAGACCCTCTATCGTTGTGCCGAGCACGAGATGGGGTTTAGGCTCCAAACGAAGCCCTCGAAAGCACGAGATGGGTTCGATCTTGCCCGAGGTCCGAGGAGGAGTTGGGGACGGTGGGTGCAAGAGGTCCCACATTTCGTCGATCTCGGCCATGACTTCTCAGTCGTCTTCCATGAGGTGATCGTGCCAGGTTGCTTGCTTCGATGCCTCCTCCGGCACCTCGACAATCGTCCCCGAGAAGATAGAGCGCTGCAACCAGGGCTGCCGCACCAAGTCCTCTTCGGTGATGGTCGCCCCCTTGGCGAAGAGGATGGAGTTGCCTACCCCAAAGAAGTCCTTCATTGCACGGTATTTCATAGGTCGTCCGCGAGCAAGCGCTCTTGCCAAGTAGGGGGCTCGGATGAGACAAGCCAACCCTGCTTGATAGCGTCCTCCAGATTGTACTCTTTCACTTCCCAGTCCGACACGATGTCGTCCTTGTAGACCGTGATGTCGCCGAGCATCAGCGAGTAGTAGAATTCTTGGGTCGCCCTATACGGCATGCTCAGATGATCTCGTCCGCGAGCAAATGGGCTTGCCAGGTAGGATATACTCCACGAGGGACTTCAGGGATTCCCACCAACCATCCCTGGTGAACAGCTCCTTGAAGTGCAGGATGTTCTCTGAACAGGTCATCAGAAATGATATCCCCTGCTCTGAATACTTGGTCTCTTCCAGGACCATGCTTTACCGTGAAGTTTCGGGTCGCGCGGTAGCTCACGGAGCGACTCGGACGCACTTCCCGAAGATGGCTCCTCGGGTCACCCAGCCGTTGACGTGCCCTTTGTTGTTGGATATCTGGTACTGGCGGTCGCGCACCGCGGAGATGAGGTGGACGTACTCGTTGCCCTTCACCTTGCAAAGGACGATGTCCCCCATCTCCAGGGGGGTCGCCATCAGCAGGGGCTCGATCGTCACGAGCTGGCCGCTCTCGATCTTCCCTGTCATCGAGTGGCCGTGAGGTCGAAATTGAACGACCTCACCCTTTTGAAGCTTCGCGATGTGGTGTGCTGCCCAGCCCATGATCTAGCTCTCCAGAAGTTCTTGAAGCTTCTTCTTGGCAGCTTCCTGCCCCACCCCATAGTGCTTTTTGACGCAGGCCATACAGCACTGTGTCTTCACCATCCCAGGGAGTATTTTGTGGAGGGTGTCGGGCCAGACGAAGGCGGGCCCCTGTTCTCAAGCTTTTGGAAGGCCGTGAACAGCTCGACGGCCACGGCTTCACCAATTCGGATGGCTAGCGCGGCGCCTCGGAGGCGTTTTTGATCTTCTGTGAGCTTCTTTGTCACGGTGGATCATACACCGAAATGACCTCAGCCAAAGGCCAGAGATTCGGCTGCCTCCCTGGCGCATCTCGCCAGGTCATCGAGCGTCCCATCGTTGACGATGACGACGTCAAAGTTTTCGTTGGGGATCGACATCTGCTCGACCTCGCTCGCGTGAAGCCCCGTCGCCCCCTTCAGCCCAGCCCCGGGCCGCACGACCCGAATGAGCTTCCCGCCGGCTTCCTTGATGGCGGTCATCTCGTTCTTGAATCGAACGTCGGAAATGGCCACCCCTTGGCCAAAGGTCGGGATCTCCAGAGCCGTCACGAGGCTGTAGAAGCCTGTCATCTGGTTGTACCCCACCAGATTCGGCCCGAGTAGCTTCCTGGCGTTCTGGATCGCGAGGTTCACCCAGGTGTTGTCGAAACATGCTCGACCCCATTCGGTGCCGAGCATCTGGAGAGCGAATCGAGGCGTGAGGTGGCAAGGACCGCCTTCCTCGAATCCGTCGAGTTTCCCAGGCATGCCGCAGCAAGCGCACTTGCTGTCCGTCGTCCAGGGGCCGTGCTTGCGGAGGTATCGCGTGTCCGGCTTGTTGCGGCTTGCCGAGGGACCCCAGAGCTGGTCCTCCGTGAAGTCGAAGACCTCTCGGCAGATCCTCTTGAGAGGATCCGCTAGGGCGATGGGAACGAAGTTGAGGTTGCGGAGGAAATTGGCAACGGTGTCTTTGCCAGAGCCCGCAAGACCAGAGATTCCGAGTAGCTTCATGCCCCCCGGCTACACCGAGACTTCAGCCGATATCGTCGTCGAGAAGAGCCTTGCTGAAAGGCGTCGACTCGGATTTGAGAGAAGCGCGCAGCTTGGTGGTGGCATTCTTGGCCGCCCCCGGGCCCGCATCACGATCGAAGAGCCTCTCGTCGAACTCGTCGCCGCTGAGATCGGCCTTGATGGGCCGCCCCAGGAAGTAATCGATGTTGGACGACTGGGCGAGCTTCTCGGAGGCATTGGCCTCACTCGGAGAGATCCCAGCTTGAAGCCGCCCCAAACCGAGGGGTTGGGTGGCGTTGCACAGCGCCACCAAAACAGAAGCCTTGTTCAAACCTTTGATACTGATCATGGTGTGTCTTCCTGCCGTGTGGTCGGCGTCAGGCACCTCTTTGAAGGAGGTGCTTTGCATGTCCGGGTGGAACCTGCACTTCGGGCACATTCCGGTCTGATCCAGGAATTCCCCGCAGTCGTCATCATGAAAGAGCTTCTTGGCCATACCAACAGGTACACCAAAAAGCTCAGCCGACGTAGATTTCGCTGGAGGGGGAGTCGTGGGACTCGGCGGGGGTGAAGTCGACTGAGTCCGCGGGGACTGCGTTCTTCGCCGCCACGACGAGTAGGATACGGACGACCCACTTGATAATGGGGGTCATCACGACGCGGGAGGAAATGGGGTCAGACATGGTCCCCCTTCTACAGAGGGACCATGTCTCGGATCAACCCCTAGACGAGGACCTTTTCCTCTTCCTGCCCGACGATGAAGTCGACCTTGGAGCCGTCGACCGTCGTCATCGTCGCCAGGGTGCCGAGGAGGTTCCGGGGGTCCTTCTTCGTCGGGATCGTGAAGGCGACCGGGGTCGCGTACTCCGGCTCGGAGAACCAGACCTGCCCGACGATGATCGAGAAGACCATCTGAGCCTTCTCACGGAGCGCTGCCCGCGTCTCCTTGACCGTCTGGTCGGCCTGCCCCTCGATCCAGGCCGCGAAGAGCGTCTCCGGGTCCTTCGCCTTCGTGTAGACGTCGGACTTCTTGAAGGCTTCCACCTCCTTGACGACCTCCGCCATGAGAGCCGCCCCGCCGGCCATCTTGCCGTTCGCGGCGATCTTCTTGTTCAGCTCCGCCATGCTCGGGAGCGTGTCGAGCTTGCCCGTGGCTGCCTTGCCGGCCGCGATCTTGTCCTTGGCGCCCTCCTCGTAGAGCATGACCGTGAGGATCCGGCTCATGTAGAAGTCGATCGGGTCGGCCGTCGTCACCTTCGGAGCGAAGCCGCCGGACTCCGTGAGTCCCAGCTCCTTGAGGAACTTCTCCGCGTGCTCGCCGTAGATGGCCACGAAGCCTTCCGACTTCTTCGCTCCCACCGTCTCGGTCTTGAAGGCCTTGTAGACCTTCTGCGCCGCCCGGAGCTTGGTGAGGCGGTACTCCAGCTCGAAGAGCTTGAGCGCCGAAGTCTCCTTCACCATCTGGCGGTTCATCGTCGGCATCCCCTTCAGGATGATCGTGACGTCGACATCACCCGCCGTCGGGAAGCTCGTGGGCGGGTCCTTGAGCATGGCCATCGTGAAGCCCGCCGCGACCAGCTCGTCCAGGGTGGCCTTCGTCAGACGAACCGGAAGCTCGTCGGCGTTGCACCAGCCGTCCTTGATGGGGGCGTAGTTGCGGTAGCGGAAGGTGTCCATCACCTCGGGGATCTTGGCGATCTGGAGGAGCTTGTCCGCGTTCTCGCTGTCGTTTGCGGGGGTCGCCTTGCTGTCCGCGACGAGGCGAGCCATCTCCGCCTGGATCCGGTCCTTGAGAGCCACCTTGCCCTGACGCGTCGTCAGCACGGAGACGTTGGGGGTCTCCTCGTTGAAGACGAGGCTCGTCATCGGGATCCCTTCCGGGACCGGGGTCGCCTCGAACTTGAGGGCCGGAGACTTCGAGTCCAGGATGGCCTGGATCTTCGCCTCGACGACGGCGATCTTCTCCTTGATCTGCTCGATGACCATCGAGGAGCGCTTGCCCTTCATGTCCGCACGGAGCACGTCGATCTCGGCGTTGTACTCCCCGACCTTCGCGGCCTCATCCACCGTGAGGTTCTCGGCGGAAGCGATCTTCGCGCGGCCGATCTTCGCGTAGCTCTTCTCGAACTCCTCGATCCGGAGCTTGTTTCCCGGGTTCTTGGTGAGGATCTCCAGGAGGCGGAAGACCGTGAAGGCGTCGTCCGCGGGGACGGCGTCGGGGTTGTAGCCCTTCTCGAACCGCCCGCGACCGAAGGCCGCCTCGCGAGCGAGCTTCTCGAAGTCGGAGTACTTCTCCTTGCCGAAGCAGGTCGAGAAGGCCTCGATGAGCTTGACGTCGCCGAGGGCCTTGAGGAGCGGGATCACGACCTCGCCCTTGAGGCGCACCGCGAAGAGGCTCAAGGCCGCGTAGGCGTTGTCGAGCCCCGTGTAGTCGCCCTTGACCTTGTCGTTGTTGTCCTTGGCGAGCTGCGTGAGCGAGAGGTGACGGGTTGCATCGCCCACCGCCGTGGCCGAGATGTACGAGATCGCCGTCACATCCTCGGGGACCGAGACGAAGCCGTTGGCGACCGAGAACGTGAGCAGGTCGTTGCCCTGGAAGCCGTACACGAGGCCCGCGACGGGCTCTCCGTCGAGCTTGACGTCGACACGCTTGCCGCCCGTGAGCTTGCGACCCATGGTGGCCTCGAACTCCGGCTCGTAGGCTGCGAAGTTGGCCGCGAAGAGACGACGACCGTTGCCCACGGTGGCCATGTCGGTGAGGAGCGCGCGGTTGGCGTATCGACCGAACTCGACGACCGTGACGCTGTCCATCTTGGCGGACGCGAGCTTCATGGCATCGATGACCTGAGCCCGGCTGCCCTGGTTCTCGTCACCGTCGCTGAGGAACCAGAACGAGTTGGCTCCCGGGTGCTTCGCCCCGACCCGATCACGCATGGCCGCGATCTCCTTCAGGGGGTCGATGAAACCCGTGTAGTTCGTGGCCCGGACCAGGCGATCGATGAGCGGGTAGACGGACTTGAAATCCGCCATCTTGACGCCCTCGCAGACCTTGTGGACCTCGCCACGGCTGGAGAAGACGACCATCGAGAGGGTGTCGTTGGGACCCATGATCGACGGGAGCTTCATCTTGACCTGGTTTCGCAGGTCGTCGATGGTCCCGTACATGCTGCCAGACCCGTCGATGCAGACGTAGTTGTTGACCGGCACGGGGGCCGCAACAGCCGGCGTGGCCGTGCTGACGGCGGCGAGAACGAGGAAGAGACTGGTGGTGATTCGGAAAGATCGTGAGGGCATTTTCGTTGGTTTTCCTTCGGGGGTTACTACACCGAAACGGGCTGAAAAATAGCCCGTAGTTGATCGAGAACGGCCGAAACTTTGCGGGTCGTGGGGTAGAGGATGAAGTTCTCCCCCACCTTCTGAGACACCGTCATTTGCGTCCCCGTTCAAGGGACGCAAATGACGGTGTCGGTCAGGACGACCTCGCCGTCCAGCTCTTCGATGCCCTCGCTATGCGAGAGAACCGGGAGGGAGTTCTTCTTGAAGGACCGTGCAAGCTTGGCTGCTTTCATGGCCACCATACAGAGGTAGGAGCATAGGGATCAACCGGGGACCGAGATTTTGGGGGTCCTGACGTAGCCCCGGATGTTGACCCCATCTCGCCGCATTCGAGCCGCGTTGATGCCGATCATGTGCATCGCGATGGGGAAGATGACCGCGCAGGGGCAGCCAGGATGATGCACGAAATGCGAAGGATCGTAGATCCTGCAAATCGGGCAGATGTGGGCGTAGTCGGCCTTGGAGGCGACACGGGATTTGGAGGAGGATTTGCGGGCCATGCTTCTGCTACAAGCTGGAGGCCCTTCGGATCAACTGATCCCCTCATCTTGAGGGAGAACCAGATCCCACCAGGGCATGGTGGACAGAGGCGAGTCGAGCGCTGTGATTCGGGGCTCGTAGGTCTTGAGGATCTTCTCGATCCCTTCGCGCCAGCACGAATCGTGGTCGGCGACCTTCTCCCAGGGCTTCGTGGTCTTGACGTAGCCCTTCCCCTCTTTGGGAACCATCTCGCCCGTCTGATCCTCGGGGTCCGATTCCTCCATGTCGTCGAGCGAGATGACGTTGGATTGCTCCCGGCAGTAGACCTGGACGTAGTTCGACGCGCCGTAGATCAGGACGTCGAGGTAGCGGTAGCCCTCTTCCACCTCGTGATTGGTCTGAAGGCGGAACGTGAACTTGAAGGCCTGCGGCACGGGCTTCTTGCTCTGCCACTTGCCGCAGACAGCCTCGAACGTCGTACAGATCATCGACTTGAGAATGCTTCGCATGATGAGGCTCATACAGGCTGAAGCCCGTGGGGATCAACCTTTGGGGATGGGGGACAGCCGCGAGACGGTCGCGACGCCCCACTTGCTACGGGCCCACACCGCCTCGAAGACGAAGTACATGCACAGCCCAGTTCCCTGGCAAGCCAGGATTACGTGCCAGGGGATGGCGCTGAAGGCCACCTTGAAGAGGGACGTGAGGATCGTGGTCGAGACGAGAGCGTAGGTTGCCGTCTTTGCGCAGACGCGGCGGAAGAATACGTGATCGGGGTCTCCAGCTCCGTTGTCTCCGATCCCGAAATTCGAGTCGTGCCAGATCCTCTCGTGAATGAACCCGAAGGCGGCCATCAGCCCGACGAACACCATCAGGATCTTCGGGGAGTACCCGAGGCTCAAGAGAATCGCCACGTACCAGCCTGTACCCGCGACCCCCACAACCGCGACCTTCCCGGCGCTCCGCCAGTTGGAAGACTGCGCCCCGCGATCCGGCTCCCACGGTTCACGCCCCTGGACTCGGTCGTACATCCGGAAGGCCCAGAAAGCGGCGGGGTAGACCAGCGGCTCGAAGTGCATGACGAGGAAGAACGGGATGAGCGCGGGCATCCCACATTTCCAGGAGATGAAGGGGAACAGTACGTCCTCGATCAGCTCCCAGATGACCGCAAAGACGAAGAAGCGGCGGCCGTGCTTCTTCCCGATCTGGAGCAGCGTCTTCCACGTCTCGAAGACGTTGATCTTCTCCCAGGCTTCTCCGACGAGCCAGCGCAAAGCGCGAACGATGGTCTTCATGGGGCAATCTACAGGAAGTCACTGCGTCGGATCAACCTCAAGGGGAGGGATCCCAGCCCGCGGCGTCGAGCGGGCCGTCATCGATCCCCATGTCGGGGATCCGGCCTTCCTTGGTGAACCGGGCCATCAGCTTCTTCACGCGGGCCAACGTCGCAGCATCCGGAGGGTTGGCGGTCCGAGGCCGGGGGAGGATCGACACGAGGTAGAAGGCCTCTTCGGGGGCCAATCCCATGGCTGAGGTCTTGAAGTACTTCCTGGACGCCGGGCCGATCCCGTAGAGCCCCTTGCCGAACTCGACCACGTTCACGTAGAGCGCGAGGATCTCTTCCTTCGAGAGGCAGCTCTCCAGCCCCATCGTCAAGAAGGCCTCCTGAACCTTGCGGCCAATGGTCTTCTCTTGGGTGAGCCAGAGGTTCTTCGCGAGCTGCATCGTGAGGGTCGATCCCCCGCGCACGAACTTGTTCGCCTTGAGGTTCATCTGGAAAGATTTCTCGATGGCCATCCCGCTGAGGCCCCGATGCTGGAAGAAGCCCGGGTCTTCCATGGTGGTCAAAGCCGTGATCACATCGGGGCTCACTTGAGCCAGAGGCGTCCAGTCCTTTCCTCCAGGTCCGATCGCTCGCATCCCCGGCGTCCCGTCCGCCTCCAAGATGTCGTAGGCGAAGGTCTTCTTGAGGTTCTTGAACAGCGGGACGTCACATGTCGCCTTGCATGTGTAGAGAAAGAAGGCATGCGGAGGGTCCTTCGAGACATCGAAGGACATGTTTCCCGTCATGTCCAGTTGCTTGACGTACTCGTTCTTGAGCTGGTCCGGCATCTCTTCGAGCCATTCCGAACAGGTGCCCTTGCCCGTCAGCGTCTTCTTCCTGAAGTTGCCCGTGATCACAGGGGTGAAGCCCGAGTCGTGCCAGACCGTGAATTCCCCGCTCTCGAACGTGTAGGCATCCACCGGGATCCGCATCTGATGCACAGTCAGAGGCTTGCTGAAGAGCTTCGGGTGCTCGATGGTGGCTGAACCCAGGAGGAGGGCCACCCGGTGGATCTTGTCTTCGCCTATGTACTCTTCGAGCCGGACCGCTGAAGCGCTCGCGTTCAGCTCGGCTACTTCAGCGTGTTCGATCGACGCCCGCCATTCCTTTTCGGGGTTGCGGGAGACCTCGATAGCCGTGGCGGTCAACGTTCCGAGCTGGTCGGGGCCGTCTTCCGGGATGACCATCGACGCTGAATCGATGTGGGCGAAGTCCAGGTGGTTCTTGTTGAACTTGACCCCGTTGAGATAGGCATTCCGGCCATACCTATGAGCCCCGACATTGTCGATGGTCACCATGGGGCCGTGCAGGGAGAGACCTCCGAAAGCAAAGACACCTTCGGGAGATATCACCGTACCTTCGAGGTCAGTGATGGTGATGTCTTTGCTCGGGCCCTCCCCAGTCGAGGAGGGTCGCTTCTCGGGGTACACGCGAACGATTCCGCCCTGTATTGTGATGGCATCCTTCCAGGTGATCATGACCGTATCGAGCTTCCCGCATACCCACCCGCGGTCGAACGTGACTGTGTGGAGGACCGTCTTCCCCCATTGGGGTTCGATGAAGTCCACCTTCACATCCGGGTAGCGCTCTGCGAGCTTCTCGCTTACCCGCCAGCGAACGAACGCCGGGGCGTAGTAGTAGAGGGTCAGAGCGATCAGGACGAGAAGGCCGAGGGCAATACGTCGTTTCATGCCCTCGGTTAGTACACCAAGTCAGCCCGCGCTCAACGTGAGGTACAGCTCGATGGGGCGATCTTCGGGGATCCTGATCTTGGTGGCAATGCTTCGAATGAGCATCGCCATTTCCGTCGTTCCCAGGAGTGACCTCGAAATGGCATCTTGGGTAGATCCCCCACGATGACTCCCCGTTGTCAGGAGTTCAATACCGAGCACCGGGGTGATTTCCTTGTCGCTCATGCTGCTGGGAAAGGGTTGGCCGTCGTAGATTCCGACGTTCTTTTCCCAGTCCCCGATGCTGAAGAGGTCTTCAGGAGGAATCCTCAGCGTCTCTGCATACGCGCGGAGTGCGGCCGTGGGCCGGCGGATGTACTTTTCCTTGAACGGGGTGCCGTCTTGGGGGCAGAACTCGAAGGAGTTCTCCCTGACGTGCCCCTTTTTACAGAGCACGGAAGGTTCGGGGTCTCTCGGGAATAGCTCCTCGCGAGAAACGGCCACACCCAAGATCAGATTTGCTGAATAGTCAACGCCCATGGGGGCGGACTACACCGACTGAGGCAGCTTCACTTGGCGGGAAGCTCGGTGTCCGGCTTGCACTTCTCCTGGCAGGCGTACAGCGCATCGCTGTCACCCTTGTGTGCATCTTCACACTTCGCCACGCAAGCAGCCTGCTCGTCAGTACACCCGATGAACAGGCAACCCGCGACGAGGATGGACGCAAAGAACGTTTTCATACTATCTTCTCCGATATATTGCCGACATTGACGACAAGTGAGTCCTGCCGTACTACGCGGACATACTACACCGGATAGCCGAGAGCCTTACGAAAAGCGTTCCAGGCAGCCCAAGCATCCTCTTCTTTGGCCCCGGGACCAATGACCTCGAAGTCGACTCCCACCTGGTTATTGGTGTAGAGACGCCAATAACCAGGTGTATTCTCCCAGATCCAGAGCCGGCATTCCGGCCCCTTGACGAAGGTGGTGGTCTGTCTTCCGAGCTTCAGCTTGAAGAGGTCGAGAAGAGACACCCCAGGGCCCTTCTGCGTGTCGAGCCAGGCCCGGAGTTCCATCTCTTCATTGATGTACCGATCCCGATCAACATGCACGATGTTGATCATGGGGTTGGACCAGGCGCGTTTTTTGGGCATGTTCACACCGGACATCCGACGGCTTTGCGATAAGCCGTCCAGGCAGCGAGAGCATCTTGCTCGGAAGGGGTTCGGTGGTCCTTGGCACAGATGACCTCGACTCCGATCCCTTTCGTGTTGGAGACGTAGACTCGCCAGCGTTCTTCCAGGTTCTCCCACACCCAGTAACGCTTGAAGCCTTGAAAGGTGTAGGCCTGTTTCCCGAGCAGCTCTTTATGACGGGCAACGAGGTCCCCATGCCCGATGTACTCACACAGAGCCATGTACTCGGAAACCCAGTTGGGGTAGTTCCAAGCACTGTTGCTCAGAGGCGTGTATTCAGGGCGCCCTTGAGGCATGATCAGCCGATTCCGTCGTCGAGGAGAGCCTTGCCGAAAGGCGTCGACTCGGGCTTCGGGGGAGGCAGGGGCTTCTGGGGCTTCGGCTTCCCCACGACGTAGAGGGTCGTCTTCGCCACATGGAAGCCGGCATCACGGGCTTCTCTCTCGCGGTTGATGTCGTCCACCGTATCGGGCCCCTCGACGAGGAAAGCCACGACCTCATCGCGAACTTCCTCGGGGATCTGTGCGATGACCTCCGCGACGCTGGGCTTGAAGAAGCCGGCGTAGGAGAAGCTGTGCAGGGTGCGAAGGGTCAGACCATGAGGTTTGACGATCGCTTCCTCGGTAGTCAGCGTCGTCCACGAGAACGATGTGTTGCGGTGATCGCTCTTGCTGTCGTAGTAGTAGAGCTTGCCGTCTCTCTTGCCGACGGGACGGATCGTCTTCGCGCGTTTTGCCAGCTCAGGATTCGAGATGGCAGGGATGCTCAGGGTGGGCATGGGATCACCGGGTGAAGAGGGTGAGAAGTCCAACGATACCCAGGCCGAAGAGCCCCGCCAGGGCCATCAACGCCAGGAAGAGGCGGAAGAGCTGCCGGTTCTCGTTGTCCTGGATCTTCCGGGCGATCTCGACGTTCGCCCGGCGAAACTCATCGTCATTCTTCCGAAGCTCGTGATAGTTCATACGTTCCCTACTTGCAGCCGCAGTGACCGTGGAAGTGGTCGAACTCGTCTGTGCAGCTTGGTTGAGGCCGATCGGCCGCTTCTCGGAGGCGGCGGGCGAATTCCCGGGCCTCTTTGGGCATCGTGAGCACGTCCACGATTGAGCCGTCCGACAGGGTGAGGTTGAACCCCCCTGTCGGAGTCTGAGAAGCGGATACGATCTTGCTAATGGTGTTCGTCAGGATGCCACTGCGGCATCCCAGTCCGGGATCTCGTACAGAAGCCGGGTGCCCGCGATCAACTTCCGGTTGACCGACGTGCTCTGAATGAAGACGGCGTACTCTTCGAGGTGCGCCGTCCGAAGACGGATGTCTTCATCATGCAGCGGGAGCGAGAGCAGCTCCCGAGCCTTCTTGGCTTCCCGACTCACTTGGCAATCCCCGCCGAGAAGATTTTGACGACACCGTGGTCCACGACCACGACGGCGAGCCCCTTGTGCGCTCGAAGGATCTCGCCCTCTTCCTTGTCGAGGATGTCGATGACATCCTGAATCCCCTCCCGACCGGCGAGCCCGCGAGCGAAGGGGACCTCACCCCCGTCACGCATCGCCTGCCAGTCGCAACCTGGCATCAGCACGTCCGCGAGAGGGCCCCGTGGACATCGTCCACGTTGATGACCGTGATGACGACCTCCGACGGGAGCTTGCCGAGGTCTCGGACTCGGTTGACGAAGTGCTCGACGCGTTCGGCATGGAGCGCGAGGGTGTTCGCGCAGTTGTGTTTTCCGACGGCTTGGATCATTCCGTTTGCGACGTCGGAATCGTGAGGGGACAGAACGGCGAGGACTTCGGAAGGGTACTGGGGCATGGGGAACCTACATCTGGCGGGGCCGTGGGATCAACCGGGAGAGACTTCGCTGAGGACCTGCCAGCCGAAGGACCTCCAGCGGTCCTCGGTCGCCGGCTTCCCGCTGGGACTGAACCGGCGGAGAGTCACCGTCCGTACTTCTTCGGACGTCCTCAGCTTGTAGGAGTCCTCCTCCGTCTTCGGTCCGCACATGTCGTACCGGAGCATATCCCAGGGGAACTCACCCGACCCGCGGACTTCGAGGATCGTGACGAAGAGCTTCTCTGCTTTCTTGGGCATGACCCCTCTTACACCGTTTTGGGGGTAGAACAGGGCCAATTTTACGGTTGATCCGTCCGACCCCCAACTTGTAGGACCCCCATGACGCCCAAGACTTTCATGACGTGGCTCAAGACCTTCCTCAGCGAGAAGGAAATCTCCCTCGACGAGCCCCTCGAAGTGGAAGGGCCCAGCGGGACCAACTACATGACGATCGGGATCCTCCTGGACGTCATGAAGACGGCGCCCTTGAAGGAGCTGGTGGGGATCAAGACGATGCTCGTCCAGATCGACTTCGTGAACGCCCCTGTCCGCCCCTACCTGAAGCACCTCGCGACGGCCATCGCGAAGTGATCAGTCGATGTTGAGAACCCAGACCCCGGTGGGGTTGTTCTCGTAGGACTTGCAACGCCGAACCTCGTACGTGCCAGCCGGCATCGCCTTGATGTTCTCGTGCTCGGGGTGCTTCACCATGAAGATGCCCTCGCAGATGAGGTGCCCCAGCCGGTTCTTGATCTTCGTGGTGTTTGGAGCCAGGAGCACGGGCTTGTCCTGCTTGGGGACGAAGCAGTGAGACTCGAACTCCTTCACCGGCTTCACCGCGTCGGTGATCTCGATCTTCTGGTCCGTCTTGATGAAGATGAGGTCGCCCTGCTGTGCGAAGATTTCCTCCGCCCGGATGTTGCCCGCCATGTAGCGGTATCCCTCCTCGATGAGCTTGGATGCCGGCGTCTCACGGCCGTCCTTCGAGCGGCACGGGTGGACCCGGTGGAAGTGGACGTGCGTCTTCGAGATGGTCTTGCGCCGTTCGAAGATGATCAGGAAGGCGGGGTAGCCCGTGTTCCTCGCGGTCCCCGTCAGCGTGAAGTACATCATCCCGTAGTCGTCGCGCCCGTTGAGCTTCTTCTCCAGCTCACGGACGATCGGGGTGCTCGACTGACGGTCGATGTCCATCGTCTCGAAGACCTGGTAGTCGAGCGAGTAGCAGTAGGTCGTCTGAATGCCCGAGATCGCCATGGCGACGTAGGGAACCACGACGGTCCGCTTGGCGTTGTTGACGTCGGGAGTCATCGCGGAACGACGCTTGGTGGTCCCCGCTTCTGACGCCTCTTCGTCCTTCATCTCCAGCTCGTACTCCGACTTCACGAACTTGGGCATCATCTTCCAGCCCGCGCCCGGCTCCGTGTTCCGATCGAGGTAGTTGGGCAGCCGGAACAGGAAGGCGAGGTAGGGCGTGATGTCCTTCTCGTACTTGCTCCGCCGGCTCGCATCGTGGGCGATCTCGGAGAGGATCGGCCTCCAGCCCGGCTGAACGAGAGCCATCTCCCAGAGATCGAACTCCGTGTTCACGAGGGCCAGAGCGTCTCCGTGCTTGTGGAAGAGGCTGAGCGGGATCTCCTGAGCCTCGATGGCCGCAAGGAGGGTCGGGTGGCCTTCGGGGGACACGCCCAAGCCGATGGCCTGGTTCCGTGCGCCCTTGCGCATGTTCCACTCCTTCTTCGAGCGCTGCTCCTCGTTCTTCTCGGAAGCACCCGGGAGCGAGAGGCAGATTTCCCGCCGCCCCATCGGCTGCTCGTACGAGTAGGAGTTGGCACCACCCCGACGACTCCGCCAGCTCTTGGTGATGGTCACCTTCCCCGGGGCCGCTGCCATGGCCGTACGAAGGCCCGCGACGACAGCATCGTAATCCGTCCCATGCTTCGTCAGGAAGGCCGCCAGCAACGTGTTGTTGCTGGTCCCGCCAGAGGTCTTGCTCTCGTGGAGCCAGTCGTAGAAGCGAGCGAGAAGCGGCTCCTCGACACGCAGCCGAGCGAGGACTTCCTTGACAGCCTTCCGACCCTCGATGCCCTTGACCTTCGCGACGTCTTCCCCGTTCTTCGCGTTGTCGTCGAGGAATCGAGTCCAGAGCGCATCAGCACCCTCTGCGATCTTGTATCCACGGAGAAGCTCGGTCATCTTCGACCACTGCTGATCGCGACCCTCACCATAGCGATTGGTGTCGAGCGCCAGCGACTCGGTCCACGTCAACGGCAGCCCGAAGAAGTTCAGGGAAGCCTTGAAGTCCAAAGACCCCTGGTTCAGCGTGAGGGTGCCGCCCAAGGGACGGTGGATCTTGAGGTTGACCTCCTGTGAGACCGACCCCGCCGTGACCTTCATCTTGCAGAAGTTCCACGGGGCGCCAGGCACATGGCGCTTCAGATCGTAGTCGTAGCGATCGTTGTAGGTGTCCAGTCGCGAGACGGTCCTTGACGACCAACGACTGAAGTAAGGGGCATTCTGGTTTTCGTACTGCTTGGTGACCTGGACTTGCCGATGCTCCGGGACTCCGATGACCTGCATCTCGACGAACGGCTCGACCTCTTCAACCCCCCCGACGATCTGGTAGGTGCTGATGTCGGTATAGTGATGGTCCCCGACGAACACGTAGTCCCCCCACGCGTAGACGTTCAAGGAGAGAGCGCTTGTTGTGGTCTCCTCTTGCTCGATCCAGTACGCCATGAGTTCATCCCCCTCTTCCGGCGGGGCGACCCCGTTCGTGATCGGAATCGCGACATTGCATTTCAGGACCTTGATTCCGGCCGGAGGAAGCGGGAGGCCATGCTTCTGGAGGATCCGATGCGGGTCCTGGTTGATTTCGTCTTGCAGAGAGAAGATTTTGAAGTCGCCCATGGGCAGATCCCTACACCGACAGCGGCCCGAATCGCCAGGATTTCCAGGGCCGTGTGACGTTTTTGGGGTCCGACCCCAAAAACGGTGTACTAGGGAGACATGGGCCTGAACCTCAATCTCGTTTCCATGCTGGGCATGCCGACAAAAGCGGTCTGCCCGCACTGCGAACAGATCAACGAGCTGTACTTCGATGGCTTCGATGTCGAAGGAGTGAAGACTCCAAAGGGCGGAGTCTTCACTCTCGGCAAAGAGTGCCACACCTGTGAGAAGAACTTCACAGTCGTCTGCAAGTTCGAACCCCCCACCATCTTCATCAAGAAGGCCTGAAATGCTTCCTCGCCGGGTTATCGTAGATCACGCGCTCGACGTCATGGAGTGCCTCATGCTCCGCCGGCTCGGAGCGGACGAAGCGAATGCTGTGGAGCAGATCGCCGTTCTGGGGTTGCAGCTCCGGGAGCCCATTCAGAAGCTCGACGATGCTCGTGCGGAGCTGAACAAGCTCTCGGCGCAGTTCCCCAAGGCCACTCCCGAAGGGAAGGAGGATCTGAAGAAGGCGGCGAACAAGGTCAAGACCATGATCTCGTACTGGGAATCCACGGCTCGTCGGCTCCAGGACGCGATGAAGGAGCACGAGGGTAGGATCCCCAACATCCCCTCGCCCGACTGTCCGCTTCCTTCGCACCTGACCCCTGACCAGGTCGAGTGGAAGCGGATCCTGCTCCGCCGGGTTCACCGTCTCATCGCAGAGGAGAATGGGGGATGATTACCTACCCCGGATTCAGCCGCGTTGAATCCGAGAAGCAGCTCTTCATCTGTGAGAACTGCCAGCATGCTTGGTGGTACGAAACAGGGACGGCTCCTTCCTGTTGCAACGAGCCCAGCCGAGCGGCAACGCCGGAAGAGACTGCTTTGGCCCTGGAGTGCCTCGCGGAATCAGATGTTCTTCGGCTCCCACCAGAGAACAAACCTCTTCGTCGTGCTTGGTTGGCACGTTGGCGAGGGCATTGCGAAGTCTGCGGGGAACCGTGGAAAAACCACAAATGCCTGAATGGGGTGCGCGTCGGGGAGCCTCGATGAAACGAGTTGATCGTCCCACCCGTTCCCCTGTAGGTCCACCATGACGACCCAACTGGAGGCTGCCCGTCAGGCAGCCCGTGACGAAGTTCTGATTACCCGCGTCCCGAGAGATGGAGGGTACAACGTGCTCCTCGGCCTGGGGAAGCCGTACGAGTTGTACGTCTGTGTCAACGTCAACCTGGACACGGCCCAGCATCGGGCCCGGATGCTCGCTCACGCGCTCATCTGCACGGCCGACCCCCACTGCCTGATGACCGAGGTCAACGCGCTCATCGACGGTATCAAGGTGGTCGGAGGATCAAGTATCCCGGCTACAAGGCGAGCAACCCCCGCCACGCTCGCATCGTCATCTGCGACAACTGCAAGGAAGCTTGCTGGTACAGCAGCTTCCCCAACCCCCGCTGTGGAAGCTGCCCGTACATCATGCGGGACGGAACCCAGGAAGAGGAAAAGCTCGCCGAGCAGTGCGCGTCGGAGTGTGAGGTGGCCTACCCCAAAGCCGGAGGCGGCTACCAGCTCTACGACGTCTGGCTGAAGAAGTGGCGCCCTGGTGTGCTCGGACCCTAGAGTACCCCATGCCTAAGATGGACCGGCAGCTTGCCACCAACAAGTTCTTGGACGAAAATCACCCCGGATTGCCCGATTGGGTCCGGGATACGATTGCGTTCAGGGTGGAATACGCCTGGTTGGCGGTTTTGAGGTTCGCCGGGTTCGCCTCCCAAGGGGACGGATTCCGCAACCTCGTTCGCCGCATGACCCTTCGGGCTCTCCAGGATTTGGAAGCTGGGGTTCTCGAACGAATCGTGTGACCTGGTTGATCGAGACGGCCCCCAACCTGTAGAGGAAGCATGAAACGTGAAGCCCCTACCTCCGCCGCTGTGAACGACACTGTTGCCAGGTGGTCGGCGAAGCACCCCGACCTCGGTCCCCGTATGGAGCGAGCCAAGGCGCTCGTCGCCAACGTCAAGCCGGGTCGCTGCGACCACGTCTACTTCGTCGAGTCCGCGCCCACCCAGGACTACATCGTCCGGGTGAACCGCCGTGCCCGGACGTCAACCTGCAACTGTCCGGACTCGACCCTTCGGGGCGCCCACTGCAAGCACCGTCTTGCTGCGGCCCTCTTCGAGTCTGCCCACGTCTCCTGAACCCCGGAAAGAACCCTCCCATGCTTCGAGAAGTATTCAACATCTCCCGTCAGGACAACACGATTCCGGAGACCCTCGCATTCAGCGCGAGGGTCCTCCACGAAGTGGCTCTCCCGATCGATCTCGCAACCGTGCTCCGAAAGTCCTGTAACAACTACACCAAGATCCGGTTCACCTCCCTGGAGTCGACCCCTCTCGCTCTGGGGCTCAAGGTCTACTGGATCGCTGAGCTGGGGGCTATCGTCATCACGGGCCGGATCGCCAGTGCTGGAAACGAGTACAAATCTCCGCCGCGAGGTAACCGCGTCTACGGCGAGGGCAAGAAGTGCCTCAACACGACTTCCGCCACCCCGGATGTGGTGGACGAGATCCCGGGCGGCCGGTCGTACATGCGAATCATCCCCGAGGACAACTTCTACGCGGCAACGGCCCGCGTCGTGGCCCTGGTCGAAGAGGAAGGACAGCGCATCCGGAACCTCCTCGCCGGTAAGCTCAACCCGACCTCGAACGAGAAGGGTTTTCAGGAAGCCCTGACCGAGGAAGCTCTCGGTCTTCTGGTGAAGGACCGCCCGATCCTGGAGAAAGAGGAGCCCATGCCGGCTCCGGAACCCGCTCCGGAGGATCTCGCGACCCTTCCGGAACCGGCGAAGCCCGCGGAGCCCTTCTTCTACCCGCCCAAGGCCGAAGACCCCTTCGCCAAGTCGTAGACGCAAAGTTGGCCTGGGGGGGCCAACCTTCTACCCTACCTACATGGTCAAGCTCACCGCCACGATTCAGATCGACGCCCCGCCGGATGCTCCCGCCGCCGAGTTAGGCGACGTCCTCAAGCAGATCCGGAACATCGTCCTCCCCGAAGGATGGACCATCAAAATCGGACCCGTCGAGATCAATGCCCCGGTCCGCGTCATCCGCAAGAAAACCAGGTAGAAGCCCATCGTGGACTTCCCGGTGACAGCGGCAGCAAAGAAGCACGCACCTGTCTAGCTCGGGTCGGATCACCTTCCAAGAGGTCATCCGACCCGAGATGGTGAAGTCCTTCTCTCGGGGGTCCACATGGTGGAAGTCGAAAGCTGTGACGCAGCGATCGTACCCACACTTGGGGTTCATGCAGCGACCCCCAAGATACGAGACAGCCTTTTCGCGTAGCGCTCGACGGCGTAGCGATGTTTTCAACCGACGATCGGTGTAAGGATCAGCCATGAATTTCGAGGATTTCGAGGATGAGGTGCCGCCGACCTGCGAGTCTCGCTATCACGATAGGGTCGAGAAGTTCGTTCAAGACGGTACACCGAACCCGCGACTTCGCCACCACCTCTTGTGGCTGGCGCACAACTGCGTCGCTCACCCTCTCCTGGGGGTCCTCCCGAACATGAGGACGGTCGAGCTGCATACGGTCACCTCGAACTGGCTCAACAAGAACCGCGCGATGCGTGACCTGGTTCCGATGTTCACCGAGATGCGCCTCAAGGAGATCCCCACGAAGCCCGATAAGTGGTGGGTGCTCCACAACGTGGCCGCGCACATTGCCATCGGCCTCGCTCCCATCAAGCCCTGCTTCGACTTCCACGACTGTAGCGCGAAGAAGATGAACGTGCCGGGGTGGGTCTGATGAGCACCCGAGGTTGCGTGGCAGTGGGCAATTACTCCCAGTGGCAAGGCGTCTACAACCACTGCGATTCGTACCCCACAGGTCTTGGGAAAGAGTTGTGGGATTGGGTGCAACAGGCCGGCAAAACGGGTCTGGGTTTTGACTCCCATCTCAAACTCTTGCTCAAATCGAAGAGGTGGGAAGCCTTCGTTGGCAAGAGGGAGGTAGACGAATCTGAACCCTTGATGACCAGTGAGAGATACAACTTCGATATCAGGTGGATCTATATCATCGACCCCCAAGCAGACACCCTGATCGTCTCTTACCGCAATGGGGAGGGTGGGCGGGACTCCTACGCTTTCCCGCTGGCTGGGCCCGAACCCGACTGGGCCGAACTCGAACAATGGGTGGGGAAGAACACGACGCCGTCCACCCCGGAGCCCCCCAAGACCTTCTGGGACCAGCTCAACACGGACGAGCTGTGAGACTCCGTTTCAAATTCAAGGCGGCGGAGCAGGCGCAGACTCTCTTCACGTCGTCAAAGACGACCCCCGTTGTGGGTGACGTGATCAAGGTGTACGACAAGGCGACGTGGTCGGGGAACAAGCCCACCTTGGTGCGGGTCGTCGAGATCGTCACGCACATCAAAGGCGGGGACATCTTCATCATTGAATATCTGGTGTAGGCTCGGGTATGCCCGAGCTTCCCTACGATCCTTCGAGCGACTTCCACATCATCGGCTGTGATGAGGCTGGCTACGGAAGCTGGGCTGGGCCTCTTGTCGCTGCGGTCGTGATCGCCCCAGCGGGTTGGTGTGGCTCGCCTCGGATTCGGGACTCGAAAGACCTCACGGAGAAGAGGCGCAAGCTCGCTTTTGACGAGCTGATGGCCGACCCCTCCATCAACTGGCTCTGGCGCTTCTCGGACTCGGTCGAGATCGACGCGAAAGGGGTCTACGTGTGTCTTTGCCAGATGCACACGGCCAACGTCGCATGGGCACAGGCTCTCATGAAGGAGAGCCACCCGGGCTCGACCATGGCCATCGTGGATGGGAACCTCAAGATTGAAGGGGCTCGGAGCATACACAAAGCGGACAGCTTCATCCCGGCGGTCTCCGCTGCCAGCATCATCGCCAAGACCATTCAGAGCGAGATGATGATCGAGATGGGCAAGCTCTACCCCGAGTATGGCTTCGAGCAGCACAAGGGCTACGGCGGAGACGACGCCCACCAACACACGCGGGCTCTTCAGGCGCACGGACCTTGCTCGATCCACAGGCGAAGCTACGAACCCGTGGCCCGAGTCCTCCGGGAGCGGTCCGTGGATGAGCCGCTCCTTTCTTGGGAGGTCGACCTGTAATTCCAGGTTGATCCCCAAGCTGGTCGTCCTGTAGGAGATCCATGCGTAACACCGGCAAGCTCATCGCCTTCCCCGAGTTCGGCTGCTTCATGATGGTGAAGGAGGGACCCCTCCCCGCTGAAGTGCCCATCGAGTTCGAGGACATCTGGCTGGACGGCACCCTTCTGACGTGCGCGATGTTCAACGACAACACCCCCGACATCGAGAACATCGGGGAGTTCGAGATCATCTGCGGGCACGTCGTGAACGCGGCCAACAAGACGTTCGGCACCACCTTCGTCTGCGAGGACTTCAACCAAATGGGGGTCGAGAGTCACGCCAGCGACCCCTGTGAGTGCCGCGAGGAAGCTCGGGCTCTGCACTCGGACGGCGTGGGGAACTGACCATGATCAAAGCAAGCGAAATCGAAGAGCGCGTCCGCGTCGTGGACGCGCAAATCATCAAGCAGGGGAGGAACACATCGATCGGGTGATCGAAACGGATTGGCAGCCGGGGTCAACGATCCTCGTCAGCTTCGATCAGCAGTTCACGTCTCGTATCCTCGACGAGCTGAAGTCGAGGATACGAGACCGAAGGCGGGTGGCACGTCGAGAAGGGCGGGGGCGACCAGAGGGATGAGGGATGGTGGCTACTGGCTCAAGCTCACGAAGCGTGTGGCCTCCGCCAGCAGCTTCTACGAACGATAGGCGGTGTAGCCGGGGGAGGGCATGTCCTCCCCCGCGCGCCCCTTTCTCAAATGGGTTGGTGGCAAGACCACCCTTCTATCCTTCCTCCTCAAGACCTACCCCAAGAAGATCGGGACCTACTACGAACCCTTCCTTGGGGGTGGCGCTAGTTTCTGGGCGCTCGCTCAAGAGAAGAGGTTCGAGAAGGCCGTCCTGACCGACTTGAATGCCGAGCTGGTCAACGCATACCTGATGGTCGGCGGCTTCGGTGAAGAGGTGATTCGAGACCTTCTTGCGGTACAAACCGCGTATCGCATCGCCCCCAAGGAAACGTTCACGACCTGGCGGCAGATGGACCCGGCGCTTCTGGAGCCGGTCACCCGAGCTGTCAGGATGATCTTCCTGAATAAGACCTGCTTCAACGGCTTGTACCGGACCAACAAGAAGGGGCAGTTCAACTCTCCCTGGGGGAAAGAAGAGAACGCCTCGATTTGCGATGGGGCCAATATCTCGGCTTGTGCGGAGGTCCTCCGGAGGGTCGATTCGACACTGGACGGACTCACCATTCAGCACAAGCCGTGGTGGCAAGAGGTCTCTCAGGCTCAGCCGGGGGACCTCGTCTACTTCGATCCCCCCTACGTGCCGGTCTCTGACACCGCGAGCTTCACGGGATACACTTCAGAGGGCTTCCCTGAAGCGGAACAGAGAGCCCTCGCCAAGAGCTTCTCTGAGCTGGCAGAACGTGGGGTGGCCGTCGTCCTCTCGAACTCGGATACGCCCCTTGTGAGAGAGCTGTACGAGGGGTGGGAAATTCACGAGGTGAAGATGGGGCGCTCTATCAACTCGGACGGAGCGAAGCGCGAAGCTGTGGGCGAAGTGGTCGTGGTGGGTCGCCGGGACGGACTCACCCCTTTCATCTCGGAGCACCAAGAAGACCCCTTCGCCTACATGAACGCCCTCATGGAAGAGTTCTAGCGAACTTGACCTTCCCAGGGATGGCGATGTGGAGCCAGTGTCGGACTTGCTCCGGCACTCGGCCGGGACCGTAGGCGACCATGAGCCCAATGGCCTCGCAGAAGGCCTCCTCGGGGTTCTTGTTGGCGTAGGCTGTGATGGGTGTCGAGGGGACTCGAACGGTCTTGGTGCCCTCTGAGAGGAGCTTCTCGAAGTCGTCTCGGTTGAAGCGGTCGTGCAGGTAGGCACGGTCGTGAGACAGCGCATCGAGCTGGAGCGCAAGAACGGGGTCCGATGTCTCCAGGTGCTTCATCAGCGAATGCGTGAAATGTCCGACGTTGGGGGGCCACTTGCTCAACAGCTCGGCGATGTCGAGTTCCTTCAGGTCCCCGCTGATCACGGCGTACCAGAAGTCGCTCCCATCCTTGCCGAGGTGCTTGAACAGGTGGTGGCCCATCTCGTGAGCCATCACATGGGTTGCCCACTCGGGCCGTTCTGAGATCAAGGAGGCCGTCGAGAGAGTGATGGTGCCGTCTCCGTTGTAGCGGCCCCCCTCATCGAGGGTCATCCCGAAGTCCAGGATGACCGGGAGCTGGTTCTGGATCAACCAGGGGAGAATCTTGGCGGCTTTGGTCTTGTAGTCCTGGAGCCCCTGCTTCAGCTTCGAGAGAACCTTCTCATTCCAATGCGTATCGGACAAGTCGGTTCGATCGGACTTGAACCCGTGCATGATCACCTGGAATCCTTCCAAGGTGATCGTCTCATCCTTCGGGACATCAACAGGGATTTCGGGCGCCATCCCATTTGTCTTGAGCATCTCGAAGACTTCACGCATCGCTGTCCAGAAGACTCGGGCTTTGGCTTGAACGCGAGCCTTCCACTTGGGGGCATTGCGCTCGAACTCCAAGAACCGGCTCTCCTCGGAGTAATACTCGTTGGCAAACCCGATGGGCATGCTCTTCAGCTCCGACATCCATGTCCAAGCGACCGCACGAGTCTTGTGGTCGATCCAAGAGACATCGTGTCCTGTTGCCTTGGAAATGTCGTACTTGACGGCGTCCCCAAGGAAGTGCTTGAAGAACATGTCATCGAACCGATTGGAGTAGATCCGAATCGCTACCCGCAGCTCATGCGCTGTCTTGTAGTCTTTGACCAGGGGTATGTTCTTGACCAGCGTCAAGAAGTCCTTCCGGAGCTTCTCGATGAGAGCAAGGTCGACCATGACCTTGTCGGCGATCAGGAACCTGGCGAGAACTCGGTGAGCGATCATCGGAAGGACACCGGGCGCAGGAAGTAGTAGGCAAACCACTTCTCGCTCTCATACCCCTTCATCGCGTCCAAGAGGTCGTACATCTTGTCGCTCGGGGCCTCTCGTCGGATTTCTGCGTCCGCTGCCTTGATGCGGCGTTCGAGATTGTCGAGCCAGTGATCGAGGGCTTGGGCCATCTTGGGATCGCTCATGTCCTGGGGGACCATCTCCGCCGTGACCTCCCGGGCGTACCGCGTCCCCTTGAAGAAGAACTGGAACCACTTGGTGTGTTGGCGCTCGCCGATGGCATCCGTGAGCTGCACGAAGGCCTTCCCGGGTGTGCCCTGCCCCCGAAGCTCCTGGTTGGCCCGCTGAGTCAACTGGAGCAGGTTGTCGAGCCACTTGTCGAGGTCCTTCGACATCGTTCCGGGGTCAACCCAGGAATCGGAGTTGTCGTCGTAGTAGCTCGCTTCCTTGTACTTCGACATGAAGCGGGCGAGGATCCGTTCCGACTGGTCATGCTCTTCGGGTTTCCCGTGGCAGCTACAGCTCTCGCACCCCTGCTTGAGGGACGCCGCCTTCTCGTGGAGCTTGTCCATGACCGTCCCATCCTTCAGATATGTGTCCTCCAGTCCGGGGACGAGATACTGGCTCTTCAGCGTGGCAGGCTCGTGGCCCACGGCTTCCGCTGTGACTTCGAGGGCTTCCTTGAACTCTTCCTTGAGCTGCTTCTCCCGCTTCTTGGGGTCTTCGGGGAGCTTGCCGCCCTTCTTCCTGGAGGCCTTGAGCTGGTCCTGCATCTCGACGTTCGCGTGCAACCCACGGATGTCCTTTGCCGAGATGTCAAATTCCTTCAGGTAGGCGTTCACCTTCTCGGCTGAGACCTTGCCCCCGTCCCACTCGAAGATACAGGACGTCTCGTTCTCGGCCGCCTCACAGGCATCCTTGAGCGCCTTGGTGATGGTCGAGTCGGTCACCTTCTTGACGTGCTTGACGCCGGACTTGCCGACGTACTTGATGGTCGCCCCGCCCTTGCTGAAGGTGATGTGGTCCTTCTGCCAGCCCGTGACCCCGAAGTGCCCGTCGTCCGCGCTCTCGTCGTTCCCGACCCGCTCGAACGTGTGATCCATCAGCATCACGGCGAGGGCCGTGAGCATCTTCTCGGGATCGCTCGACTTCAGGTCCTTCTTGGCCTTCGAGCGGACGTCGTCGATCTTGCCCCGGAGCTTCTCGATTCGCTTCGCCTTCTCCCGGTTCCGGTTGGCGATCTGCTTGTCGGAGTACTCGTAGACGGTCATATCCTCGCCGTCTTGAGTCTTGACCTTCTTTTTCTTCTTGTAGCGGGCCGCGACTTTTTCGGTGATACCCATCATCTTGAGTTCGATCGGGGAGTAGAACTGGAACACAGGGTTGGGAATGGTCACGGTCGACGCCGAAGAGATGTCGTCCCGCTGGAACACGTAGGGATTCCCGATGGTGCCTCCCTTGGGGTCGCGGGATGTCCACAGCTCGGACTTCCCATACACTCCCACGAAGACGATCCAAGAGCCTCCGTCGATGACCCCGAGGTAGCCTCCAACCTCTTTGGGGTTGGAGTAAATCTCCGTCAGGCCCGCGGTCAGAGCAGGGTGGTCCGCCATCTCCGGCGGTAGAGGCATCCCCCCGGAGCTTCCCCTTGCCACGACGGATCGTAGAGCGGCCTCCCGGCGGGAGACGACATGTTGAGCAGCTACTCGGAGGGACCGGCTGTGCATGGGTTCTACATCAGGGGCGACGTACAAGAGAAATCTCCCCCAAGAAGCTGGAACCGAGCGAGGACTTGCTCAGCGGTCACGAGGGAGGATCGCTTCAGGATGAGCTTGAAGGTTTCGAGCTGGTCACGAGACATGTCCCAGTTCATGACGTAGGACCGAAACACCTCGGCCCATGCTTCGCCAATGTTGCTCCGGCCATAATCAGAGACAGGGAGGACCTCACGAGGATCAGCATCCCACTCGTCTTCCCAGGCCTTGGTGCGAAGCTCGATGTTGGTTTCTTGAAGCTCCTTCGCGTTCGAGTCCTTGATCGATTCGTCGATGAATGCGAAGGAGGTCTTCATCGATTCGTCGATGAGAGCAATGCCCTTTTTGGCCCAAGCCGCCAAGATAGCCTTGAACGCAGTGTTCTTTGCCTCCTCGTCAGGGTACTTGGTGAGCTTCAGGGCCAGCTTGGGTGCCGCTTTGAAGTACACGTAAAGAGCCTTGCTCTTGGCGAAGGCATCCCAGTACAGCTTCTCGATCTCGGGGGTCCCTCGCTTCCAGGTGGTGTTCGTGAACACACTGGAAAGTTCATCCCGATGCTTCTTCGCAGCCTCTTCCAGAGGGGGCCCGAACTTGGCGAGAGTCTCCTGATACCCCAATTTGGAGTCCGTCATGTTCCCCAAGGGCTCTGCAATCGCCCCGAGGAGATCGAGAATCTGGTTTTTGCCCTTCTTGATCTTCTCGGGAGGGATGATGTAGGGGTCCCTCGTCTTCTCGGGCTTCTTGTTCTTATGCACCCGGACGAGGCTCTCAAAGAACTCTCGCTGTCTTGAGGAGAGCTGATGGAACCAGTACCTATGGCCCAGCTCGTGGGCCATATAGCCCACGATGTGTTCGCTAGGGCGGGCGTAAATCATGACGACGTCTTTGCCGATATTGTATCTACCGGCTACTCCCAGGTCCGCCCCATTTTGATTGACCCCACCGCACGACTCACATTGAATGAAGACGACACCATACCACGCAGACTCAAGCTTCTTGGCTCGAAGGCGGTTGTAGGTCTCGTCGAGGTATCTGATGTAGAGACGGGTGTCGTCAGGGGTGACCTTCGAGTCCTCGATGATGACCCGCATCCCGTACATGTCAAAGTCGGTGACTGTCGGAGTAGGGTTCGCTTCTTGGGCTTGTGCTGAGAACTTCTCGATGAGGTCCTTTTGAACGACGTCCACCCAATCCATGATCCATCCCCCGAACCCAGAGGGAGACTTGAGCAGAAGCTTCTTGCTGGCAGCGGTGAACCCCGACTGAGTCAGGTACTCCCAACGCCGCTTGCTGTCCGCGTCGTCTCCAAAAGACTCGGCCATGCCGTTCTTGAAGGCGGCGATCAGCTCGGGGGTTGTGATGCCCTTGAGGGCTTTCTGGACAAGGCTGTCCCGCTTCGGTAGGTCCACCCTCCAGTAGTACTTGATGTAGTCGAGCAGCGTGGAGACCTGGTCTTTGAAGGCGTACTCGATGTCAATACGTATCGTCCACTTGAGATACCCCTCGATATCCCCCGGAGCCGGAGTAGGGACAGATGTCAACATCTCCGCTGACTTCTGAGCCACCATGAGGTTCTCGGCCATGATCTTGTACCGAGTGTTGATGTACTCCCGGGCCGGGGCGAACGTGATGATGCTGTTGAAGTCTTCCTGGAATTCCAGGAAGAAGGTCTTCAAGTCCGTCATGACCTTGTACGCCACGTCCTCGGGGCTATTCGAGTTCCCCAGGGGAGTCTTGAGGCGCTTCCGCAATTCGGCCTTCTTCTCTTTGAAGAACTTGCTCGAAAGGAAGAACTCCGGGTCAGGAGCCTTCTTCGCCCCAAGGAATCGGGAAACTACACGAGAGGATAGAGACATGGTTCAGTCTTCCCCGTCGTCGAGCATGGCGGCCTGGGTGTAACGAGCGAGCACCTTCTGAGCAAGAGCCGGCGGAGGGTCGTGCCAGATCTTGTAGAGGCCGATGATTTGGTTCTTCTTCCGGCCCTTGGGGACGGGCTCAATCTCGATGATGGGGTTCCCCTTGACGTCGAGCCCCACGGAGACGATCCTGCCCTTCTTGTTCTTGTACTTGCCGTACAGAATCCGGTCCCCCACATCGAAGAATCCCCGAGCGGACACGCTTTTCGAGGCGGTCATGTGGTGCGAGTAGACTTCGAGAAACTGCGCCTCGAACTCCCCAATCCGAGTTGAATCGTTCTCGTCGATCTTCACGTTCGCTGGGACCAAGACGTAAGCAGTTGCCATCTCGTATTCTTCGCTGATGTTCGTCTGAAGGATGGACCCACCCATTGCCGCCAGCTCGTGTTCGAGCCTCTTGACCATGGTCTGTGCGAGTTCCACAGACCATCCGCCAAAAGGGATGTCGAACTCGACGTAGCCCTTGAGAGGGAGTTGCTGTCCCTTCTCGTGGTGGCTCTTTCGAAAGCGAACCAGGTACTCGATGTACTTCGCGTCGTGGGGGGAAACGAAGACAGCGACCACGTCAGCTACCCGGACGCTGGCCGTCACGACCTCATACCCTCGCATCTGGGCGAAGTGTGTTGCCATCTTGAAGGACGGCGTCCAGGAGAGGAACTTCCGGACGATCGCCGGCTTGTCCACGGGCTCCCCTCGGTAGAGCGTGACCTCTGCCCCATGCTTGCTGTGGACCAGGTTGCGGACTGGCGTGTAGAGGTCGTACAGCTCGTCAGCATGGGCTTCCAGGGCCGGCGCAGAGCCTCCGAACACCCCGTGAAGGAAAGTCTCCACGCCGTGCTTCAAGTCGCTCGGAAGAGCCTCGAACACCGCAAGAGCGGCCTCTCGAACAGCCCCGTCCGTAGCGAGAGTCCCCGCGTATCTTTGCGCCACTTTTGAGGAAGCCGGAGCCATGTATCTACGGAGAGGGCCCTATCAATACTTTCCGGTTGATCCCCAAGGTTCTCGGTGTGTAGTAGGGACATGATTATCGACGCGTATGCCGAATGGGACGACCCCCACGCTTTCCGTGTCTACCTCGTTGAGGAATACGACGAGTTCGAGAACAAGCCCCTGAAGGCGTCCTACACGGAGAACGACACTCACGGTCGGCTTTTCCGGGCCTGTTTTCTGGCCAACCCGAAGGACTTCGCGGGTCAGACCGTGGGGATCCTCTGGTCGGCTGGGCGAAGGTGGCCCCCGCCAAGCGAGCGGCCACGGCTGTCAAGAAGGAGCTGAAGAAGATCGCGAAAGGTCTTCCCGGCCCGACCATGGCCGATGTCGCGTTCGCGGCTCAGCTCGCCATGATCATGACGAAGAAGCCGAAGGGTTGATCCCGGATCCCTTCCTCCTGTAGGACTCCCATGAGCACCCAACAAAACGCATTCGACGCGGGCATCATCGAGATCGTTCTACGTCTCGGAGGCTGGCAAGGTGTCCGCGAGGCCCTCTACATCAAAACCCTGGCGGGCCCTCTTCGCGTTCTTCCGCAGTGGGACTATGTCGACTGTCGGTTCGACGACCCCAAAGCGGCCAGCCAGCTCACGGGCGACCCCATCGACCCTCAGACGGGCAAGTGGAACCACGAATACCTCGGAAAGTCCATCCGCACAGCGCTGAAGGAATTCGAGGAGACTCTCCGAAAGGTGCTGCCGTGATCAAGAAGTTGACCAAGAAGCAAAAGGCGGCTCAAGAGGTCGCCTTCAATGCCGGGGTGGTCGAGATCGGTACCCGTCTGGGTGGGGTCTCTCAGGGCAAGGAATGGCTCCCCAACTACTACGAGATCACGACCCGAGCAGGGTATCTCAGCATTGCCACCTACGGTAACTGGGTCGCCTGCAAGTTCAACGACCCTGACGCGGCGAAGGCTGTCGTGGGGACATCTGGGCTCAACCCATTCTCCGGGAAGTGGAACCAGAACTACTTCGACGTGCCCGTCAAAGACGCCTTGGAAGACTTCGAACGAGTTCTCCGGAGGATTTTGCCTCCCGAGGTTGATCGTCTCGCCCCCGTTCGTGTACTGGCTTCGTAAACGGGCTTTGCCCCATCTCACAGAGGAGTTTCGAATGTTCATCCCCGATGCAACCCACACCGCGCTGTTCCAGGCCATGAGCGACCTCGACAAGAGCCGCACAGCACTCAAGTCGGGCCAGTGGGCCGCGAAAGTGCTCACCATGCTCCTGACCTCCGCTGATGTCGGTGCCCTCGATTCGAGCATCGCGTTCCTGAAGGCGAACGCGGACAAGATCAACAAGATCCCCGGCGTTTGCGCCGAAGGTTCCGAGGCGATCGAGAAGGCGAACTCCGCCCTGGAGAGGGCCCGCTCCAAGATCCCCAACACCACGCCCCCGGATCCCCGCGGCTTCGAGTCCTGTGCGGCTCCGAGCGAGCCGGTGGACGAGTGGGCATTCATCCCCCCGACCTGACCTTCGGTTGATCGCGTCGAGCTTGGCCTTGTAGGACCCCCATGAAGGCCAAGCTCGACAAGAAGACGAACAAGTACGAGTTCGAGTTCGAGTTCAACGGGCGGGAGTACACGGTTGACGGCGACCGCTTGTTCGATGCCCTCGCCGTCAGTATCGGTGGCACTTGCTACCATGTGGGCTGGTTGGCTGAGGTTCTGGGCCGTAACTCCCTGACTCTCAGCCCCCTCAGCATGGGAGATGTCATCCCCGGCTGGCAGATCGCCCCCGCCAAACTCCTCCCCCAGTTCTGAGCTACCCGTCGATGAGATTCCTGTAGGGCTCGTCGTTGACCTCCGAGTAGAAGGTCTCCTTGGGGCCTTCGAACAGCGCGAGAGTCCGACGGATCATCTCGTAAGGCTGCGGATCAGTCGGGACCATCGTCCGATTGAACCCCGCGGCTTTCGTGTGTCCGCCACCCCCGAAGACCTTCGCGAACTTCGCACAGTCGAACGTCGTGTGGCTCCGCGTCGAGAACGCGAGCTTGTGGTTCTCCCCGTCGAACTGGCATGAGAACCCGATGACGAGGTCTGCATCCTCGCCAAGCAGCTCCGCTGCATCGCTCGTCGTCGTGAGCCCCTGGAAGACCACCACCCGCGTCCCGACCGGCGTCGTGTAGCGGTAGGCCCTCGCCACAATGCTCTCGACCTTGGCTTGCTGCTTCTGGACAAGGACGGGCCCGATCTCCGCAAGGTCGGACCAATCGATCGCATCACACTTGAGCCACTTCTCTCGCGGCCAGAACAGAAGCGCTTCAGCCTGAGCACAGGCTTCGAGCCAGCGAGGGCTTCTCCTCTGCCAGGTGTCCCGGATGCCAGCGAGGGTTGCGAAGTCTTCGATCAGCTTCTCATAGGCCGTGGGCCTCGTTCGGCCTGCGAGCCGGCACATCGGACGCCACACCTCACGGAAAGCGAGGACCGCTCCGGAGACACCCGGTTCCAGAGCTTCGTCTGCGTAGACGCTGTTCTCCCCGAAGGACTTGATGGTCGCCTCCGAGGACTTGTGGTGGTCGAGCACGATGGCGCCCGCGTCCACGAACTTCTGGGCCTGGTCGGCGTGAGGGGTGAAGTCGCAGAAGAGCATCCCCGGCTTGGGCTCCAGGGCGGCCAGCTCGGGGGACATGTGCCGCATGAAGACGATCTCGGCCTTGGGCAGAGCGTCATGCAGGATCATCGCTGAGGCGAGACCATCCGGGCAGTTGTCGTGAACGATGAGGGTGGTGACGGCGTCGAGCTTGTCGAGGGAGATCATCCCACGCAGCTACACCAAGAACGTGCGCCCAAGCTGGAGAGCGCGAGCATCCGCCGCTTCTTTTGCCTTCTCGAAGTCCAGATCGAAGCCCTTCCAGTCATTGGACCCATGACAGACCTTCCAGATCCATCCCAGCCCCGGCTTTCTTTGGAGCCAAGTCTTCTTCTCGGTTTCATCGATCTCTTTTGGGGAAAGAGACATGATTGACGACCCAGTCTCGTGATCACGACGACAGAGAAAACGAGCGTCTGCTGAGGCAGGTTCCCAGATCGAAGGATCATGCTCGGTAGGTCCCTCCAGGGACGTCGTACACGTAGACATCGAGGCCACCCATGGTCTCTTCGATGATCTTGGAGACCTCCGCCCAAGACCCACCCGCGAGCCCACAGCCGATCCTCGGCATGTGGATCGTGGCTTGGGTGGTCCTGGCAGCCTTTGCCACCTTCTGGAGGCACTTCCTCAGTGCGTCGTAGCGAATCGGAGGCCCGTCATCGTCTGCGCCCTTGTGCTGCGTCTTCTTGGAGCCGTAGCCGGTTTGGGCGATCATGTTCATCACCCAGATCCCGTTGTCCTCATGGGTCTTCCCCTGGACGCTCACGCTTTGAACCTCCCCAAGAGCGAACGGTCCGCTTCGAGGATGCTTCCCGTTTCGATACCACTCTCGGTAGGCGATCTCGGGGTCAAACCAACGCCCCGAGATCGCGAGGACGAATCCAGCGCCCCATCCCCCGACGTCGTTGCAGATGTGGACGATGTATCGCGTCCCCGTGCCTTGGGGTCGGACGGCATTGCCGATGAGGTAGTGGATCATGCTTCACCAACAGAATCCGACAAGGCCGATACCAGATTCTCCTCGAACACGAAGAACTCGCTGGAAAGGGCCACAGAGGACCAAGAGTTCTTCGTCTTCGGGTGCCATATCCCAAAGAGGGACTTTGACCCATGTATCCGTTGTGTGCCCAATGCTGCGATCTGCCTGAAGGAAGAAAGCAGAACCTCCCTTGGGGACATCGTAACTGGGTGAGGCCCCAAGGGGTAGATTGTCTTCTTCGGTAGTCATGCTTCCAGGAGAACGGGGAAACGGGTTGCTTGCCACATCGAGGTGGGGTGTGGCAAGCAACCCGGTAGCAGTCGTGGGGTATGCTGTTCTCAGGCGCCCCGATGAGCCCCGCTGTCTTCAGACGCGAGAAGACCCACGCCACGAGCGCTTGCTTGGCTCGCATCGAGTTGACGAACGACTCGATGCACACATGGTAGCGGTACTTGTGGTGCGGAAGAGCTGCGAAGTCCTTCTTGATGGCCTCTCGGATCGCAACAAGAAGCTTCTCCCTCTCCCACCGCCTCATCGAGGCACGGATCTGGGATTTGCGTCGAAGCGACCCGCCGGATCGGTAGGTGATCATGGCTTCAGAGTTACGATGAAACAGGTTGCTTGCCAAATCATGCCGGCTCGTTTGCCGGAGTACATTTCTTGGGGGACGGCATTGCAGGGCGGTCCGATGAGCCCCTCCGCCTTCAACCTGGAGAAGCACCAAGCGACCAGGCTCCGCTTGGCTCGGTACTTCTCAGCCACCTTCTCGATGAAGAGGCCGATCATTGATCGGTGATACGCCAAGATGTCCTGGACATCTTGGCGTATCACGGAGAGGAGCTTCTCCTTGTTCCACCGCCGGCACGATGGACGCATCCCCTGTTTTCGCTCAGGGGAATTGTAGTGCCTGGAGGTGTGCATCCTCCAATCTTACACCGAAACCTACGGGAAGAGGAGCATCTTGATCCCCGCCGCCCTCGCTCGGGTGTGGCAGTCCTTCGTCCCCCGGCTGCGCTCCAGGTCGGGGGTGAAGGCGATCCCGAGGTCGAAGGACGTCCCGTCCTTGTGGGGGTGCTCGTCGCGGATCATCTTCGCGTTCCGGATCGGGCCCGCAGACTTGGGGTTGCCCGCTGCTTTCGCCGCGTCCCAGTCGGCGGGGTAGGCCCGCACCTCGAAGCCGTACTCCTTGGCCAGCTCGGTCGCCATGGCATCAGCCCCCGTCGGACAGTCCCCGTGGACGATGATGATGCGGAGGGTCTTCTCGGCGAGCTTGTCGAAGACCCTCCGCATCCCGAGCTGGTTCTTGTAATCCCTCGACCCGGTCACGAGCACTTTCACTGGTTCTGTTCTCCTTCTGCGGACTTCTTGAGACCCCACGCTGTCAACAGCGATTTACGACTCCGGATCGCATCGAAGAGAGCGTTCCGAAGGCTCGATGTCTTCACCATCTCTCGGCGCTCTTTGGTGAGGCTGTACCACTCATTGAGCTTATCCAGCTCAGCCAACTGCTCCAGCTCCGAGAGCAGAGCGCGTTGAATGTCGTACTCGTAGTACTGCGCCGGGGGATTCTTGTACTCCTCCGCGGCCTTGGAAGTTGCAGCCTCCGGGATGTCCTTGAGCTGCTCGGTCACCTCGGTCACCTTGCGGCCCAACTCAAGGGACATGTCCAGGGCCTTTCGGCCTTCCGTCTCCTGAGCCAGGTTTCCCGCGCAGATTTCGTTGAAGGTGAAGCGAAGCGCGTCAAACGATGCCATGAAGGCGTTGAACTGCGCCTGGCTCGTGACCGCCGGCATTTGTGCCTGAAGGGCACGGGCAAACTCCTCGTTCGGTTCCAGGGGCTCTCTGTTGTCGCTCATACATATCCTCAGTGGGTGGGATGGTTGGCCCCACGAATCAGAAAATCGTAATACTTCCGAGCCTTTGACTCTGCATCGGGGACCCCCTCCGAGCGCAAAGCGAGCTGGAATGTCCCCCGGATGAGCTGTGCGCCCTGCTCCGGGTTCGAGAGTAGTCGAAAGCATGGTCGACAATACTCGTACTCATTTTGAGGCTCTTGCCCCATTTGTCGTACCGACTCCTTCTCGGAGTCCGATAGTCGAAGCGTGACACAGGCCGACGACTCGATCTTCTTCGAGCAAACACAGCATTTCATCCGACGTCCCCATACTCTTTCAAGAGCGTGTGCTGTACGTCTTCTATCGCAAGTTTACCCGAACAGACACGCTCCGCGAGTAGTAGCGCTTTGGAGATAGGTAGAGGGATATGTTTCAACACATGCTGACGGAGCTTGGAAGCCTCCATCTGGTGGAAATCTCGAATGGTGTCCGCTCTCGGGACGATCCCTGTTCGAGGTCCGAATCGGTGCGGGTGGCAATCGTAGGGGTCCCCCGTCGACCAGGTTGTCCTACAGACGAAGGGTCGGCCCTCGTGTGCAGAGCACTTGCTCTCAGAGAGAAGTGGGCAAGGGATGTTGCTCAGGAACCAGACTTCATGAGCAAGGCCCCATACCTGCGTCGAGTGAGTCTGGAGCTTTGCCTGTAGGCTCGCAGTCCAAAGCCCTCGTTCGACCAGCCATCGGAAGAGACTGATACCCTCAAGAATAGAGATCCCCACAGGGTGGGAACAGCAGGCGGAGCACTTCACGACACACGAGATTACCCGTCCGAGATCCTCTGCCGTGTCACGAACCGAAGCCTCGAAGGCCCCAGCTCGCTCGAAGCGTTGAGCTTCGACCTCATGTGTGTCTCTCTCCAAAAGAAGGGGGAGCGACCGTCGGGTCATTCGTCGAACTCGGCGTCATCGAGAAGATGGGTATAGGCGTTCTTCTCGGGTTTCGGCTTGACGGCGACGTGGGCGATTCGTTGCTTGACCGTCTTGAATTGCGCGGTGATGTCGATCCGCGAGCGGCCTTTCTCGTGAACGGCCACGAGGAGGTTCCCAGATTGCAGCCCCAACATGGGCGAGAAGAACACGGGCCCACCCATTCGAGCGGGGTCGCTCGCCACCCAGTCAACGTACAACCTCAAGGGTTCTTCCGTCGGAGTTGCCAGAGGCCCGATGATGCGAGCGATGTACTGCAACCGGCCCAAGCTGGGCCTGGACTGCATGACCACGAACGGCCACTCCGTCTGCGGGTTGGAGAGAACCGTCGCCTCTCCCTTGAGATCCGCATCGAAGCGAATCTCCTTCACCTGCCCGGAGGCTGCGAGAAGCTCCGACATGTGCGTACGCTTCAGGTCGTACTTGCGGACAATCCAGTGCTGCCCATCGTGCAGAAGAAGGTCTCCGAGCTTCATGCTTCCACCACTGCCGGAATCAGGAGGTCTTGAGGCGTGAACTGCTCCTCGAACTTCTTGAGGATGGGGAACGCCGTTGCTGCGTCATCTTCGAACGACCGACGCACGTCGTAAAGCGCATTCCGGAAGGAATTCTCTATGACGTGCGTCAGGATGGCTTTTTGAGGAGGATCCGAGAGATCCCAGGTCTTGAGGTGCCCCACCCACTCGGCGTGAGCGGACTTCTCGATGTCGTCTTCCAACCCGAGCATGCGATGGTAGGGACCGATGTCCCCCTCCTCTCGACTTCTCGGGAGGTAGACAGTCCTTCGAGCCAGACTGCGAAGAAGGCGTTGGGCGAGGTGTTGAGCGAGAAGAGCGGAGGGCATCGCCTATACTGACACCGAATCCGCTCCCAAGCAGAGAGGGATCGTTCAGCCGCCGAAAGGACCGCCGAGTTCGAGGCCGGCATCCTTGAGGACGTCGTCCGTGCTCTTGCGCTTCACGACGGACGCCTTGGGAGTCGTGGCGGGAGCCTCGTCTTCGACGGGAGCTGCCTTCACTTCCGATTCCGCCTTCTTGTCTTCGTCCGAGGACGCCTTGACAGGCTCGACGGCAGCCTTGGGCGAGCTGCCCTTGGCGAGCTTCTGCGCGACGAGGGCAGGGGGAGCCTCGTACGAGGACACGACGCGATAGAAGCCGCGTCCCTTGGCCGGGACCTTCTCGAAGGTCTCCTTGGCCGAGGAGAGGGTGTACGAGATGTATCCTCGCGGGTTGTCCGAGAAGGGCAACCAGCCCATCTCCTTCATCTCCGTGAAGAGGGTGTCCGCGTTCACGATGCGATCCCCAGCCGTGACTGCCATGGCGTCGTGCAGCTTGGGACGATCCCCATTGGCCACCTGGCGACGGCCTTCCGCGGCTCGGCTCATGCCCGCCACCTTGGGCTTCGGGTCTGCGGCGGACTCGTCCTTGGCCTTCGGCTTGCGACCCGGCTTGCCCTTCGGCTTCACAGGTTCCGGAGTGCTCGTGGCATCCTCCGTTGCAGCCTTCGGCTTGCGGCCGGGCTTGCCCTTGGGGGCCGCTGCGGGAGCTGCTGAGGCCGACGATCCGTCACCGAAGATTTCGACGAACTTCGTCACCTTGTCCGCGGCCTTCACCGCTTCGGCCTGCTTCGTGGCAACTTCGGCCTGAAGCTCGGATAGGGTGCTCTCGTACGTGATCTTGTTCATATTGGGATGATCTCCAGATGCACATGCCGTCTCTCGGTCCCTTTGGGGTATGCCGAAGACGGTAAGATGGTTCCCTGTGATAGGACCCTAACCTGGAGGATCTGTCAAGGATATATTTTGGGGTCGGTTCCAATTCGAGAATTCAGGACTCTGAGATGCTTTTTGGAAACGTCCTCTTCACGAACGTTTCCAAAATTGCACTTCTTGATCTGGAAACACGTTGCAACCACGCCAGGCCCAGCCTTGAGCCCTTCACAACGTTCGCAGATAGCTGTCCCAAAATTCAGACGGAACCGTAGCCGAGCACCTTCCGCGAGAAGCTCGTGGTAGGCCTCAGAGAGCTTCTCAACGGCGGCAAAGACCTGGGTGGGGTCTCCGGTCGAGAAGCTCTGGAGAGCTTCGTCAGCAGGGTCTACTTCTTGGGGAACTCCCGCTCGATGTCCGCCTGGCAGATGATCCCCATCCGACGGAGAGCTTGCTCGGTCTGCCCCTTCGACACGGCCATTCGTAGACCGGGAAGATGACGGGAGTCGATCGTCTGAGCGGAGGTGAGGACCTGCGTCATCAGCCTGTGCCACTCGATTGCGTTCTTCGGAGCCAAGGACTGCGTCTGCGTCTCCAGTAGGCGGGTCTTCATTCACGACCCCACCCAGGGAGAGATCCCCTTGAACGTCGAGTAGAGCACGTTCGTCTTGGGGCCCTCCCGGTTGAAGTCGCTCTGCATCGCGTCCATCAGCTCCACAGTCGGGAGCCGTGTGACCGTGGCAGCCAGCTCCAGGAGGTCCGGGTTGGATGTGATCCGTAGGAGGTCCGCTCGGGACTTCTCATCGTGCTCCAGGCAGTAGATGACCTGCTCTCGGGTCATCGTGTCGAGGAGGCAGATACCGATCGCCCCCGGCGTGCCTCGCTCCAGCCACACGTTGTTCTTCGTGTCCCGATCGCAGTTGGTGCATCGGGGCTCCTCATCGCAACAGTTGTCGCTCATCGTCCGATCCAATCCGTCTGGAAAACCAAGATCCGCTCGTGTCCCTCAAGGCAGCGTAACCCCACCTTCCAGTAGAAGTGGGAGGCCTTTCGACGAAGGGCGTACGAGGTGGGCTCCGGTCGAGCCGCACAAGAGCAGCATGACAAGTTTTTCAGCGCTTGGACAACATCGTCGGCTCCGCCTGTCGGTTGAGCTTGACGGATATCTTCGTCCGTGAGGTCGGGGGAGTCTTCGTCCAGAGTACGGATAGATATGTCAGGAGTCATCGTCGAGATCATCCTTCCCCAGAAGAGCTTTCGCCATAGCCGTCTTGAACTTGCGCGACTTGACGGGCTTGGGGATCTTGACGATGGCATCCCTTCCTCGGGGGTCCGGCTGCAACCCTTTACTCTTCTCGAAGAGTTCGTACGCCGCGTCAAAGAGATAAGGCAACAGCCCGCCAATCAACTTGAGGGCTGTAACATGCCCCAACTCATAGGCATGCACCCTTTGTTCATCCCGCCGATACTGTATGTGCTTTTCACCGTTGACCCAACGATACTCCCCCACCTCGTAGGCCAAGCAAATCGTCGATTTGTATTCGATGTGTTGGACCCCCGGCAGCCTGCGCCGGCTGAATACCTTCCATTCGGTCGTGCGGGGCTTGTCCTTGGGGAGGGGTTTCCCCTTTTTCTTGGCTGGGGTCATCGCACGAGAGGAAGAGACCTCTTGGTTGTGTTGCGCTTCTTGTCCGCGAGGTTCACGTCTGCCGCGTAGCAGTACTTGCACCCCATCGTACAGGTCTCGTTGATGGTGAACGGGTCGACCATCAGGACGCAGCCACAGCCCTCCGAAGGGGCCTTTTCCCGACCTGCGAGGAAGAAGTCTTCCGGCGGAGCACAGATACCCGAGGCGAGGTTCGCATGGGCATCCGGATGTCCGATGAGAAGCCGGTCCTCATTGCAGAGGAGGACCTTGACGCCGTGCTTCTCGCCCAGCTCGGCAATCTGCACGAGGATGTTGAGGCGATCGACGTCGGTCCGGGTTTCGGCCATGAGGTCGTTCGTCTGGAGGAAGGACAGGAAGACGCTCTTGAGCCCAGCATCCGCCGCGTGAACGAGGATCCGGCCGAACCGCTCGACGACGTTGGGGACCAGCGGGACGGGCGAGAAACGCCAGGTGACGTTCTCAGGGCCATAGATGACTGAGGCAGCTTTCAGTCCCGATGCCCCCTGGAGAAGGGTCGGGGCTCCCTTCTCCACTTCCTCCCAGCCCGTGACGGTGACGTGGATCTTGACCTTGAAGTCCCGGGGGAGACGCTGATCCATGACCAGGTTCCAGGGGTCCTTCGTCCAGAAGACGAGCCCGAGAGTATCTTCGGGCGCGAGAGACCACTTCGAAGGGACGCCGGTCCGCGGGTCGAAGCCCTCCATGAAGCCTTCCCGGAGGCTTTCCTTGAACCAGTCCCACTTGGCGGCCGGGACATCCGTCCACCGGCTGAGGCTGTAGGGGAGATTTTCTTCGCGACCGCTTCTGAGATTTCTCATCGTCGTCTCTACACGCGTCGAGGGTCTCGGATCAATCAGGCGCGGTACAAACCCACACCCAGGCCGGTGAAGAACCCAATCGCCGAGATGACGCCCCACCAAAAGTAGAACTGGACATTCGGGAAGAGCGTGATGCCCGAAGGGACGGTCACCACTTGCCCATCGAGCAACGTCTCCCGGAGCTTGAGCAGCATGTTGCTCCGCTCCAGCATGGCGGTCTCGGGCGTCACCTTGGCCAACTCCGCCTGGGAAGCGCTGAGGTTCGTGAACCAGAAGCCGATGTCGTTGTTCGGGGTGTCGAAGAAGACCGACGTGTTGCCAGACGTGAGCCCCGCCCACTTGATGTACTGGAGGGCCGTCCCCAGCTCCGTGTATGCCAGCTCGACCGTGTTGGCGTCAGCGGCTCGCTTGAGATGCCCCTCGCAGTTCTGATCGAACCGGAGATCCTTGCACCCCGCGGTGATTCCGAAACCGAGGAGGAGGATGAGAAAGAACACTCCGAGGATGAGGGGGTTCTTGGGGGAGGGCTTATTTCCGTAGGTGGGCATGTCCCCCAAGTACACCAACTGGAGGGATTACTCTGAGTCCATTTCCTTGAGGGCCGCCTCGATCGCGTCCATGTCGAGGTCCTGGATCTGCTTGGCGACCTTGGCCATGACGAACTTGGCGATCCCCTCGTCCACCTTGGCGTCCTCATCCGATGCGAGGAAGTGGTGAACATGCTTGTGAATGCCCTCCCCAATCTCGATGTACTCGCTGAGCCCGTCGATGTGTCCCAGGATGTCGGCTGCCGCTCGTGCTGCCAGGTTCTTGGTGAGGGTCTTTCCGAAGGCCCCTGCAAGAGCGAGAGGCCCACCACTGACTGTCAGAGCCGTTGCCGCAGCGGTGATGGCCATGTGCTTGGCCAATGTCTTGAAAGCGTGCTTCTGCTCGGGGGTCATCGAACCCCCCTTGATGACAGCCTTCACCCCGGCTGCCGCTTCCTTGTACTCCTTCACCTCGTTCTTCACGGTGGTGATGGCATGCTGCACGACGTTGTGCGGGGCGTCCATCAGCTTCTTGTGGGCCCCCATGAGGGCCGTTCGACGATAGGCATCGTCGGTGAAGAACTGCTTGACGGCCGCGGGCGCATCCTCGTAGAACTTCTTCGCTTTGGCCCCGAGTCCTTGCAGGCGCTCCTTCCAGGACTTCTTGGGTGCATCATGCTCATGCTCCCCGCCACCCCCATGATCTTCCTTTTTGGTGACGGTGTGATTCGCAGGGTCGGCTTGAGGGTGCTCGTGCAGGTACTCTTTCATTTCCTCGGGCGATGAGTGCTCCATCGCAAGCTGCATCTGGAAACGAGCGACAACGCGGAGAAGTGTGCGGGATTGCGTCATGTGAGGCCTCGGTCGAAAAGTAGGGAGCATCAGTCGTCGGTCGTAGCGATCTCGCAGCTCTTTCCAATCGTTCCCCGAGGGGATCAACTGGGCCAGTTGCTTCGCTTCTTTTTCAGCGAGCTGCCAGGCATGCGGTCCCAACGTCGTCAGGATCTTGTTGGGGTCATGGGGCCATTTCTTCCGCATCATGTCCAAAATGGGGGTCTTCATCCAGACCTTCCCCAAATCACTGAGGTCGTAGATGACGAACGCGCTCAGCTCGTTAATCTGAGCGTAATTGGCCATGCCCTTGTGGTAACTGGCCCCATCCGTTTCCTGAATCCCAGTGAACCCCGTGTCTTGGAGAGAGTGCAGGCACGCGAGGATCTTCGACATGGCCTGACGAAAATCCTCGGGCAAGGCTGAAGCCCAAGATGCTTGAAAGCTCCGCGCGACACGATAGACGATGGGTAGCATCAGGCGTACTCGGTGGAAAGTCGGTCAAGGACGGTATCTTTGACGTCGCCGATGGCCCAGTAGGTCGCCTGGTTGTCTTCGTGGGGGGAATGCACGTTGATCCCCATGTGGACCAGAGCTTCCTCAACCTTCGCGAGGTCCAACTCCCTCTTGAGGACCATACCCACGTTGTAGCCGATAGCTTGGCTCTGTGTGGATCGATGGGGGCTATCGTAGGGCTTGAACCCCAAAGGAATGGCCCCGTTCAACACATCAGAGATGGCCCGGTCCACCTTCGGCTTGACGTACTTGGCGTAGTACTCCTGAACGCCTGCATTGACCTTCTTTTGGAAGTCGCTGTCGTTCTGCTCGAAAAAGGTCTTGAGCCCAGACACGGTCTCATCGTAGACCCGCTCCATCCTCTTTTCGAGGTCGTGGTACTCTTCGTGAGTGACCCGGTTGAGCTGGCCCTTCTTTTCGAGATGCACGATCATCGAAGCGAAGTGTCCCGAGGGACCATGGATCTTCAGGTCCCCCTCAGAGACCTGCCACATCGCCACGATCTTCTTCTCGGCATCGAACACCCACAGGTATCTCCAGGGGGTGTTGCTCGGGAGGTGAATGTAGCGAGCATGTCCCGTCCCCGGGCCGCCCTCATCGACCTTTTCCGAGACGTCCATCCCCTCTCCACGGAACGTGCTCAGCACGTACTTCCGACCCCCAATGGTGGCCGTCGGGACCCCAGGTTTGGGTTTGAAGGGGATGACCACCGCTGCATAGCGGGTCGCAACACGATGGACGAGGTCACTCACACTGAGGGGAGGGCACAAGAGAAAATGCTACCGGGGGAGGGGATTCTTTTCCCGGTACTCCTTCGAGTGAAGGACCATCTCCAGGAACTCCTCGACCGACATCTTGCGAATGTCGTGATCGTAGTTGATCGTTCGAGCGTCCCCGTACTCATGCCGCCCGCGGTCGTTGGGCAGGGTGAAGTACACAGACTGCGCCTTGAACCAGAGCTTGAACTTGCCGTCGGGTGAGGTCGCGTGGGGCACCTTGAGCCCTTCCGTGACCTTCCAACCCTTCGTCTTGAGGAAGGCGAATATCTCGGCTTGAGCTTGCGGGTAGGTGCGTTGCTTGGCTGCCGCTGCCTCCAAAAACCGAGCCACCACGCGCTTGTTCAGATCCATGCCCACACCCCCCTACAAGAGGATCAATCCTGTTTCACTTCGACATCCATGTCGCTCTCGAATGCACTGGCCAGTCGAGCGATGTCCCGAGAGATGTGATCCACTCGTTTCTTCTGACCAGCTCCGTAGGGGACCTTGAAGTGCGCTCCCAGAAAGTTGGTCGGGTCCGTGTAATTCCCCGCGTGCAGCGACCCAAGGAACTTCTTCAAGCTGGCGACGGGTTCGCAGTAGGTGACGGAACCCTCAACCCCATGCTCCTCGAAGAACTTCTTCAGGGAGTCCCGAACAGTTGCGGCCAATGCAGCCACCTGCTCCGGGATCTCCGGATCGAACTGAGGGCGAGTAACCCCATTCCCCCCACCTGATGGGTCCTTACCCAAGGGTGTTTTTTGGTTCAAGATCACAGACGCCGTGATGTTGACCTGAGCGTAGGGCTTGGCGCTGGAAGGCTTCCCGATACGGAAAATGCAGGTGGGCTTCAAGCGAGACTCTTGAAACCTTCGGAAAACCTCAAATGCCAGACGATCCCTGCCACAGCCGCCATATCAAAGAACTCTCAGACTTCGACCGTCAGCTCGAAATTGAACTTGGGGTTCTCTTCTTTCCGCGCGTACCCGAACGGGTTGCAGAGCACTCGGGTTTTCCCAAGCTGGTAGTCGAAGGACCCGTGGGTATGGCCGTGCATACAAATCGCAGGCTTCTTCGCGAGGATCAACTCCTCCATGTTGCAGACGAAGAACGAGTTGATCTCGGATCCCTTGTACTGCTCTGGAGTCGACCGCGGAGAAGGGAGATGATGGGTGACGACGATGTCCCCCTCTCGCACCTCCTTCTGGAAGAAGGCAAGGGTGGCTGCATTGTCCTGGTACACCCAGGACTCCAGCTCGGGGATGAGCTTGAAATCCCACATCTCATCCTTCGGGGCAATGGGGTCGTGACGAAACCACATCGTACCCCCAAGGAAGCGCTGCCCTCCGAGAACCACAGAGCTGTTGTCCAGCCAGTGGAAATTCTTGTGTCGGCCGGCGAAGTTGTGCAGCCGTTTGCGAAGCTCCCCACGAGTCATCCGGTAGTACTCGTGGTTTCCAGGGACGTAGACCACCTCCGTGTACTGGTGGCAGAGGAGACTCAGCGCCGGGATCAGCTCGGCTCCCACCGTAAGGTCTCCCGCCACAACGAGCACATCGCAACCATCGGGGAGGATGCTCTCCAGAAGAGAGCGTCCCGAGTCCCGTTGGAACTCGAAGTGAAGATCCGAGATGATGCCGACTTTCATGGGTCAGATATCGAAGACTGCGCCGGGTTCGTACGGGTCCCATCCCTTTGCAATGCCTTGCCGGATGGCATTGATAATGAGGGAGGGAGTCACACTCTCGATCACCATTGAGGTGCGGAGTATTTGTCCAGGCTTTTCCGTGTCAGCCTGGATCAAGATGAGCCGACCCCCCGCATGACGTTGGGGGTCGGTGTTGGTAGGGGTCTTCACCAGATAGCGATAGGCCCTACCCTCTACCTGAATACGCCTGCTCTTCTTCTTGGGGAAGCTCATGGGTCACTCGTCGATCGAGTCGCCAACGTAGAAGGCGATACCCCTGGCGCTGGGGTCCCAGCCTCGCTTCAGCGCCTTCGGGATCATCTCCGCAACCAGGCGAGGCGTGATGACCCTGTAGTAGGACAGGCGGCGAAAAAGAACCCGACCGGGTTTCGGCGTCACCTCCTGGACGATCAGGACCAGCTCTTTCTGGTCTCGCTCCTCAAAGCGATGGGAAATCTTCACGAGGTAGCGGTAAGACTTCCCATCGACCACGATAGGGCGGCTTCCTTTTCGAGGGATGCCCATCTCGATCACCCCACCGCTTCTGCCGGGACATCCCGGCGGAGGATGACAGCTTGACCCTTCCCCATGGCCGCTTCCTCCGTGATCCGGATCGAGACGATCGTGGGGTCGCTCGGCGAGATGTAGGCGTACGGAGCCAGGATGCTCTCGACGACGGACCGAAGCCCGCGGGCTCCCGTCGGCCGCTTCTTGGCCTCCTTGGCGATGTGCCGGAGGGCAGCATCATCGAACTGGAGATCGATGCGGTCCATGTGGAAGAGGGCCTTGACCTGCTTGATGATGGCGTTGCGGGGCTCCGTGAGGATCTTCAACATCTCCTCTTCCGTCAGCTCGATCACCGTCGTGAGCACCGGGACGCGCCCCATCAGCTCGGGGATGATCCCGAAGCTGAGAATGTCGTCTTCCTTCACCTCCAGGTAGGTCTCCGTCTTGGAGAGCTTCTTCTTGTCCTCCGCTCCGAATCCAAGGCTCGACTTGTGGTTCACCCGCTGCGAGATGATGTCCTCGATTCCGGCGAAGGACCCGGCGCAGATGAAGAGCACGTTGGTGGTGTCGAACGGGTCCGATTCCCCACCTGACGTGACCATCTTGCCCTGCCCGCGGGGCACGTTGATCTTGTTCCCTTCGAGGAGCTTGAGGAGGCTCTGCTGAACGCCTTCCCCCGTGACGTCGCGATAGCCGGTCGACCCGCGGCCCGACTTCCTCGCCAGCTTGTCGAACTCGTCGATGAAAATGATCCCCCACTGAGCACGCTCGATGTCCCCGTTGGCATCCGCGATGAGCCCCTGAATCAAGCTCTCGACGTCATCCCCGACGTAGCCCGCTTGCGTCAGCTTGGTCGCGTCCGCGTTGAACATGGGCACGCCCAACATCCGGGCGAGGGTTCGAGCGATCTCGGTCTTGCCGCAACCGCTCGGGCCGATGACCATCATGTTGCTCTTCTGGATCTCGACCCCAAGATCCAGGTTTTGACGGACGGCATCCCGCCGCTTGTAGTGGTTGTAGACGGCCACCGCCATGTCCACCTTCGCCCGTTCCTGCCCGATGACGTACTGATCCAGGAAGGCCCGGATTTCCATGGGCTTGCGAAGGACTTCCTTCTTGTCGGCGTTCTTCTTCAGCTCCGCTTCGCCGAAGGCTCGACCGATCTGCCCCACACACTTGTCACAGATGAGGGCGCCCCCCTCAACCCCCGCGAGGGCTTTCACCTCATTGCGGGGTTTTCCACAGAACGAGCACTTGGCGATGTTTTGGGCCATGTTGATCTAGTACACCACAAAAGCCCAAAATGCCGAATCATTTTGGGGTCAGTCGACGTACTTCCGGTTCGCGATCATGTCCGCGAGCAGCGGGCCCATGGCGTCGTCAAAGAAGACCCGGACGACGCCTTTGTAAACGGCACGCTTCACCGCTTCCTCTGTGACCTGGACTCCGTCCATCTCGACACTCTTCTCGGCTTCTGCAAGAGCAGCTCGGAAGAAGTCCGAAATTGCCTGTCCCTGTTTGATGTACTCTCGAAGGTAGGCCTCGATTTCCTTCTTCACAGACTTACCGTCGTGTTTCTGGTCCAACACGTTGTCGATCACCCAGTCGACAGCCGAGGTAGGGTCAGACGCGCGACGATCGTAGGAGTAGCTCATGCCGGGATCTCCGCGTTTTTCTTGATCAGAGCCCGCTGAACGGACTCACAAGACCTGCAACGACGCTGTACACCATAGGGTAGGCCATCGTACCGTCGATACTCCGAGCACTTTTTCGGTGTCTTACATTTACTGCAAGCCTTCACAGCACTCGGGTCGTACACCCCAAGCCATTTGGTACGCGTACGAGCATGGTGCGCTTGAGCTTCGGCCCGTTCACGTACCACAGTCTGAATTGGATCTTGTGCTCCAACTTTGTTGAGGGTTGGTATTTGGCGATTGCGTCCATTTCGTACTTCCTGGCATCCCCATCACTCGCTACCAACCAAACCTTCAAAAGAAGGCCTTGCTCTCGCACAGCTTGACCAATTCTCCGATCATGCTTGCATGTGGTTTGATTCGGTTCCCGGCGGTATTGCAGAATTCGACGCCAAACCCCAACCCCATTTGAATGTACCGCACACCCCGACCCAATGTAGCTAGGGCTTCCCGTTTTGGGATCGTAAAAACAGTAGACGCCGATACCTTCGGGTATCGATTTGCGTCCAAAATCAATCGCCCACATGTTCAACCCTTCTGCGTCAGGCGTGGTCAACATGAGATCGGTTACAGGTAGTGCAGGAAGCATCTTCAGGTAGGAATATCGCAGTAAACAACGCAGTCCTGGAGCCAGTGCCCCTTGAGGCCGTCGCAGTGGACCTTCCCCGAGGGCTCGATGACGCAGATGCCGCCCTCGCCGAAGTCGTTCGGGACCTCTTTGCCGTAACGGTTCGCGACGATGAGCCAGGTGTTGTTGTCCTTCGCGAAGTCCCACCACGTCGTTGAAGGGAAGCCCCCGTTGCCCCAGTTGGCCGAGAAGCACACGACGTCAGCATCCCCCGATTCGTAGAAGTCGGTCCACTTGTCGTCCTTCTTGTTTCGGACGTCTCGGCAGATGAGAAGCCCGACCCGAAGCGTGGTGGAAGGCTCTCCAATCCCTGCCTCGAACTTCGCTCGGATGACGGGTGGATTCCCCTTCCCCTCGTGCGCCCAGAGGATGTCGTTCCCCCACAGGTTGACCTTGCGATAGGACTCGAAGTAGCCCGTGGGGTCGATGTAGACCTGGCTGTTGTAGAGCTTGTTGGTGCCCACCTCGCGCTCGACCATTCCCCAGACGAGGTGGACGTTGTAGGCGGACGCGAGCGCGTGCATCGCCTTCATCGTCAGGCTGTTGAGGGATATCTCCTCAGCCACGGGGATGGCATCCTCCTCGCCCATGAAGCTGTACCCCGTGGTGACCAGCTCCGGGAGAACGATGAGCCGGGCCCCGTTCTCCGCCGCGTGGAGAACGAGCCTGGCGACTTTGCGGAGATTTCCGAGCTTGTCCCCATACGTGGGGGCGAATTGAACAGCGGCGACCTTCATACCAGAGGCCCCGATATGAGAAGAAACCGCTACTCTGCCTGAGCCCCTTTGGGGGACTCGTCGTTCTTGAGGGTCACCTTGAAAAGGGACGAGGAAGCCGTGTGGAAGATGACCACGCCTTCGGGGTCCATGTAGCCAGGAGCTGCCTGGCTCCCCTTCTCGCGAAGAAGGGTCAGAGCGTTCTCCGTGACGACTCGGATGTCCGTGCCGCGCCCGAGAACGGGAACGACGTGGCAGCACTTCGGGCGAACCGCATCGTCACCCCAGATCGCGGTGTTGAAGAGGGAGAAGCGCTTCTCCTTGAGACCGTAGCCTCGACCGAGACCCGAGCCCCACCACTCTCCGTTGTGACGCCCGGGGCCGAGCTTGAGGACCTCTTCCCGGTTCTCCTCGATCCAGCGGGCGAAGCCCTTGTAGTCGTCCTTGTAGGAGATGTACTTCGTGCGGGAGTTGACCCGGTAGGTCTGGAAGTCGTCGGCGATGGTGATCCCGACGTTGGCCCCGTCGAGCTTCTCCGTGGCGACACACTCGCGGTTCAACCGGCTGATTTTTGGAAGGGATCGAAAGCGGTCTGGAGAAGTTCTTGAGCGTCCATGTGGACTCTTTACACCGAGAACTGGTCCTCCCAGCTCTTGATCTTGGTCCCGCGGTACATGCGCTGGTTCCCCGGCTTGGGTTCCGCGTGCATCGTCAGCGTGTTCATGGGTCCCGAGCGGCCCCCAGGGAGCTTCACCACGTAGGTCTTCCCCTGGCACTCGATGACGCCCCGACCGCCCGCCAAGAGCGCACCGAAGACCGCTCGGGGCGTCCCGAGGTCGGCCCGGAACCGGATGAACGTAGAGGTTCCGACGCTCATCGTGTCGAGGCTTTCCAACCTCCGGAAGAGCACCTGTGCTGTCTTGGAGGCCATCATCACCGCTTTTGCCACGTCATGCGACGTCTCATAGCGCGTGGACTGAACTGCGAAGTATGTCGAGAGGTCGATATCATCCATTGAGGATCGCTTCAATCAAAGGGATTTGAACTTTGGGCAGCTTGCCCAGTGCGTAGTAAGACACCATCTCACAGAAGTTTTCGTCGGGGTCCGTTGCGGCGTATTGCGTCACAAACCCCTTGAATTCTTCCGGGGGGACAACTTGAATGTTGTTGACCCGACACCAAGCATCAATCTTCATCGAGAGCAAGGACTTGGGGTCGTCTGCGATGGCCAGATTCACCTTCGACTTCATGAAGTCGACACCCGTGACGACCAAGTTCTCCCCCTTGAACACCAATTTATCCCCTGCGTTGGGGTAAAGGGCCAAGGGGATCTGAATGTCATTTTGGTGGTTCTGAACTGTCCGAAAAAGGTTCCGGATCTCAGCCTTTTTCGAGGCTAGGAACTTGTGAATGAGCCGGTGCGTCAGCTCGTGACAGACGGTCTGAACCGTATCCCACCCAGGCCGAATATTGGCCCTGACGAACATCTCGTCATTCTTGATGAGATAGAACGCCATGATGCGAGAGCTTTGGCTGATGGTCTTCGTGACCAGTATGTCCCCGTAGCACACCTTTGCAAGTCCGATCTCACGGAGAGCCCGCTCAGCTTTGGCGACGACCTCTTTGTTGGTGGCCATCACCTTCTCGTCGAAGTTGCCTGTGTTGACCAGCGTGAAACTACCCACAGGGATCCGGGTAGTCGCTGCGACATCAGGGTCACTGTGAAGCTTCGCCGTGGCAAGGACTTTCTCCCCAAGTACCACTTGAGCGTTTAGAAGGTCCATCACCTCAACATAGGCATCGAGGTACTCGATCCACGCCGCCCACCCGAACTTGTAATCGCTCTTGAGACGAACCGTTGTACGGGTCTTATCCCAGAATCGAGTGGCTGCTTCTACCCCCTTTGAAAGGGCAGGGAGGATTGCGTACTGTTGTAGGAGAGAGAAGAAGAGAGAGGTCGCCAAAGGCTTGGCTCTCTTGTACCAATTCCCCATGCCCATCGTAGACACGATGTCTCGGATGCCTTTAGCGTAAGGCTCCAGATTGGGGGGCATGGGGGCTCTGTATCTGTCTCGGTCCTCGTTGAGGGGCAACTTGTCAAGCGCCTCCCGCAACAAGGTCGAAGACGTCATGGCAAAGTCTCCGTTTTCAGCGAATAGAGAGACCCATTTTTTGAACTGAGCCAGGAGTTCAACCGGATCGCCAATGGCGTCAGCCATGAATCGACGGTAAACCCTACGGGCGATGTTCGTAGCGTTGGACGCGAAGTCGGGGGTCATCGGTGAGGGCACTCTCTCTCACCATCTCCCAGTCCGAAAGAAGATCAGTGGGAAATCGGGTCACAGAAGCGCCGGGCGGGATGTCCACAGGAGGGACGATCGTGAGATCGATGAAGTCCACCCGACGTCCCTCCAGTGCCAGCCGGTAGATATGTGCTCCCCCGGCGATCCAGATCGCGTGGGTGTCTGCGATGTTCTCCGCCGTCAGGATGGCCGACTCCAGGCTCTCGCAGACAAGATCAGGTTGTACTTTGTCCGCCCTCATGTCGCCACGGCTCACGACGAAGTGCGTCCTTCCATGGAGCAGCCCCGGGAGAGACCGGAAGGTCTTGCTCCCCATGACGAGGACGCCACCCATGGTGACCTGCTTGAACCGTCGGAAATCTGCCGGGTACTTCCAGGGCATCTTCCCGTCGATGCCAATGACTCCGCTGGGGTCCATGGCTGCGATCAGCGCCACAGCAATCGAGCTATCTTCCACCTGATCCTCTCCTTCAGCCAGGACTGTGTTTGAGGGTACGGGCATCGAGTGCGCCCACGCGAGGAATACTTCGTCGTACGTGCTCATACGAGGAACCCCAGGACTTCGGCTTGCCCAACGGCTCGCGCGCGACGTTTTCCAGCTCGCTCTTCCCGAAGACGACCCGCTCGAAGTCTTCGTCTCCGGTAGCGACGAAACCGATCCATGAGACACTGCTCGGGTCGTCCGCTATACGTTTTCACCCGAGCATCTCCTTCGGGATGTTCCACGCACTCATGTACCCCACAGCCCGATCAAGACGCAGCTTGAATTCAGCCTCGTCTACCTCACTCATGACCGGATCCCCGTGAGCATGCCTGTACCACTTCTGGTATGTGTCCAGCCTCTCGGGGACACCTTTCCAAGAACCAGGGAAGCCCTCATCAGAGCAGAGGCCCTGGAAGTACTCCGCCAGTGATTCCTGAATGTACCCCGGAGCCCATTCCGTCAGCGGCCATGACGCAGGGCGAAGGCTGATCCTTCGAGGATTCCTCAGCTCAACCGTCAGGCTGAGAGCCCCTTGCAGCTCGATCACCCACCACTCATTCCCGTTGTAGGTGACGGTGACCTTGTCACCCCACTTCCTCTGAACGAGCTGAATGAGGAAGTGGTTGATCTTCCCCGCGCTGAATCGACCTCCAGCAACAGTCACGAAAGCGTTGTTGGACATCAGAAGGTCACCCAGTCGGGCTTGGGTTTCGGGATGTGGCCTGCCCACAGAGGCCCCGTACCGTAGTACCGTTCGAGGACTTTACCACAGACGGCACAGGAGAAGAGACGATGCGTGTTCGGTTTATTGAACCGAGCGGCCCACCCATCCCAAGCGAGGTCCCGCATGCAGACCGGCGTGTGCTCGCGACCCTCATGGCCGCCGCACCAACGCTTCTTGTCCTTCTTTGCAGGGATCGACCGAGGAGCATCAGGCCGGGAGCTTGACGCTCTGCCTTCTTCGCCGCCAGCTCTTCCTTGTAGCTCATCGTCGGGTCTTCTTCCTGACCAGCTCGTACTCGCCCTCGAAGAGTTCTTCGACGAACGCACGGCGGTTGTCTTCGTTTCCGAGGAGCGCGGGGCCGTAGATGCAGTTGAGCTTCTCGGCGAGGTACGTCAGGTTGTGAGGGTGGACCGGAAGTGCCTGCCCCGAGTGGGTATTGGCCATCGTGAAGTCTTGGCCGGCGCTCTGGGCTCTTTCGCAGACCTGTATGAACTCGTTCATCAGCCCGTTGAACTCGATGAAGGCGTGGACGCCCGTCCCCACTGCATCCCTGTAGTAGGTGCCCGACGCGAGCTTCATCTTGAGGATCATCACCGCCCGCTGTTCGGGGGTGTAGGCGTCGGGATCGGACGGGGGATTCTTCATGGAGTCCTAATACACCAGGACCTACCCGATATCCTCTTCCTCGTCATTCTGATTGAGGATCGCCGCCACATTTGAAGGGTGATACTTCAAGCAGGCCGCACAGAGAAGCGTACCCCCAAAAGGACGGACTTCTGCCGCTCGGGCACTGCACTGGCTTTTTCGATGCCCTGCCGTACAGGTGACGCACAGGCATCGAACCTTCGGGATCTTCTGCCCGTTAGTGTAGAAAGAGAGGTCTTGGAAGGCGAGGCCGATGTTCCGGTAGCTGTGCAAGAGCTGTTGCGCCGCCGAGTCGTAGGACTCGGTGCTGCCCGTGCTGCAAATCTGGAAGAGCACCGAGTTCTGCTCGTTCTCTGCGAACATGACAATTCGCACGATGTAGTGATCCCCGGCAGAATTGAGGATCGCCCCCACGCGGGCCGGCTCGTTGAGGACCTGCTTGTAGAAGTGGATCAACTCCTGAACCGCGGAGGGGTCTTTCTCAGCCATACCCCAGATTACACCGGGTCTTCTTGAGGGATCCCCCATTTGATGAGGTTCACGTTCTGGTAGCGCGCGTCGAACGTGACTTCCTTCCCGAGCCAGGCGGGGTGCTCGATGTACTCCGTCGAGTTCTTCAGCTCAACCTCCGCAAGCCAGAGCCCTTCGAGGTGGCCCCCAAAGCGGTCGACCTCCCAGAGATGCACCGCAGTGTACACCTTGAACCTGACCTTCGTCAGGGTGGCCGGGCACATGGCGAGCAACGAAACTCCGTCCTTGTAGGGAATTTCGTACTCGAACTCGGGACGTTCGAGTAGACCCGGACCTTTGACGGTGAGGAAAGCCTGGAATGCGTTGGGAGCTTCCAGCGTGGTACGAACCCGCACGCAGGGTTTCTCCGAGAGGTAGCCCTGGACGATGTTCGTCCCACCACCCCGATAGGCCTCGGGGTGGAAGTACTCGGTGGTGGTGAGGAGGAACTTGCGCTCGAATTCAGTGCCCATACGGGCATAGTACACCGAAAGCGCTACCCGGTCTTGACGGTCCTGGTAGGCGCCCACGGGTCGAAGTCGCCCTGCATGGGGATGATGGGGTTCGAAACGATCACGGTCGTCGTTTCGTCGAAGCTCAGCTCGATGTAGACGTCCATCTCCTTCAGCTTGAGGAGAGGGAATTTGGGGTCATTCAGGGTGGCCGAGATCTCGTGCCAGGCCTTCTCCATCGTGTCGAGGAAGCGCTTCCTGTGCGCCGCCAGTTCTTCAGGACTCACTGGAGAATCCCCCCTTCGAGGGCCTCTTGATGGTGTCGAGAGCCTCTTCGGGGAAGCTATGCGTGACCACATTGGCCCCGTCGAACCAGACGCATTTGAAATAAGGGGGCCTCACGTCGGAGGGGGAGGAGGCCCCCTTATCCACCACGGTCATCTCGGGACCGCCGGACTTGAGCTGAACCACATCACCGATCTTCATAGGTCGTCTCCAAGTTTGTCCCACAGGGTAGGACGTGCGTTTATGACTTCTACAGTATCTCCAATCCTCACAACCCCCTTGAGGTTGAACAGGAGAAGGTTTCTGGCGGCTGGCGTGTCTTGCACGTTATCAGACATGATGTACCTCCCGAGAGTTTCGGGGGTAGCCACAGCCAATTCACAGCCCTTGTAGGCTATGCGACTCCCCTGGTAGTCGAGGTCCTGCGATTCAAACCAGGTTGCAAGAGTGTCTTCAGGGACCCGAGCATTCGACAATGCCGCTCTCCACAGCATCTCAATCGCGCGATCCTCAAGTATCCTATCAAAGATCGCGACGGGCTCGCACAAGACACGACGAGCCCTGTCCTTGACTTCCCCTTCCATGATGAGAGGGTATCCGTGAGCCGGAGACTCCCCCAGCCGATAGTACAACCCTGGGTCCAAGTCGAAGTACGCAGGGACCCCCATGGGGAGAAGTTCAGGAAGGAAGCAGTCGAGAGCCTGCATCGCCCAGAGACCTACACCGCGAATTTGAGATTCAAGTTTACGGGCCACCCATTATCTCGGAGAAGATTGTCGACCGCCTCTTTTGCGGATTCGATGGACGTGTATTTTTTGGGAGAGACCGCAGAGGAGTCCAGTTGACGGGACAAATTACCATTGTACCCGTCAGTCACATACCAGTATCGGGGTTTCCCTTCCTCCCCGCACTCCTTGACACGAACGAGGTCTTCCCGCATGAGATGGACACCATCTTCCCCCAACTCGAATAGCTGTCTACGATGGTAGTTGTGGTGAGGGCGGTATTCCCACCCTCCAACCATAAGGGCCGGGTACCTATCTCGCTGTAGTCGTTGCATCTCAAGTACTCCTGTAGTTCTTTTGGTAGTTGCCCGCGTAAGAGGGCGTCTTCTTGTGACACGAAATGCAGAGCGTTCGACCGTTGGTCAAGTCCCAGAGGGCGGGACAGTTGAACGCATCTTCGAGGGTCTTGATACGATGCTCGTCGAGGAGTCCCGCAAGAGGTTTAATGTGGTCCGCCTGTAGTTGACCCCCAACTTGACCACATCCCTGGCAAGTATAGGCGTCCCTCTTGAAGACATCCTTTCGCCATCGGATAGCCGGTTCGGAGTTCCGAATCAGAGCTGAGAGGCGAGTTTTCCCGCCCTTCCAGTTGGACCCCTTCTCCCCTAGAAAACGACCTCGGTTGGCTTGAGCTATTTTCTGCTTGATCTCGGAGCTATGCTCACGCCCAAAGAAGGGATTCTTCTCCCCCACTCGTTGGGAGGCGCTCTCCGAGAGAGCTTGGCGAACCTCCAGTCGTTGCATTGCAGCTTTTTGAGCTGCCACAAAGTCTGGTGTGTGTCGTATAGAATTCAGCCTTGTGTGTGCGGCTTCCTTCACCTCTTCTGTATGCGTTCTCCCATACATGGGATTTCGGATCCCCGAAGTTGAGGCACTTCGGCGGGCCTTTACCTCGGGATCCTTATTTGTGACTTGAAGGGTCTCTGAGGTTTTCCGCCGGGTCGCGTCTGACTTCGTCTTCCCGTGCATGGGGTTTTTGTCCCCAGAGAGCGCCTCGGATTTCGTTCGCCTTGGAATTCCGTAGCGCGCCATGTGGTAGCGGATCGTGCTTGCGGACTCACCACAAAGAGAAGCGATCTGCCGAAGGGACAGCAGATCGCCAAGGTACTTCTGTCGGAGGAACTCTTCAGTTACCACGTCCAGGGCGTAGCACAGTGAACATCAGACTGCAACTTTGAAGTTGATGGCCGGGTGCGGATTGTATCCTTCCAAGCGGAAGAGACCCATGATTTCCTCTGTAGTGACCGAGGGATCCATCAGGCGTTCGATATCGCTGAGATCCTTGATGCTGTCATCGATGATGAGACGAGGAAGAGGACGAGGCTCTCTGGTAAGTTGCTCGCGAGCCCCAGGGGTGTGGTCGTATTCGGCCATAGACCCATCGGGCTTGGCACAGTAGATGTGCATGTCGACCACGGAATGCCCAAAAATCCCAGGCTTGATCCCCGTAAACCTGCTGAAAAGCTCGATGAGAAGAGCGTAGCTGGCAAGGTTGTACGGTGCGCCAAGCATTACATCCAGCGATCTTTGGGTCAAATGAAGACAGAGGCGACGCGGGTCGTCCCCCACAGGAGGATTCTTGAAGACATCCCCCCCACGCGCTCCGTTGAGAATGACCTGGCAGTCAGGGCACCACGCCTCCCTGTACTTCATCCCTTCCCCGTGCGGAAGAACCCGTCGGCCGTCCTTGTAGTTGCCGCACACGGGGTCCTCTCCCCTGTTGTGCCCGTAATGCACGTACCTCGGCGTCGGGTCCTCGTTCTGCACGTTGAACACGTAGAGGCAGTGGCAGGGCGGGAGCTTGCTCGTCTGAGCGTTCTGGGGAGCCCAAGCCGAGACGACCATCCGCCGGCTCATGGGGTTCTTGCGCATCTCGGCGAGCACCCAGGCGATCTGGTCGTTGAAGGTTGCCCAGACGCCCTGGGGGAGCTGAAAGCCGCCAGGGGTGTTTTCGAACATCGTCTGATTGTATGTGTGAACCGGGAAGTTGCGCCAGAAGTTCCCATAGGCGCTCGGGACCTTGCCCGTGACGGGGTCGGCCCATGCGTCCCAGAACTTGCACCCGTGGCGCTTGAGGATCGCGATGTCCGTCTGGCCCGATAGGAACCACAACATTTCAACAACGATATGAACCCAGTTGACCTTTTTCGTCGTGAGAAGGGGGAAGCCCTCACTCAAGTCGACCTCGTAGTAATACCCAAATGTGCTCAACGTATCCACACCAGTACGGTTTTCCTTCCTGGTCCCGTTGCTGAGCACATGGTTCACCGCGTCGAGGTATTGCTTCACGATTCCATTCTTTCGCGTTCGTGAGGGCACATTCCGTAGAATCCGCGTGCCATGTTGCAGTTGTGGCAGAGAACCCGGAATCCTCCCGGGAGCCCTTGCCAGTAATTGAAAGAAGATCCACTTCGGACCTTGTCTTTCTTCCTTTGCTGGTTCCGGCGTCTTCTCATCCGGTGCGTCTACACCGGATGAGACTCAGTATTCTCCGGGAGGAAGCTGAACGAGTGGTTCAGGCTCGGACAGGTTGTTGACCTGGCGAACCTCAACCCGAGCTTCCCTGAGACAGGCAAGGAACCCATCCAGGTCTTCCAGTTGAGCGTTGAAGGCGTTCATGCCAGGTTCGAGGAGCAAGAGGTGCTCCGGAAGCGGCACCTCTTCCACAGCCCAGACAACGAACGAGTAAAAGCCGCCGGTATTCATCGGACGATCTGAACCTCGACGGGAAGGTCTGTCAACATCATGCCCTTGACGTGACGCCAATCGACCCAGAGTGTGTACTCGAAGGTAGCCACCACATCCCAGCGATCGTGAACCTCGCGAGCCTCGATTGTGAACGAGTCCGGGTGGATGACGATGACCCCCGCGGGTCCCTCGATCTCAGTCAGATTCCCCCCCTCAACAGGCATGATAAACGCCCGTTGTTGAAGGGGCCCGAATTGACTTCGGATAACGTCTTTTTGATGGGGACTCGCCAACCAAAAAGAGTCCTCCGAATATCCTTCCAGGGGGATCGCAAAGACAGGGTCCAAGTATGATATCTTCTTGGAGTTTCTTCCTTGTGCAACCACCGAAAGCGTTCGAGCGATCTCTGCCACCCACTGAGCGGCGATTCGAGCCGTGATGGCCGTCGTCTGATGGAAGTTGAGGTTGATGGTTGTCGGATCGGCGATGTTGGATCGTCCCGACGCAACCCCGATGCTCCGAACCAGGGGTGTGAGCTTGGATTCTTCCGGATCTGTGTCCCGCAGCTCGAAGCGAGCCAAGAACGCTCCCATGTTCCCCCGGACGCGGTTGGGAATCAAGGACGGGAGCTGCTCCCGGATATCTTCGACGATCGTCTTCCTCCCCCGTTTCGTGATGGGAAGGAAGCGCGGGTCGTCTTCGACGTGGGTCCCCTTGGCCGCAAGACGTCGATAGGTGTCTCGCAGGACGTTCGTCTCCCGAGCTTCATCGAAGACCCATTGGACCAGGAAGCCTTCGAGAGCGGGCCGAAGACGACGGAGCGGGGTAGACATCCCCCCGCTCTCACGAGGCACGTCAGGAGGCTGCCAGATGTCCTCCTCCGTGACCTTGTAGATGGCACGCCCCGTCGTTGACGAGATGATGAGCATCCCGTCGCCGAGCTGGAGGTACTCATCGGCGAGGTAGGCCGCAGCCGCCTGGATCTCTGCGTTGTTGCCTTCGACATGGTCGAAGAGCACCTCAGCAAGGTCCGAGGCAAACCGAGATGAGTCTTGCTTCTCGTCTCGGGCTCTGCGGAAGAGCTGTTGAAGGGCAGGGTTGCGTTGGATCTCTTGCCGAGCGGCGAGAAGATCCCCCGAGGCCGGACAAGCGAGTGTCCGGACCTCGGGGATCAGCGGGACCAAAGAAGAGCTGGGCATGTCACTCGACGAGCTTGAAGCTGCTTCCCTTGCTCGGGGCCGAAGCCAGGCGAGCCTTGATCCCTTCGTTGGCTTCCGTGTCGAAGCCAACCCACTCGACCAGCTCGCGGATCTCGTCGACCATCGTCTTGAGGATCCGGGGCTTCTTCACCGCGATGTCCAGAAGGATGGTCTCGTCGAGCTTCTTGCTTCGAGCCTTGAAGCTCTTCCGCATACCCGCGCCGACCGCCTGCTCGATCTCACGACCGACCATGCCCTTGCAAGCATCGGACAGAGCGGCGAGCTGGTAGTCACTCGGGTTCTGCCCCGCCTTGCGGAGGTGGATCCGGAGGATCTCGATCCGCTCTTCCTCGCTCGGGATGTCGAAGAAGAACCGCTCGTCCATACGGTTGACGAACTCGATGGGGAGCGTCTTCAACGAGTTCGCCGTGAGGGCGAGGCAGATCGGAGACGTGGTCTCCTGGAGCCAGGTCGAGAGGATACCGATCGTGCGGCTCGTCGTTCCTGCATCGGAGGCCGCCGAAGATGCCCCGCCGCCGAGGCTCTTCTCGGCCTCATCGATCCACACCACACAGGGAGCGATGGACTCGATGTGCCGGATGGCCTTGTAGACGTTGGCTTCGGACTGGCCGACGTTGGCCGACCGGAGCTTGCCCATTTCGAGCTGGACGACCGGCATGCCCCACTCACGAGCCATCGCCTTCGAGGCGAGCGACTTGCCACAGCCCCAGACGCCCACGAGGAGGACACCCTTCGGGGGCTTGAGCCCGAAGGCCCGCCCTTCCTCCGACCAGGAGTCCTTCGTTTCGATCGCCCACTCCTTGAAGCGATGGTTGCCGCCGAGCTGATCGAAGGACACGTTGTCGACGTCGAGAAGCTGGAGAAGGTCCGTCTTCTTGAGATGGTTCCGGCGATACTTCGTGATGTGCGCCGGGTCGATCCGCTTCGGAGCGGACTCGTCCTTCTTGGTGGCCACGATCGACTTGGCCACGGCCATATCGATCTGGTAGCTGTTCATCCCAGCGAAGAGCTGCGCACAGTTGGGCGGGGGCTCGACTCCGGGGAGGTGCTTGCAGGCCGCCTCGACCGTCGACATGATCTCTTCCGACGTCAGCCCGGTGTCCTGGATGACCTCGACGTAGGGTTCGAGGCAGGCCGGGATCTGCTTGCGGGTCCCGACGAAGATCAGGATCTTGAGGGTGCGGATGTCCTGGTGGACCTGGTGAATGATGTTCATGAACCGGCGGTTCACATGAGCATCGTTGAGCCAACGCTCCGGGTCCGTGAAGACGTAGAAGTTGCGCTCGTCCTTGGGGTCATCCTTGTAGATGTGCTCCAAAGCACTGTGAATGTCCGCCTGCTCCCGATTGACCGCGTGCTGCTTCGAGGTCCAATCCGTGATCAGGTTCTTGAGCGTCACCAACCCGAGGGTTGCGTTGAACACCCAGCACCGATCGGCGTGCTTCTTGAGGGTGTCCCGCAGCTTCACGAGGAACCGATCTTCCTCGTCGGTGACGTAGTAAATCACGCGGCTCAGGCTGCGAAGGTGGAAGACGAGTTCTTCGTGGGATGACATAGGGACTCTTTACACCGTTGGGGCCTAAACCCCATCTTGATTGAACTTCTACCCCTGAAATGCGAGTGCCCTTCCTCTTGTGAAGGAAGGGCACTCGCATTTCAGTTACCGGGGACTCACCCGGCCGCCGAAGGGAACCGGATCAGGCGCTCGCGCACATCAGGGTGATGGTGCCGTCCTTCTCGACGGTGCGGCTCTCGATCGTGATGCCCTGCTTCAGGCACTCGAAGCGGTAGGACACCTCTCCATAGGCCTGCTTGATGGCACCCAGCGTCGAGGCGCTGTGGCGATCGGTGTCGCCCGTGATCGTCCCCGTGGTGAGGTCGAGCGAGGCCGTGTTGAGGGGCCCGCTCGTGAAGCGGATGGTGTTGCCGGTCTCCTGGAAGGTGACGCCCTGCTGCTTGCAGGCCTCCTTCACGTTGGCGGCATTCTTCATCTCGGTTTGGGTCGTGACGCGGTGGGACATGTTCTGGGATTCCTCTCGAAAGGGTACTTCTGGTGAGGCTTACAGCGAAGAGTCGCTGTTGACCTCGGTCTGCGGATCGCACTCGGGGCCGATCTCGTCGTCGCTGAGCTGCTTGCCGATGGCGTTGGTCACCTTGTAGATTTCGCTGCAAAGGTGGTTCTCGCGGGCGAGAACTTCGGTGACGACCTTGCCGTCGGTCTTGATGGAGGCCTTGAATTTCATGTCTTGTCTCTCCGGTAGCTCCGGTAGCTTCGGTGGTGTGGGGGACAGCCTATCTATACACCAGAACCGCGGAGCTTGACCGTGCCTCCAGGTGAAATAGTCGGATCCGTTGTGGGAGGAAGAGAAGAAGCGGCCCACGGATCTCTTGAAGGAGTGACGGGGGCCCCTACCATTTTTCCCGATTGATCCGGGGCATTTGCCAGGGACAACCGGCGCGGGAGGACCAGCTTGGAGCTGGGAACGGGCGGAACCGAAATGATGGAAGCCGGGGAAACGGGAGCCGTCTCCAGCTTTTCAGCTTCCGCCAGGGGGTCGATCCACCCCGAAGAGCGAATCTCAGGGGTGCGCCCGACATACAGGGTCAGGAATCGTTGACCCTGGATCTTCATGTAGCGGGGATCTTGGGGATCCATCTGCGGGGGGTTGTTGAACAATCGATCCTCCCAGCTCTGGATTCGACGCTCGAATTTAACCCCACTCAAAAGGCTACGAGAACACTCCGAAGTCATGCAACGGGAGCAGCACTCGGCCGTGAACTGGTCGAGCGACGCCCCGTCCACGTTGCATTCCCCGTACAAATCTCGACGTTCCGAAGCCATGAGTGAGGATAATACCCGAACGTTTCAGTATATGCCAGGATTACGAGCTGGGAAGATACTGTCCGTCGGAAAGATGCATCTCCTTGAGAGCCCCCGCGACCATCTCGGGGTTGATCTTGACTCCGAGCTTGGGGTCAATGATCGTCTTCCCCGACATCGGGTCAATCAACCGGAGGATCGATCCGTTGTCGGGATCGATGTACTGCGCGCACACCCCACGGACTTGCCGAAGCGTGGACGGGGACAGTTCTCGAAGCCGAATCGTGACGACCTTGGGCGGCGGACCATCCTGCTTCAACGTCTGTTGAGACAAGGGAGCCATCGGCGAAGAGGGAGGCGTCTCCTTCTCACGACCACCCGAGGACGGGGGAGTTGAAGGGGGCGGTGAGCTGGAGCCCCCCTTGAGCCACGGGGGGTCGATCTTCAACCGGATGGTGAAGACCTTCTTGCCGCTCTTCTCCTCCGTCTTGACGATGACTTCCTCTTCCAGGATCTCAGCTTCCTTCTCGACCACACGGGTGAGAGAGTAGACGAATCCGCCGAGGAGCACTTCGAACTCCTTGAGGACATACCCTTCCTTGAAAAGAACGACACCATAGCCCGCGCCCCAGTTGAAGCCGATCAAGGGCTCGACAATAAGAGGGACCTGCCAGATAGGCGAGTAGGGAGGACGAGCCATCTTCGTCGGCATCTCCATCTGCTCGACGATGAGGGGGATGGCTTCCGCCACACGATCGAAGCGAATCTCGAAGACAAGCTCGTCGTGAACCGTGAGGAGCATCCGAACCGAATCGTCACCCCCATTTCGGAGCCAGCCCCGGCGGTGGAACTCCTTGTGGAGCAGAACCATCGCGATCTTCATGATGTCCGCGCCGCTCCCCTGAATCGGGTAGTTCGTCGCGTGACGCTCACAGGCAGCTCGGATCATGTTCGCGTCTTGCGACGACAAGATCCGACCGTTGTGCATCTCCCCTTCCATCACGTTGGCATCGGGGATGGCAATCCAACGACCGAAAGCCGTCCAGACGCCCTTGTCCCTCTTGACCTTCGTGTGTTGCTGCTTGACCCACTTCGCGAAGGTCGGGACCGCCTTATCGAAGGCCGCCTTCCGGCGTTGCCCCTCGACCTTGTCACAGCCCGTCGCCCGCATGATGGCCGCCGGCCCACCACCGTAGACGAGAGTGAAGTTGGCAATCTTGCCCATCTTCCGCTCGTCCTTGGTGATGTCCGCCTTGTTGAAGAAGGCCCTGGCGGTGATGCTGTGGAGATCGCCCGACCCTTCCTTGAACTCCTTGATCCAGACGCCTTCGTTCGAGAGGTTCGTGACGATCCGCAGCTCTTGGCCTGCGTAATCGCACTTGCACATCGCATAGCCCGGCCGGGCCTCGAAGCACGTTCGAATGTCGGACGTCGAAGGAATCCCGTGGCTGGGGACGCCACTGAAACCATGGTCGAGATGGTCCTTCCGGCTCGGAGCCGAGAAGCGCCCTGTGGCCGCTCCCGTCTGCTTCCAGTCGAACCGCATCTCCGACAGAGGCATCGCGTGCTTGTCGTAGTTCTCGTAGAGGTTGTGCAGGTAGGTCCCGAGGAGCTTCTCTTCACCCCGGAGCTTGACCATCCATTGGAGGATCATGGGGGCATTGGGGCCCATGTCCTTCGTGAGGGTTTCGAGAGTCTCCCCGTCCGTCTTGTACTGCTGAGACTTCTCGTTCTTCTCGGGCTTGGGGGAGATGTCCAGACCCTTCTCCCCGAAGAGGAACTCTCCGAGCTGCTTGGTGCTCGCAGGGTCGAAGCTGTGGAAGCCCTTGCTCTTGGCGAGAGCGTCGATGAGAACGAGAAGCTCATCGCGCTTCTTGGTGTGCCTGTCCAGGAGGAGCTTGACCTTGCCCCGGTTCACCATTGCGCGGTTGCGTTCCATGACGCGAACCACCTGGGATACTTGCTTCTCCAGGCGGTAGGTGAAGCCGTACTTGTCCCGGCTCAGCTTCACGAGGTCGTCTCGTAGGCAGAGGAGGTTCGTGCAGATAGCGTCGGAACAGGCGTATTTGATCACGCCCGGCTCATCCGGCGAGAGCGAATCGAACTTGATCGGGCGGCCCTTGAGGAACAGCTCCTTCAGCTCGATCATCTCGTAGGCGTACTCGACCCTCAACCGCTTCCCGTCCGATCCCGTGACCTCTTCCGAGACTCGGAGACGAGACTTCGAGTTCTCCTTGAGACCAAGCCAGTCGTCGGAGTAGACCGTGAAGGCCGCCAGGCAACCATCCTCGAAGGAGTCGGGGTGCCACCAATCGATCCCCGTGATGGGGTAGAGGAACTCCTGATCGAACTTGGCGTTCCAGAAGTTGATGACGAGCTGCGGTCCCTCCTCGAACTCCTTGAAGGATAGGAGGTCCTTGGGGGTGCCCTTGGGGGTCGGCTGCGAGGCGAGACACAGTCGACGGATTTCCGCTTCGACCTCGCTCGGCTTGACGTTCAGATCCGGCATCCCTTCGCCGGTCTTGTGGCGGACAGGGATGTAGTAGCCCGTCTTGGAGTCGACCGAGATGCAGAACCCCACGATCTTGTGGACCGTCTGAGGCTTGCCCTCCGCATCGTAGAAGATGCGGTTGTCGAGGCCCTGGGTTTCCAGGTCGAGCGAGCAGTTCTTGGCAGCGATGGCCGCATCGACGATCGTTCGAACCTCTTCGATGGCCTTCACGAGCACGAACTCGTGAAAACGCATCCACGGCTTCGTCGGGTCGGGGACATCGCGTTCCCTGACCATCCCGGTGTTCGACATGAAGTCGTCGAGCCCACCCTCATCCTCGAAGGACTCGATGGGGCGATCCTTCTCCTTGCGTCCGAGAGGAGCCGGGGAGTTCAAGAAGTCAATATCGTCGTCATCGAACTCGTCAGCCATCACGCCTCCTGAACCAACACGATGTACACACCCTCACGCCAGAGCCGAATGATCTCGGCCGCGAGGGGCCCCGTAAAATCATCCGTTCCTTCGGGCTGAAAACACCAAGGCATCTTCTTGGCCGACGGGACGCAGTAATGGGGGATGTAGAGGCTACACCGCTTCCTCTGGACACACTGAGAATGTGTCTCAGGGAGCTTGCGTAGAAGTAGAGCTGGCGCCGGGCCTAGCTGGTCGAGGAAGGGGCGGGTCCAACCTCGAAGGGCATGGTCCATCGTCGCCTTCGAGACTTGAGGGATGTTGGCCGTGATCGGCTGGCCTTGAAGCTGGAACCATTCATCTTCCCAGGCCTCGCCGTAGACGTAGATGAGGAACAGCTCCAGGAAGCCCAGCTCGTTGGTCCGGATCTTCAGACGTCGGGACAAGCCCGTTCCCTCTGGCCGATCTTGTCGAGCACGAGCCGGATGGTCTCCTTGGCCTTGAGCGGGAGCACCCGACGATCGTCGAGAGAGCCGTAGAGCCGATCGAGGATCGTCCCGAGGACCAGATAGGCCTTCATGTCGAAGAGTTCCTTGGCGGCGAGGAGGCGGCGTTCGCAGATCCCGAGAAGGCTGTGAACCTCAGCGTCTTGAGCCAGAGCTTCTTCGTCTTCCCCGTGAGCTTCCGGCGGAGGACCTTCAGGCGCGGTGAGCCCGTTGTCCCGCTCGATCATCGCGAGGAGCTGGGTGAACTTGCCCTCGAAGCCCTCGAACTTCTTGTAGAGCGCGATGCAGTCCCAGCGCTCCTGGCACACGAAGCACCACGCGTGAGAGGGGCCGCGGTTCGACTCCGGGTGATACCGAACGGAGGGCTTGTTGTCTCGCCCGTGGAAGGGGCAGGCGAACTGCTCCTCGCGAGCACCACCGTTCCGAAGGCTCACCCCGTTCCGTCGGAGCACGTCATAGGCCGTCACCTGGCGGTGAATAGCCTCGATGCGAGCCTGGATCCATCGTCGGAAGACTTCCTTCCGCTCGTGGTCTTGGGGTTCAAATGCCATCGTCGTCATCCTCCAAAAGGTGAGTCCAAAAGACCGGGAGGTTCGCTCGTTCTCGTTGCTTCTCCTGAACGAGAAGCGCGAACATCTCATAGACCTTCAAGGTCGCAGGTCGGAGCCAGGCCCAATCCGCCTCCCAATCGTCAGATGTGCGTTCGTTCACAGGTCGTCCTCCAGGTAATACCACACTGTCTTATGGGTCGGAATCGCACAAGACAACGCATACCCATGTCGAGTCATGGGCTCCAGGTCTTCCGGCTCCAGGTCCAAAAGGGCCATGGCCGTCTGTTCTTTCCCCTCTTGAGACAGATGAGGGAAGAGATTATGCACCACCCGCACAACCAGGAGCGCGTGAACCCGAAACTTTTCTTCCGTCTCGATTTGGGGCATCTCACACGTTGAACATCTCGTCGAGCACTTGCTTGTGCTCCTCGACGCTCATCCCCTTGCCCTGGTACATATCCATGTTGTAGATCCGCTTCGAGCTGAAGTGGACCGACGCGAGGAAGGGCTCGAAGATCGGGTTGTCCCGATTCTTGAGGTTGCAGAACAGGGTGGTGCCGTTCGCCCGATGGTTCTCATCCAGGTAGGTTGTCGTCAGCACATCGGCCGACTTCTCGACCTGGTTGGCGTAGGCCACGGCGGACATCTTGTATTTGCCCTCGTTCTTGGACGCCTCGTCCTTGCCTTGCCGGTTGATCTGGAAGAGCATGAGGACAGGGATCCGCTCCCCGTGATTGAAGTGCAGAGCGAGACGCTTCGCATCCCGAACGACAGAGTTCAGCTCGACGCCGTAATCCTTGGACCTCTTGGTCTTGCGGGCCTCGACCTCTTGCCCGTGGTCGATGACGATCAGCCCCACTTCCATCTGCTTGTGGAGAAGCTCGCACTCCAGGCGAATGTCATCCATGGTCACCTCCCGGTCAGGGGAGATGATCTCGCAGTGGCAGTAGTCCGGGTTGTTGGCGAAGTCGTCAACAACCCTCTCGTAGAAGGCTTCCTCCGCGGGGGATAGCTCCCCATCCCGGACCTTCCGGTAATCGAGAGGCACGTACCCCATGGCCCGCCACTTCATGTTGGCCGAGTGGAGCACGTAGAACTGGAGGCGGATCTGCTCGTAGGGCATTTCCAGCGACCAGTAGACGATGTTCGTCCGATACCGGGTGACGAGGTTGTAACACCAGTTGAGCGAGAACGTGGTCTTCAGCTCGCCGGGGAAGGCCGCGTGAACCCACAGCTCTCCGCGCTTGATCCCGTGGGTGTTCTTGTCGATCTCGTTGAGCCCGCAGAACTTCCCCCAGGTCTTCTCCTTGTTGACCTTGGCGTCCTGGTATTGATCGAGGATGGCTTGGCCATCCTTCCGGATGTCCCCCGAGGTCCTCGCGTTGTACTCCGGGATGATCAGGTCGTGAGACTTCGAGGTGAAATGCACGAGAGCATCTCGAACCCCGTGCTTCCGGATCTTCTCGCGCCCCTCGACGATCTCCAAACCGCGGGTGACGATCTCGTGCGTCTCCTTGAGGAGGGCGATCGTCTTGTTCGTGTTCTGTTGCTCCAGGATCGTTTGGAGCAGGGCGGCGAAGTTGGTTCGGACGTAGGCCGGCGAAGCCTCGATGTCCGGGATGCGCTCCTGGATCTCGACGTCGTCCATGCGGACGAAATAGTCCCGGATTGTCTGGACAGCGGGGATCTCCAACCGCTGTTGGAAGTACGACTTGACGTACTCGAAGATTTTCTCGTCGTCGGGACGATTCCAGCCGATCTGAGCGGCAATGAGCCGCTGGAGGTTCTGCGTCAGGTGCTCTTGGGGTGTCTGCCCATCAAAATCGATGATGGATCGAAGTAGGCGCTTCATCCGAGCGGTCCCCCTCCCCCGCCGCCATTCCCGAACTTCTTCGGCTTGAACTTCGACTTGTAGCCGCCGTTATCCCCCAAAGCCCCGTCTGAATTGTTGCTGGGGTAGCTCCGAGCTTCGAAACGAGGCTTCGGGGCTGCTTCCCAGGTCTTCTCCGTCACGATCTGTGTCTGTGGCGCAGAGTCCATATCCACGTCAACAGGCCCCGAAGGAACGTAGAATCCTTGAGGTGCTTCTTTCGGCCGATGCTTGTTCGTCAAGTCCATGATCGTGAATCTCTTTTCGATGTACTCAGCCACGTTCTCATCGTAGGAGAAGTGACCGGGACCGAAAAAGCTATCTGGAGTCTCGTTGATCCATGTAGCCTTTGAGGCAGCTTCACGAAGCATGAGAGCTTCCTTGAGAATCCCGGGCATGGCTTTATTGGGGTACCCCAATTTGCCAATACGGAGGATCACAAGGTCGACATCCGGCCCCAAGATGTCGGTCAACGAGTTGAACGTCGGGGCCTCATCACGCTTGCTTTTGGAACGAGCCTTGTAGCTCTCATCTCCGACGTAAACGATCTTGAGTCGCTCGTCGGTCAGGACTCGGAAAGAGAAGAAGAGCCCTTTCCCAACCAGAGCGCATTTTAGATGAGGGAGAAGGTCTTCCCATGCCCCCTTGAGGAAGAGGTTCTTGGCGGTCAGGTCGGTCTTGGGGTCCTTGTCAACGCCTCCCATCTCGAACAGAGGGCTCGACGTGAGGGAAGGGGCGAGAGCGATCTCTGCCCCAAGGTGTTCCTTCATCGCTCGGGCGAACGCGCAGATGCACTGGCGGACCGTGAGGTCGTCCACTTCGATCCGCCCCGTCCCCCCACACTTGGAGCAGACCTTTTTCTCGTCAGTCATTCGCTTCGTCTCTACACCGCTAAATGTCCGACTCGAAGTCCAGGATGTCCCACGACGTCAGGCGTCCGTAGGTCCTGGGGGTCTCTTCCACAGGAGGGGCCAACGCCACAAATGGATTCGCATCAGGGTTCTCTTGCCCCACCCTCATCTCCCCATTCTCTCGAAGAACGTAGTCGACGGGCACTTGGGGCTGGGGCCCATTCTCGACACGTACCGGAAGTGCTCGTTGCTCTTGTGCCTGAGCCAAGAGGGTTTCTTCTTGGCTTGCTACTCTATAATTACGTAAAATCATCGAGTAATTGACGCCATAGGATTCCCACCTCCCTCCTTCTTGAGGGAGGGATATCAGCATCACTTCAGAGTTGTCGATCTGCGTGATTCTTCGGAGGGAATTCCCCGTGTCCCCTCCGAAGTTGTCCGTAGGTAGACGGAACACCCAGGAGTTCCGCCGTACGAAACTCAACTGTTCGGCCGTCCCAATGTAGTTGAACGACGAGAAATCAGAGAGCATACCCTGTGTAGGCACCCACACCTTCTCGAACTCTTCTTGGAAGAGAGTCCCACACAATAGTTGGGACTCACCCACATGAAGAACCTCTACCACTCTCGTGTAGGTATATTCTCGTACCGCACCGTCATCTGTGGCGCGGTAGTCTTGGGTCCACCGCGTGCCCACGAGAAGTTGGGGGTTGGCTCGAAAGGAAGCACCGAGGTCGGAGGGAACCATGTGCTTGACCTACACCGTCATTCGCCGGAACGCATTTGCTTGAGCAGCTCCTTCGTCCCCGCCCCAACGCCGTCCTTCTTGAAGTCGAGGGCCCCAACGGCGGCCTCCCCGAGAACCTTGTCGACGAGGTTCTTCTTGCCCATGAGGAGGGTCAGGATGTGGTGGTCGATCGTCTTCTTGTTCTTCCCCGACGCCTTGGGACGAACCGCCACGATGTGGTAGGCGCACACATTGGGGTGAGGGCTCCCGATGCGAATCGGCCTCCCAAGGGTCTGCACGTAGTTCCCCCAGCTCCAGGGGGCATCGTAGAACACGAGAGCGCTGGCCGCCTGGAGGTTGATGGCCTCGCTTCCGGCGTCCGTGATGAAGATGACCTTCATGTCCGAGTCGAGGTTCTGGAACTCCTTTTGATGGTCCCGGCGAGCCGAGTCCGAGTCCTTCCCCGTGATGCGCCCGCTCTTGATCCCCTTCTCCTTGAGAATGGCCTGTAGGCGCCCCACAAGAGACTCGAAGCGGGTGTAGACGATGACCTTCTCGCCATCCAGCTCGTCAAGGATGAGGTCCTGGAACGCCTGCTCCTTGCTTCCGAGCTTCGCGATCGTGTGGCTGGCGATCTCGGCGTCGAGCCGTTCATGACCCCCAGGGAGCAGCTCGTCCCCCGCCTTGTACTTGAGCAAGGTGAGAGAGTCGACGACCTGTTGGCAGTAGCAGAGCGAGACGAAGGCCTTGTGCTCCTCGTAGTCCTTGGTGGACCCGTCCCCCATTTCGAGGACACCCGAGAGGGCCTCCTGGTACTTCTGGTCTTCTGCGGCCGACAGTTCCACGATGATCTGCTTCGTGGTGAGCACGGGTAGCTCGGCAGACACCGCGTGCTTCGGACGCCCAAGGAAGTAGGGGTCGATCCTCTCCCGGAACACCTCCAGGTTCTTGTACCCCACGACCATGGGGATCTTCCGGTTCCCTGCCACCCTCTTCTGCTCGACGATACAGAAGGATGCCAGGAAGGCGGTCTTCGTCGCAAAGAGACGAGGAACGATCACCTTGAAGATCGAGAAGCCCTCCATCAAGTTGTTCTTGAGGAGCGTCGCCGTGAGCCCGTAGCACCTCTTCGCTCGATCCGAGAGGTAGCGACACGTCTGCCACGTCTTGGTAGAGTGGTTCTTGAATGCCGTCGCCTCATCGTAGATGACGACCAGATCCATCCCCCGAGTGAGCCCGTCAAGATAGCCAGGCAACACGGTCGGCTTCTCCTTGGGGGTCTTCCCAGGGATAGACTGGCTCCCCTGGTCCCAGTCCCGAACGATGATCGCGTAGTTGACGATGAGCACAGAGAGAGGAGCGTCCTCTCCGAGGGGTGCTTTGGCCCACTTCTCGTAGACCGCTTTGCGTTCTTCGAGAGACCCGCTGACGACGTAGCACTTGACGCCCGTCGTGAAGCGTTCGATCTCTTCTCCCCACTGGCGTAGGACGCTCTTGGGGGTGACGATGATGACCCGGTTGTTGGGCTCCCGGGGACGTAGGTAGCAGAGGGCGGCGATCACCTGGATCGTCTTCCCGAGCCCAGTCCCATCCCCCAAGATCATCCGGGTCATGGTCAGAAGGTGGAAGACCCCCTGAACCTGGTAGTACCGTAGGCGGAAGTCCTGCGCTTGCCCGTCAAGGCCGAGGATGCTCGCCCTGAGCATCGGGGTGGGCTTCAGTGCAACAGTCGTTGAAGCCCGAACCTTCTTCAGCGTTTCGTAAGCTGTCGTGTCTTGCGGCGATAGAGCGGTCGTCATTGAGTCCTGTCTACACCGAGCTTTGGTGTAGGAAATCGGAGAGCGGTTGATCCGGGGGGAACCATCGCTGTAGGGCCAAAATATGAAAAGCATCGACACCGAGGTCATCGACGCGGAGTGGCCGGAGGTGCCTCCGCTGGCTTCTCCGACCCTGAAGGTCTCTCAGGCTGTCCTGGAAGAGCTGTGTGCTCCCCTGGTCAGGCTGGCCCGCGAGCGCAAGGAACGACGTGGGGCAACCCCCTGCGCGGCCGAGATCCAAGCTCGGAGCTTCGTCATCTCAGTCCTCGAAGGACTCGGGGTCGAATCCGTGGTGGGCCCCGGCTGGAAGGTGACCTGCGTCCCGACCCGCTTCCGCCAGGTGGGGGATGAGCTGATTCCGATCGCGGATGCTGGCCTCCGGGTCACGATCGCAAAGGTTCGTGCTCGCTTCCAAGTCGAGCACGAACACGAGGTTTCTGCCATCATTCACTGAAGGGGTTGATCCCTCCCCCTTTCATCTTGTAGGACCCCCATGGCTACCAAGAAGAAGCTGCCGCCCAAAGCTGTCCGCGATGATCGCTACCTTGTCCTCACGCGAGGTCTGAGCGGGCTGACGGGCTACCCCGGCCCTCGTGAGGGGTACGGACCGATCACGGTATCCATCCCCCACGACGACTTCGAGAGGGAGCTGGAGAACGTTGTCGACGACGTCGACAACCTCGACAACGACAACATCGTTCGGGCTGTTTTCGCTGCCCCCATGCTCGACACGCGGATCCCGAAGGACGAGGTCAAGGCCTGCCCCGACATCCCCGACTACATGGCAAGGGGCTTCGAGGGCGGGTATGCCGACTTGATTGCGCTGAAGATCGCGCAGCCCGCCTGGAAGGGCCTCGATTTTGTAGGCGTCGAGATGTTCGTCGCCTACTGGAGGGCGAACGGGGCCAAGATCGGCCGGAAGGTGGACGGGCTTCGTCTGGGAGACGAAGCCCGTCGAGAAGATCGCCGAGCAGCTCTCGCTCTTCTAGGTTGATCGGCGGGGGGTCCGGTCTGTAGGACCCCCATGCTGAACATCACCAACGAAACGGGCTGGGTTCTAGTCGATGACAACTTCGTCCAGTTGACCGACAACGGTCAAGACGGCGAATTTCGAGTTCGGATTATCATGGGGGAAGGAGTGTGGGGCTCCAAGAGGAGCAGCACCTTCCGTGAAGACATGGTCCTCTTCTTCAAGGACACTGCGGAAAGTATGCTGGAAGGGTGGGATCCTGTGATTCACCCCCAGTGGGAGTTCCTCGGAAAGGGTGACCCCAAGCTCCTCGCGTTCGTCCGCGAGTGCATCATTGAGTCCTAGAGCAGGTTGCCGGGTCCGATGGCGGGCCCGATGATGCGAAGGAAGCCGGTGAAGAGGGTTCGCGCTGCGGACGCTTGACCGGCTTCTTGCATCAGAGCCACACCAAAGGCCGCCGTCTCGTAGACAGCGAAGCTGATCTCATCCGAGACCTGCCCTCCGAAGTCCTGCACGACATCGTCGGGAGGGTTCTTGGTGGCGATCGACTTGAGGGTAGACTCGGCGAAAGAGGACGCCTCGCTGTAGTTCGCCTGGTCGAGAGCGTACGAAACAACCAGCGCAGCCACGCCGGGATCCTTGATCTGGCCGTAGAGCGTCTTCGCGAACGGAATCTGGTCCTTCACCATCTGGAGGAAGGTGTCCTTCGCCGTCGGGGTCTTCCCTTTCTCTTCAGGAGGCCCGGCCATGTCGATCGAGGACTTGAGCGCGTCCCTCAAGATGACGTTGGCTCGCTGAGCCTTGGTCGGCTGCTTGGAGCGCTGGAGAAGCGAGATCCCAACGGCTGCCGCCTGAACCTTCCCCTTGTCCCCATGGTCAAGGTGGGGCGTGATTCGCCAGACGAGCTTGTTGATCGCAGCTCCGACATCGAGCCCCGCGGAGGAATCGAGGAGATTCCAGAGCTTGTCCGCAACGGCCTTCCCAGCCTTTTCCTCCATGAGGAAGTACAAGACCCCGCCGCAGATGCTCTTGATGTCCCCCTTCTTGAAGGTGTCGGCCGCTGCCATCTTCTTCGCGGCGAGGAGGATCTCTTTCACGAGGTTCTCCTTCGAGCCGAGCATGTCCGGGAGCCACACCCCTCTGTCATCGGCTGTGACAATTGAAGGGTCCATAAACCGAGCTGCAACGCGAAGAACGAGATCCGAGTACATGTCTACTCCGTTGGAGAATACAGAGCTGTTGTGCCACTTGTTGAAGGTGGTGATGAGGTCCACGGTGCCAGGTCCGATGGTGGCGAACACGATCTTGAGCCCCGTTTTCGGGTTCACCCATTCGATCTTGTCCCCTGAGCCGAGCGTCGAGAGCATCCGCTCGTAGGCAGGGCTCTTCAACGCTTTCCAGTTGTTGAGCTGTGTCACGAAGTGTTTGAGGACATCCTGGACATCCTGGACAGACACCCCTCGGAGATCCATCCGGTATTGGGCGTGCGCTGTGATCTGGATCCGCTTGATCAGGCCGATCCCAGGCTCGATGTCCAGGTGATAGACCTTCGAGGCGTCAGCGTTCGAGAGGTCCTCCCCCTGCTGAACCTCGTCAACGAGGTCATGCTGAAGATGGGGGTTTTGCACCCTTTGAAGGATGCGCTGCACGACTGACGAGGGCCCCCCGGGCTTCCCGAGAGGCGGATTCAAGTCCGCCTGATGTGAGCCCTCGTTACTCATCAGGTGTCCGAAGTACGCTTGATGGCGTCTTCTCGTGCCTTGTCCATCTCCGCGAGGTCCGGAAGAGGGGTTGTCACAAGCTCAGGATGCTTTCCCTGAGCCACAGCGACCATCTTGCCTCCCAGCTCGAAGAGGTCATCAAGAAACTGGAGAAGAACGAGAACTTCCTGAGTGCTCATTGCATTTCCCCCGCGATCTGCTGGAGCTTGGCGAGAGTCTCACCCAACTCCCGACCTGCATCGTTGAGTTCTTGAATCGTCACCGTCCCGCTCTTCGCAGCGTTGAGAAGAGTGAGCATCTGGCCCCAAGCCGCCTTGGTGGACACATAGGCGGCTTCCGCCGGCAGACACAGCTTGTCGACATCCTTGACTTCCGTCGGAGTCGATGCCGCCTTGTACCGAGGAACACAGTAGTCGAGGATGACCTTGTGCTCGGTGGCGGCGATGTCTCGGGTTTCATTTGCTGCCAGAGTTGCGGCATCCTTCGCCGACAACTGGCAGCCCATGAGGCTGAGAGGGAGAACGAGGTAGAGGTACTTTTTCATGGGTATCAGTTGAGGTTGTCGGTCTTGCTGCTCAGGGTGGTGGTTGCGAGCTTTGCATCGAGGAGCTTCTCCCCAGAGGGGTCGGCCGGCGTGGGGGTCGGCTCCGGATCCTTGGCCAACTCCGCCAAGAGCTTCTTGATGGCGAGTGCTTTGAGGGTCGACTGGAAGCGCCCGTAGACCCATGCCGATCCGATCCCACAGAGGCCGCTGTAGGTGAGCCGAACCCAGATCCCGTAGGTCTCCACAGTCGCCGGCCACGGGAAGGACTTCCCGATGAGTGCGAACAGGAGACCCGTCCCGATCGGCCCGAGGGGAAGACACACCTCCGTCCAGAGGAGCTTGGTCTTCACCTTCGGGAAGACCCCCTCAATCGACGTCCTCACGAAGTAGGTCGTGAGGTAGATGCCGAGACAGAGGAAGAGAGTGGGCCAGAAGTAGACGTCGAGAAGGTGGTCAACCTGTGTGCTCATGGGAATCGCCTCGATTATCGAGAGGTATAAGGGGATCAAGATCCCCCCGTTCCCACTGGTCGATACGACGGATCTGATCTTGGAGGGCCTTCACCTGGTCCGAAGAAAGCAGCGGCGTCGAGAGGAGGGTCTGAATCCTCCTCCGAGCCTCTTCCGACGCCTTCTGTCGCTTCTCGGGCGGGATGTCGAGATACGAAAGGTGTTGGACCGCCATATCAACCCTTCAGAGAAATCGTGAGCGGGATGGTCGACGGGTCGATCGTGTACCGACTGTTGTTCGAGACGAGGGGGTGACCCTCAATGCGGTAGAGGTCCGCCGCCGAGTACCCTTCCCCAGTCCCATTCGTTCCGATGACGACGAGCCCCGGGTGACTGTTCGTATCCGAGATGAGGATGGCCGTCGTGACCACCACCATCATCAGCTCATCTCCCGCAGAGACTTCCGTCGAGCCCACCAGAGTCCCCGTGTTCCGCACGAGGAAGGCCCGTGCCGTGAGCACGTTCGTTCGGCCCGACGGAGCGAGGACCGTGGGATGCACGACCGCCATCTCTCCCCCAGGGTGCGATCCCGAGGCACAGAAGAGGCTCCCACCCCGGTAGGTCCGGAAGTTCGTGAGGAGAGAGTAGTTACCCTGCTCCCCATCCACATGGACCCCCATATCACCCGCGGTCCCCGAGATGATGGAGGCAGACGAGACGTTGACCTCCGTCTGCTCCAGCTTCTTGGCGTTGCCCTGACTTGCCAGGAAGCCCACCCCACAGTCCTGGAGGTAGATGAAGGGCATGTCCACCGTGGAGTTGAAGGTTCCTCCTCGGAAGTCCTTGTCTCGGCACAGCGCCCCAAGGGGTAGACGCTCGGTGCAGCCGTGATACTCCGTCCCGATGTTCACCGTGTTGGACTCACTGCTGAATGCCGCCGGGAAAATGGTAGGACGGGCAGCAATCGACGAAACGGGAGGGAAGGTGGAAGTGTCCTCGTAGCTGACATTCCGCAGATCGATGACCTGTGAAATGGCGTCCCCCGAGAGACGCCCCGTACCCAGCGTCGTCGTGAAGCCGATCGAGGCGAGCACCTCGAAGACCTTCTGATTCGGCCGCGTCAAGTTCGCTGCGTCGAGAGACGTGGAGGCTACCTGGAAGGCAGACCCCGACGGAATGGGCCCCGGGGCGTACCCGATGTCCGTGTAGCTGGTCTGCGACCCCCAAGCATCGCCCTGGTAGACCGTCCTGGAGTAGTTGGCCACAATCTGGTCCGAGACCGTGGCGGGCCCCGGGAGAACACCAACAGGACCCGCCACAACGACCCCCACGTTGTTGGCCCGGGTGACCGTATCCGCCGCCTGACTCCGCATGAGACCCGCGCTCGTCGGCCGGGTCATCACCAACCGGAAGTCCTTCGTGATGTCGAAGGACCCACGGTCGAAGCCGAAGATGTTCGTCTCGATGACGTAGTTGCCAGAAGCGAAGGTGGCAATCGTGTTCGGCGACCGTGCGAGGTCGATCACCGCAGCGTTGAGGATGAACGTCGAGTCCCCATCAGCATCCAGCTCGACCCAGAAGGTCGGACCTGCGAAGTTCTGCCGAAGGAGGTTCGTTGCTCCGCTGCCCGTGAGATTTCGCGTGGTTGCGTCGTACGCCGACCCGTTGAGCTTGTAGTCGTTCGCTTCATAGACCGCGAACAGCCGAGTGATCCCATAGAAGGGAGGCAGCTCCAGGCCTTCTCGACCAAGGCCGCGGGTGTCGGTGAAGAACCGCATCCCTGCGAAGGTCTTGCCGCCGAACGAGAAGGCCGCGTTGTAGGTCGCCGTCACCGCCGGGGGGTTGAAGTTCAACGTCGAGAAGGCCGCGTACGTCAACGGCCCGTTCGAGTAGGGGCAGTAGTTCTTGTCCGAATCCGCGAAGGGCGATCCACCCTTCCGGCTGATCAACATGAAGTCGACGCCTTCTGCGAAGACCCCGTTGTCCTGCCAGAGGACCGGCACGTAGTACGCGCCCCAACCGGGCACCATGTGCCGAGGAATCGTGACGTAGATGTTCTTCGTCGCAGCCGTCGACTCAGTTGTACCCGAGAAGAGCTGAAGCGGGTCCGTCGTAGTCCACTTCGCCGTGACGCCGTCCGGCTTGAGGAGAGGCATCAACCCCTGCGTATGGGCGACCTCGTAATCGAACGGGAACCCCGAAGCAAAAGCCCTGTTGAGGACAATCTTCGAGACATCCGCTCCAGGGGCCACTGCCGTGACCACATAGTGTCCCTTGCGAACACCATGCGGCATGTACACGGAATCCCCGACGAGTACCCCCAAAGAGACGAAGTCTTGGAAGGCATCGGTGAGCGTAGTTCCACCCGTGCTCGAAGCCTGGCTGCCCACCCAGAACGCGACGTTGGGATTCGCGATCGTCCCATCCATCGTCCTGAACTCGTCAGGCCAATCGATGCGACGGAACGGAGTGAGAGCCACCGTCTTGCTCCCAAGGTCGGCATAGGCTTCCGCCGTCACCGGGAGAAGACCCTGATAGGTCGCCCCACGGAACTTGCTCCAGAGCGCCAACCAAGAGGTTCGAAGCGTCTGGTTGGCCATCGGGACCGCCGAGGTCTGAAGGAGAAGCTCCGTGCTCGGGTTGATGAAGGCGAGCGAGTGTAGAGCATCCGGGCGACGAGCCAACCCGCGCCCCGGCCCATACTGAACGTGGGCCGTGATGTATATCTGATTTGTCGTTGAAGGGAAGCTCGATCCCAGCGTGATGATCAGGTTATCCGTCGGCGTGGGCGTGTTGGGGGTCACCGTGTAAAGGCTCGGGTCAACGGGATCCTGTGACCCATCGATCCGAAGAACCACAGCCTCATTTTGGAAGTCGGTGAGCCACCGAATCTGGTCCGCGTCGCTCCCAGAGAGACCCGCCTTGAGCTGGGACACCGGAAGCGAGATGACGTCGTTCGCGCTGAACGTGTTCGAGACCGAACGAGTCGTGTGGTTCGCGTTCATGGTCAACGACCACGCGACGTTCACAGCCGCCGGCAAGGAAGCCGAGTTCGCCTTCACCACGAATTCGACGGCTTGAGTGACAGCGGCATCCGAGAAGACCGTTCGGATGTTGTCCGGCCCGTCGAGCTTGGTGACCCCGAGAGCCGAAGACCCGTTGACGATCTTGTCCTGGTAGAAAACGAAGGGGCCTTGCGGACCCGCTCCCGAACGCTTCCAGTTCGCCCTCATCTGCCCCCGGAGCATCTTGTCCAGGTTCGTCCTGAGAAGGACGTCGTAGTTGAACCCGTTGGGATTCACGACATGACGGAGATCCAGGATGTCCGTCGCCGCGATCTGATCCGAGAAGAGCCCGTCAGGTCGTCCCGAAAGAATGGTGACGACGGTCCCGGCCTTGTGGGTCTCCGCCCGCGAACCATTCACACCCCGAGTCAGGCCTCCCAGAATCGGGGGTGATCCCGAGACAGAAGAGTAGGTGAGAATCTCGTCGCCGATCTGAATGAGAACAGGGAGCGTCGGGGCGAGAGGAAGAGGGATGTTCGAGGAAGACACGAGCTGGATCGAGACGGCCGAAGCCGAGAGGTCCAACGCCAGCGTGGCCGTCGTCGAGAAGGTCCGAATCCCCGTCCGATCAACCGCCGTCGTGTTGCGGTTGAAGGCTCCGTTGAGGTTCTGAGACGGGTCCCCGTTCCAGGCGACCGAGTTGCGACGGAAGATCGACGCGATGGGGATCGCGTACACATAGCCGTCGATCGTCCCGAGAGCATTGGAGGGCACCCCATCCCCAGCTCGCCACAGGCCCGCGTCTCCGAGAGTCTTCCGCATGTTCGAGAAGACATAGCTCGAAGGCGTCGTCGCCCCACCCTGAGCCTTCACGACCACAGGATCGAATCCCGACGGGTAGCTCGTGAGCCCCACGAGCCCCTTGACCACCCGAATCCGGTACTGAAGCTGGACACGCTGCGTGATCTCGAACCCGAGAGCCGGGTCGATGAGATCGTCCGTGAGGAAGGTGAAGCCCCCTTCCACGTTGCCATAGCGGTAGACCGAGTTCGCAGCGGGCTTGTTGAGCGTCGAGGGGTTGGGCGGGATTCGTGCCTGCCACACTTCCAGGAAGACGTAGTCGATCCTGAAGTCACCCGAGTTCGAGGGAGGCGGATCCAGAGCGATGACATTCCAGGTGTCGACGTCATCCGGATTCCCTGGCGGAGTCCCCGTCTTCGTGCCCATGACCGGCACAAGCCAGCCGTTGACGGCCGCCCACTCGATGGCCGCTTTCTCCCCCGTCCTCTGCCGACCGAACTGAAACCAGTTCGACCAGATCGGGCTGGTCACGTAGTCTTCCGTCGCGTTGGTCTCATTGCTGAGCCACCCGCTCGGCGTGCCACGCATGACGATCTGCCGGCAGAAGTTCTGAGAAAGCTCCTGGAGGAGGTTCAGATCGGCATCCATCGGGGGCTTCCCCTGTTGCCAGATCACCTCTGTGTAGGAAGTTCCAGTGGGGTCCAGAACCCGAGAGACGCCGCTGCCAAGGTTTGTCATGTGGATCTATTGGGGGATCGAATCAGTACACTAGCGACCAAGAGCCCAGATTGAGCCTTGAGCTATAGCCGTAGATTTGGATCACGAGGGTCGACCCCTGAGACACGGGGGGGATTTGGAAGGGGATGCCGGAGAACACACTTGTATAGGAGGCACCCCCATCGAAGCTCAGAAGAGCCGAGAAGAGAGCCGGGTTACCCTCCCCATACGACAACACGAGATTCTCGGAGGCGAAGTCAAGAAGGTTGTACCCAAAAAGCTCCCACGAGAAAATTGCTTCGGTCGGTTGACTATTCAAAGTCACGGGGACGGTCCGGAAAATCGACGAGTTGTCACGAAGAGACACCGCTCCCCGTTTCCCGACATAAATCCCCCTCGAATTCAGGAGGTCAATCCCGGAAGTGTCGAAGAGGTCATCGTAAGCGATGTTTTGATACCCCGGGTACTGAGCCAGTTGACCTGCGTGCTTTTGGCTCAGCACATCAGAGGCGTACACAGCGTACGTGATAGGAATCGAATCCGGGACTCGGATCACCATCGAGCCGGTCGACACAACCGGGCCCGAGATCACGGTACGGACGTCCCGTACCAGACCGAACGAAGTAGAACCGAAGTAGTCGATGAAGTAGAGGGTGCTCATGACGCCGTCCATTCGAGTTCAGTCAGAATTCGCCCGTTACCCGTGCTCTTGATGTAGCTCACTCGAACGAAGATCAAGTATTGACCGCTCCCATTGTTCACGGTGGGAAGAGACGTGTCGTATTCCACATACGCATCAACCCCAATCGTGGGGGAGATGGTGAGCCGGGTACGACACCCATGGAAGTCCACCGTGGTGAGATCCGGGTCTCCCTTTGCTCGACCCACGTCCATCCACCCAGTGACCCCAGGAACCTTGACCTGGACGATGGCACCCCCCAGGTGGTCTGCGACCTCGGCTCCGGTGTACGTGACGCCCCCCGAAGCGAAGTCTGCCGGGTTCAGCCCTCGTAGCCTGAGCTTGCCCGTGCTGGTCGGGAATCCTGTATCAAATGCACGGATATACCGGCGGATATGGGTCGAAGAATCCCCTGAGAAGACCGTCGAGTAGTCCGGCCCCGTCGCCGGAAAGTACCCTGTCGAGTAGTTCACGCGGGGGTAGGTCAGATACCCAAGATGGCACTGGAGTTCGCCATTATTGGCCGTGAGTGCAGTCGCAGAAACGAACTTGTTACCACCCACCGGGATGATGGGAGTAGTAGACGAAGCTGCCGTGAACGAACCCACATGACGATAGGTTTCGTCGCTGAAAAGCTCCAGGGTGTTCGTTGACGCCAGCACCGAAAGGGCGTTGTACATGTACTTCTCGGTGCTTTGCACCACCAAGGCGGACCGAAACAACGCCTGATATTGAATTCGGATCACGGAGTGAGGCCATACCGGACCTTCCCCAAGAACCGGAAGTGCATTGGCCTGAAACTTCACGACCGTGCCAGGCATCGGAGGGGACCCATTGGAGAATGACGAAGAGGTCCCGTTATTGAAGATGTTGGAGGGCGACGCGAAAAGGTCGAACGTCTGAACGGCCCCCCCGAAGTCTGCCCAGTCGATCGTGATCGGAGTGGTAGCCGAGGTGTACCCATTAGGCACCGACCCCGTCACATGGGTGTTCGTGTAGTACGAGTTCGCGAACAAGTTGTTCGCAATCCCCGTGATCGAGAACGCGAGACCCGTGCTGTTGTAGTAGGGCACCCCCGAAGACTTCGAGGTCGTCACCGTACCTGCGGGAGCCGTGGTGAGAGAGACACTTGTCGGAAGGGTGGCCGTCGTATCTGCGTAGATGCTCGTCCGAATGACATTCTCGAAGTCAGGGGACGAAGGAGTCGCCGAGTAGCAGTTGGCAGCAACAAGGGTCAAGGGCGTGATCCCCGCCGGCTGAATTGCCGCAAGGGTGGTCGCGTAAGACTCCTTCCAGTGAACCAGGAGGTAACTCCCATTGTCCCCTGAAGCGATGGTGAAGGTGTACCCGTATTCGGCGATCTGATACGCCGAGAAGTTTTGGGGATACCCCGAAAAGGAGCCACCCATGGATGCCGTGCTCTGTGGACCACGGTACTGCAACATGAGATTGTCGATACCCGAGAGCGTGGGGTTGTAGTCCGCTTGCCCCACCGCTCGGAGAGACTCATCGAAGTTCGAGTAGGGGACGCTGTACGAAGGAGGCGCGGACCCCAACCAGAGAGCCCCGACCAACGTCGTGTTGGCGCTATCGGAAAAGTCGGTCGCCGTCGTCTTGTAGATTGCGAGAACCCCACGATCTGCGGGGTAGAGAAACCCCGTGATGGTGTTCGACAACCCGAAGGTGTGCATCAAGGACTTGGTCACTCGACCGTGAGTCGAATCTTGAGACCATGCCCCGTTAACGCCCGTGTTTGAGATCGGGACACCCCAGTAAGGGATCCCCGAATTGACGGTGAGGCCGTTGTCCGACCCCAAGGTGTTGGGGGGAGGCGGAGCAAGATCCTTGAACTGCCGGATGAAGTCGAAGACACTCTCGCCGCGAATGACCCCGCCAGCACTCTCCAAAAGGGGAGCTGAAGTCAGGGGGTCAATCGGAGCCACCCCGATTGCGGACGCCATGTGTGCGTCAGTCGGATCCGCGATGTGACTGGAGAGAACCACCCCACCCCCCTCACCCACCGGAAAGAGTAGTGACGAGGCATTGGCCACGTTTGCCGGGAGCTTGCCGGAACCAGGGGCGACGGTGACGGTCGGATTCTTCGAGCTGGGCATCAGAACCTCCGAGAGAGCGGGTTGCCCTTGATGCGGACTACACCTGCTGTCGTCGTATTCAGAGAGAGATTGGGGTCAAACGCCACCCAATTCCCATCGTCGAGCGTTGCATTCCGAACGAGCATCACGAGAACGAGTTGCCCCCGGAAGCCCAACGGAGAATCAGAGGAAAGCTCCGCAAGCACAGGGAGGACATTCCTGTGCGTCTTGGAATCCGAGAAGTTCTGAGCGTAGGCATTGGGGGTATACCCACTGGGCACGGATTTGAAGAAGCTTCGTCCCTCGATATCCGTGTCGACCAGCGCACGATCGAACGTCATGGCTTCAGGACTCGGGACGAAAGGCACGTACAACGGCAACTTGAGGAAGCCCGTCTGCGAGCTGAAGTTCATCACCGAGAGCTGCTTCGACCCCGTCAGCTCATGGTCCCCGTTGAAAGAACTGCTGTCCGTCGGGTAGATGCCCCCCACCTGGACGTAGGCAAAGGGGAACGGATACCCCTCGTCCTGAGACCCGCTCCCCGTGGAGAAAGTGAAGAGAGACTCCCCGACATGCCTCGGGGTCAAAGTCAGGGTCATCCCGATCAACTCGGATCTCGCCGTTTGAGGAGCCCTCGCTTCGTAGTAGACCGTCAACTGCTCCCCATTCTGAGGGAGCGGTCGAATGGCGACGTAGGAGATGTCGAGCACATCTCCCGGGGTGGTCGAATCCGCAGTGAGGTCGAAGTAGCGACCGCTGAAGTGCAACGAAGTCGTCCCCGCGATCGGAGACCCGTTCTTGAGCACTGACACGATGCTATCTGCGCGTTCCGGAAGTCGGTAACGCGTGGCGATCTGAGTCCTGTCCGCGTCCATCGTCAGCGTGATCGTTGACGTGTTGTACTGGAGGCGAACCTCTCGATGGGGGGCATCAATGTCATTCGTTGACGCCAGAGCCGAGAACGAAATGGGCGAGGATCCCGGTAGGGCCCCGGGATTGTTCACCTCAACAGAGGCAGCCCCAAACGTGGTGGTGGGCGTCTTCGAGAGTCCCACCCCAGCCGGATATGCCACCAAGAGATCCACGTATAGGGTTTCATCCGTCAACCCAAACCCAAAGAGAATCCCCATCTTGATCGTAAGGGTATTCACAGGGATTTCGCCGAGTCCCGTCACGAGATAGACCCCGTTGGCGGCATCTCGCGTGACCTTCCCGCTCCCATCCCCAATCCATTGGGCACTCAGGTAGTCCACGAAGGCCACGGTGGCAGGGTTGTAGGAAGCCCAGTTGAAGGCAGCGTAGGGGTAGATGGCCAGAGCTGTGGGGTCAATGGTGACCACTGACCCATCAACCCAGCCACCGCCGGGTGCGGGCACAGCAACCGTGATGACCTCGTAGACCACACGATCCGAGAACGACCTACGAGCAGCATCGAACTCCCCGATGAACGCCGCTCCCGGGGTGTTCCCCGTCGTTGTCCCATCCCCACCGTTGGCGTTCGAGACCCCAATCGAGTCAGCCCAGAGAACCGTGTGCCCATTGGACCCGCCGCCGATTGTAGTCGACGTCCAGTCCGTCTGAACCGAGTTGTCGAGGAGCGCGTTGAAGCTCTTCTCCAGGAGTTCGCGGTAGTCCCAGCCCGTCGGACTGACCGCATGACGGAGGTCGGCGATATCCTTCGCTGCAAGGATGTCGTGAAAAAGCCCGTCCGGCCGATCACTCGGTCCCGGGCTGGCGACCCCTCCGTTGTGATTCGTGTTGCGAGCGAACGCCGTGGTGTTCCGCCGGAACACGGCAAGGAGAGGGATGGCGTACATGTAGCCATCGACCGTCCCCAAGGTGTTCGATGTGGTGCCGTTGCCAGCGACCCAAAGACCAGGGTCACCGCTCGTCGACTGATTGACGTAGGGGAAAAGCGTGGCAACACCATCCGGGGTGGCCGCGTTGGTCGGGATTGAATTCGCGACCACAGTCGGGTCATCAAGACCGTAGGGCGTGGCGAAGAGGTCGACCCCATGAAGGACCCTCAGCCGGTATTGGAGCTGTACCCTCTTGGTGGTCTCGGATCCCACGTTGGTGTCCAAGATGTCGTCGGCGTAGTTCAATGCCAGGTCGTTGGCGGAAGCGACCTTGACGTTGCCATTCCTCCAGATGCGACCCGCGGGGCTCTTGTTCGTTGCATCGGGGGATGCCGAGATGAGAGCCCTCCAGACTTCCAGGACAACAAGGTCCGTACGGTTGGCCCCAGCTCCAGCGGGAGCCGCCCCCATGTTGAGCTTGTTGGACCCGTTCGCGTTGGTGTGGGCGACGAGGAACGTCCAGCCGTTGACCTGTGCAACGAGATTGTTGGGCATCGCGAGCTGGTTGGCGACCACGCTCGTCGTGAAGATGCCCGAGGAGGCGCTACTCGTCCCCAAGAAGTCATCCGCAATACAGCCCGAAGGCATGCGTTGAGCAAGCCCTTGCGAAAAGCCCTCTGCGAGGTCCTGCGAAAGGTTCAGCTCCTTGTCGAGAACCGGCTTCCCAGCCTGGCTCACGGTCGACTCGAAGTTGCGGCCCGACGGATCCAGATAGCCGCTCACCGCGGCTCCGAAGTACTTGTTCACGCGGGTGCCTTTAGGTGGTCAAACGCCACACGATGGTCATCGTGGAAGTGGCCGGCTTGTTGATCACGGGGAACGTCAGGTAGTTGATCAGCGTCTCTTTGGTCGTGAGGTCCACCGTCGGGTCATACGCCCCATTGGGAGGGGAGACGGGGTTCTTGATCGCGAGGTTCGAGGAGACGTTGCCCCCAATGAGGCCCATCTCGACCAGGGGCCCCACAGCCTCCGACTGCGTGTATGTGGTCGTGTAGTCCACCACCTTGGTAGGGATGGCCGAAGGAAGACCCCCAGCGTCGATGTAGGTCGTCGTCGTGAACGTCTTCCGCGTCAGCTCGGAGAAGAGCGCCCGTTGGGTGTTCGTCGCCGCCGGGGGGCTCATCGGGTTCCAGCCGACGTCCCCCGTCCCAACCGCAAGAGCGAAGATGCCCGTGGGAGGCTCCTGGCTGTTCTTGAGGAGCCTCGCGATCAGGATCGAAGCGTCGAAAACGACAAGGTTCCGAACTTCCCGGTGATCTTGGACCTCGTCGGTCTCCCCGTCGCGGAGGGTGATGAAGACATCGCCTCGGATCCAGTGCCCTTTTTCAGCAGGATCCGCGAACGTCTCGCAGAGCTGATTCAGAGCATAGGTCTGCGGAGGGGCCGCGAAGAGCTGAGCGAATTCGTCCACATTGAGTGCCATCACTCGTCCCCACGGATAAGAGAAAACTAGGGTTCGAGAGTCACAACTGTCGTCGTCCCCGGACCGATTGGCGCCAGGTTGGCCGCTGTGATGAAGGGGTGCCCGATTCCGTTGAACAACGTCCAGTAGACGTTGTTCAACAATGAAACCTTGGTCGGGTCCATGGGCTCAGTGAGGGTCGCAATTGCGCGAGAGCTGGTTGCTCCCCCGATGGTGTCGGAGTTCTTGTAACCGAAGTCGAAGGTGGCTTCCGAGAGCCTCGACGCCGGAGCCCAGAGGACAGATCCCACCCCAAGCAGCGACGGGGTGAAGGTCATCCCAGGGTTCAAGGGGTACGTGAAGAGGGGGACAGGGTCGACCAGCGCGGGGAACTTGTAGGTGTCGTACGCCTTCGTGCAAACGTCGACCTCATCGATCTGAATGACCGAGTTCGCCGCCGCCGCTTCCATGGCCGGCGAAAAGAAGACCCGTCCCTCGGAGGACCCGTAAAATAGCCCTTGAGCAACCCCTGAGAAGGCGCTCAGCTTGACGATGATCGGGGTTCCCATGTGCTTTACCCGTCGATGTAGATGGTGACAGTACCCTCGCCCGGACTACGAACGAGACGGTACGTGTGGAACTCCCCATCGAGGAAGTCGAAAGGAGCACCCCCAACCACCGTATCCGAAGCCACATCTTTGACCAAGATGTACCGCTCTCCAAGGGATGAGGTGACGAAGGCCAACGAGAGGGTCATCCCGGGAGCTGAGAAGCCCACTCGAATTTGGGAGTCCCCCGTCCCGCCCGTCGAGTCGCTGAGGACCTTGAATCGGAACTTGAACTCGGTCTCCAAGCTCGGGGAATTCGGAAGAGGCGTGGCGTTCCGATAGATGGTCCGAGTCCCAGTCCCATCCGTCCCGTAGGTGAGGATCCCAGAGAAGGACGACCGGGTGACATGGGAGGCATTGTCTGAGGCGATTACCCATGGAGTAGGAGCTGTTGCGTCCAGCTCCGGAAGGACATCCCCCGTGTACACCAGACACACCTCATCCTGCCAGTTGAAGGCGCCGATGTCTGAGAGAAGGTCGTCCACCGGAGCGATGAGGTTCGGAAGCCCCGTGGTGGTTTCGATGACCTGGAGAGAGTTGTACAGAACGTCATCCGGGACAGCGTAACGGAACCGGAAAGCCCCATCGTTGAGCTTGAAGTCGGAGTCCGTGTTGAGCACGTCCTCGGGCTTGTTGAGCCCCGAGATGGGTTCCACGACGGTCACAGGGTGACGGACCTCTGCGGTCTGTGTCGACGGGACCAGCGGGGTCTTCTCGTTCAGCAGAGTGAAGGCGATGAGCCCTGCATTCTGTAGGAAGTCCGGATCGATCGCCGGAGGGATGCCCGTCGAGCTGCTCCAGAAGTCCGTGTGCGTGTGCGGAAGATTCATCGTCAAGTGCTCCGGGGAGGCCATGACGTTCCGCTGGTTCAAGACTTGGTGGTGGGGGACAATCCTCAGCTCGGTGGGCGAGCGAGTGATCCCATAGCGAACGAAATCCCATGACGATTGGGAGATGTTCGTCGGGTCGAAGGCCCCGAAAACGATAGACGGAAGTCCCCCTGCCAGGATCCTGGGGATTCCGACGGTGTTCGAGGGAAGGTCGATCGTGTTGTACCCCAGCTCGATGAGCTGGGTCATCCCCTGGTAGACTTCAACGTCTCCAGCCGGGCTGCGCGTGACCCTGTACTTGCTGGCGACCGACCAATCCGTTTCCTTGGGGATTCGGTAACTCGCCGTCGAGGGTTGGTTGACGATGATCGAGGCCAAGGTGAGGGTCGTGGAGTTCGGCACGGCCTGAATCGTGTAGACCCCCTTGTTGGGGCCTGCGTCGATGATGAGGCGATCTCCGGTCACCACCCCCAAAGCGAAGAAGTCCGTGAGGGTATCCGTGATGACGTTCCCGACGACGTGGACATCCCTCCCCAAGCCCTTGAGGGGAAGATGGTAGCCCGTCAAGGCATCCGAATCGAAGCCCTTCCAGACCCCCACATAGCGACGGTAGCTTGAGAGCACCCGCCAGGCATTCGTGTACACCCAATCGACCACGGAGGTGGACTGCATCGAAGCCGGGGACGAAGACCCGAAGGAGATGGTGCCGTCCGTAACGGGAGGCCCCACAGCCACAGGGAACGAGCTGTAGGCGACGGTGCCCGTGAAGATCCCATCGACGAACAGAGTGACGAGGTCACCCCCAAAGCTCTTGACAAGACGGTAGGTGTGGAACGCTCCGTCCTTCCACTCGAAAGCAAACTGCCCGCCCACAACAGGGGCGCCGTCCGAGTGCAACGTGATGTAGCGGATCCCGCTGGCTTCCTGGAGGAAGAAGCCAAGGGAGCGAGAGCCGTCGTAGACTTGAGCCGTCGCTCCAGCGAATCCGCCCCCATCGGGGATGAAGGAAAGGACCTTGAGTCGTGACTCAAGGATGAAGTCCGAGGTGGCGTCGACAACACGATCGGGAGATCCTGTGGGAGCCGTGTCGTCAACGAAGTAGACCCGAGCGTCATTCGTATCTGCGTCCGAGATCCGAAGTACCTGCCCCACCATTCGCACGGGAGCTGTACCCATCGAATTCCAGGGGACGGGCTGCGCCTGGTCCGGGTAGGTCCGCCCGCCGTAGCTGAGCTTTGGTGCTGCCACATCCGAGAAGAAGCAGAGCTGGACAAGACGATCCCCGTCGTCGATAGCTGCCATCAAGGCGTTGGGGGTGATTCCGTGGGTGAACGTCCGGAGCTGCACATTCACGTCGAGAACCACATCCGCGGCCGATGACAGAAGAGGCTCAATCCGAACGAACCCTCGGAAGTCTCCGTCAATGAGCCCCGCAAGAGCTTCCACAGAAGGCGTCGTCGCACTCGTGGAGTCGAGGAGCAGGAAGTCTCCCCCAAGAATCGTCTCCGTCCCATGGGCCCCAACAGGCGTCCATGCTCCCGGTGCCACCTCGGGGATCTTTGTCCCCTCGTAGGAGACGAAGATTGAAGGAGCCGTCTGAACAGGGTTCGTCGGAAGAATCAGGTAGCGGACGAAATCCCAGGTTGATGTGCTCGTGGCCACGATCGACAGGGACCCGAAGAACACCCCCTCCAGATTCACGAACGGCGCATGAAGGCTACTCAGGAACGGGAAGCTCCCTTCCCCGAGCTTCAACGTCTCCAGCACCGCGCCATCAACGAAGAGGCGGACAACCTGGTCTTTCCCTCGGAAGATGCGGTAGGAGTGAAGCACCGCCCAGTCGAAAACAACCGGGCTGCCCGTCGGGTTTCCGTTCACATACAGGCCGCCGGCCCATGACGTGATGAGGCTCGGGTCCTCCCCATCAACGAGGAACCCAATCTTGAGGGTTCCCGCATCATTCAGGTAGCCCACAACCATCGCCCGCTCGGAGTCCGAGTAGCCAGCGACCACACCCGAGAACACCCCTTCCAACGTGGGGGTCGCGTTGATGTACATCTGCCACGTCGCAGCGAAGACGTGGGGGAACGTCAAGTCGATCGAACGCGTCCAGAAGATGGGCTGCCCCCCAGGGAAGACATCCCCCAACGTGTCGCCAACGACCAGCTCATGGGCAACGATAGCTGCCGTCCCCGAACCCATCCGAGCCCAAGGGTTGACGTCGTTCTCTGGGAGGACAAGCGCCTGGTATGGGACGAACGTCGAGTTGATCACCCTTTGAAGCGGAGGGAACGCGATCTTGTGCGTCGGGGAATTCAGGAGTAGCAGGTTGGGATCGTTCAAGACTGGCGTGTAGGCTCGCTCGAACGCTCGGTACTTGAGGTCTCGCTGAAGAGGCTGGTCCAACACCGCCTGCATGTCCGCTGCCACATAGTCGCCCGGGACAAGAAGCACGTTGTTGTAACGGTACTTGTGTCCATTCCCCATGGGGGGCTGCCCGTTGTCTCGATTCCAGTTGTTGAGCTTGAACTCCTTGGAATTGAGACCCCGAACCTCAACCGTAGGATTGTGGATCCAGGAGTAGCCGACCTTGACGTCATCTCCGTGAGCAGGGACGAAGGGAAGAACAATCTGCCCGAGGAGCCCTGCGACCGCGTCGGGGATGACAGGAGAGCCGTTGACGTGAACAGTCACATCGCTGGGGTCATCGGCAATCTGCCCATCTCGGGGGTCGATGATCTGCCAGGCAATCGTCCCGGTCTCCACATTAGGAAGCGTGAAGCACACCTGAAGACGAACCTTGGTGGCGCTGATCCTTGCTGCGATACGGTACGACCCCCCATTCAACGTCGAGGTCAACTTGACGTCGAGGCCGACATAGGAGAGAAGGACATTGGCCCCCGGCAACGTCACGGTCGTGTACGAATCGAGGGTAGCCCCTGTCCCCGTTGCAAGAACGAGCGGGGGCTTGGAGATGGGCCCTCGGTCCGTGTAGATGCTCTGCGCGTCAATCCCTGACGACGACGTGTAGAGAACCTGGTTCAAGGTCGTAGACATGAAGGTCAGAAATCCTTCGAGTGATCTTCCGCGGACACGGCTTGATTTTGCTTCATTCCAAGCCGATCACGATTCCGAACTCCACCCCAATAAGACCTGAAGTCCTCGTAGTAGTAGTTCGCGAGAGCCCAGCGCATGCTGTCGATGATGGTGCCTGTGGTATCCCCATTGGGGATGATCGGATCCTGGAAGATGTACCGGATCTTGAAGAGGGTGTGCGCCGGCCGGATGATGTCGAGGAGCATCCTCAGCGTGGCATCGACCTGGAACATGTTCGTCGGAAGCTGTCCCCCAACAGGGATGACCACGTCAACGTTGAAGCCGAACTGGTCCGAGATATCCAGGCCCGAAGCCCCTTGACGAACGAGGAGGAAGTTCTCCGTCACTCGCACGTCCCCCGAGAGAAGGAGCTTCGTCAAGTCCGAAATCGATTTGGGGGTCGACCCTTGGAAGTAGATTCGGATGAGGTTGATGACAAACTGCCGGAACTCCTCGTCGGAGAAGTCCATGGGCGGGAGCCGCCCATTCAAAAAGAGGAGGTAGCCGACGATCGAGTAGAGGAAGTCCGGCCGCGTCGTGTCGACGGAGCTGTCTGTGTTGACGT